CTCACAGAGGATGCCTGGAAACAGATGCAATCTCGCCGGGGGGGGGGATTAAAACGATGATTTTTGACAATAATTTAGGTATAAGACTCTTATTGTCACATTTTAAATTATTTTAACTTTTATATTTTCAACAATTAATCTATTGTAGAATGTAATTAAAAAAGAACTAAATTAAAACAAATTTAAAATATTAATTAATATGGTTGAAAACTTATTAGAAGGAATAATGACAAATGAAGAATTTCAAGAGCTTATGAAAGCTTCTGAAAATAATAAAGATTATAAATTTAATAAAAATGGTTTAGATATTTCAATGAATAGTTCAGATAATGGTTTTGAACTTAGTGTTAAATACACTAATCCAGTACAATCTGAAGTAGAGAAGTTTACAGATTTTCTAAATGGTTTGGATGATGAATTATTTGTAGACATTTGTGAGAAGATTGGTAATGATGGTTTACAAAGAATTCAGAATTGTTTAGATTCAGAAAATATTGAATCTGTTCGTTCTGCAGTTTCTTATTTTAAAGCACATGCACGAGAGTACATAGAAGATAAAACTAAATACTTAAATGAGCAATTAGTTAAATTTAACTAATAACTTAAATACACATTTAGCTAGTTTTGATAACTAGCTAATATTCTCTTATGGTGTAATGGTTAGCACAGAAGACTCTAAATCTTTTAGTCAGGGTTCGAATCCTTGTGAGAGAACAATTTAATTATAAAAGATATGTATTATGATTATTGCAATTTATAAACTAAATGACAAGCTTTTAAAAACAACTAATTTAGAAAAGAAACTTAAAAAGTTGAAAAAGTCTAAATTAGATAGTAAAATACAAATTCTTTTCCAAGAGGATTATGAGGGGGATTTAAAAGAGGCTGAGAATTATTTAGATTACATAATTAAAAAGAACTATGTAATAGATGATAATGTAGATGATACTAGTAATGTAGTTTTACATCATTATGTCAATAGACAAACTGGTTATACACACACTAGTATATATGATAATGATATAAGAATAATAAATGAAGGTTATGAACAAGTTGACTAAAAATTATAATATTTACGAAGACTATTTAAATAGAAATGCTATGCTATCTTTAAATAAAGTAGAAGACATAGTAGATAAAGTACTGGCAAAACCATTTAGAGATAAGCAATGGTTTCTTAATTATCTAGATGAATTAAATAAACAATCGGTACGGTACTAATTTAATTATAAATAATGATTGATTATAAAGCAACTATTAAAAATATACACTCAGCATTATCTGATTTAAATATAGATGAATTACTAATTATACTTGATTGTATTAAAGAGATTCCTAATTATAATAACTCAGTACACATTAATAGTGGGGGTTACACATATCCTAGTGTAGATAATGTTTTGTTAACTTCAAAATTGAAATCTCCTTCTGTTTCAGATACACTATATTCTTTGCAATTAGATACAAACCACACTACATGTAATTCAGTAAATTGTACTGATGTAGTTAAAAAACGTAAAGACAATGAAACCAATTCTTCAATTTAATTATAAAATATAAATATTAAAATTAAGGCGACCTAGCAATTAAGCTAAGCCGCCTTTTATTATATCTATTAATTACCATAATTAGTTATTTCCTCCATATACTAGTTATACTATCTATACCTAGTAATCCCATACAACAATATAAAACTGTATCTATCATATCAGGGGCTTGTTTAGTTATGATACTACAGTATATAAGTATTATTAAACTAACTATCCATCCTAATATTCCACATACTCTTTTACTACTTATTCCAGTATGTGCTGTTACTAATTTAATTAAAAACTCTTTCATTAATTAACTTAGATAACCAACTATAATGTTTTCTATTACTTAGATAATCTAAATCACCCTAATTCTAATAAGCTTCTCTTTCAAAAGAGATATTTTTATAAGCTAATTTAGTATCTCTGTATATAATTAATTTAATTAAATATTCTATTATATACCATAAATAAAAACCTATCCACAATAGTTCCTATCCCTATTTAGTATGTATAGTTTCATGGTTTATATCTATTTTATTTAGTATTCTTCTACAGAATAGTATACCAAATAAATTTATACATTTAAAACCTTTTGGAGGTAAGATATTATTTATGATTACTTTCATAATTCTATATCGTCATTTAATTGGGTGCATTTAATTAAATATCTTTCCCATAGTTGCTTATCTCTCTCATTTACAAAATCTAAAAATTCTTGTAATTCATTCAATTGTATATTTATATCTTTCATACCTAGTTAATATTCTAATTATATATTTGAGCAATTGGATTTAAACCCTATTGTTTATTCCACTAATTAATAATCTATTTATCTCTATTTCTTCCTCTATTCATTTCTACATTATAGAAAGCTGGTCTTGTATTATAGTTCTTCTATTTTAATCCCTATTTAAACTATCCAAAATTCTAGACATTCTATAAATTTTTATATCTACCATTAGTTAGACTATCAGTTGCATTTTTAGTCCATCCACCTAAGTTAGAAGCTCTTTTTCCAAATGAATAATATTTTCCAGGTCTACCATCTTCTATCATAGATAAGTGCGAAGTGTCAAAAGCAGCCTGCTATGGAATGCCCTAATTAACTAAGGAGATATATCTTTGTAACACTTGAGGCTAAGAGTTACTAATCTAAAAAGGTCCACCCTACTAATAAGTAATAGGATGATTCTTCTTTAAATCCTTTGTTTTAAACCATCCATTATCTAATATTGATCTATGACCATTTGGCTTATGTACTTCGCCACCATCTTCATGTTTCCATTTCTTTGCATTCTAAGCAAATATGGCTCTTTTTCTAGTTAGAGGATTTTTACTATGTGTTAATTCTTCAGTAGTTTTACCTGTTCTCTTTTTAGTCTCAGTAAATTTTCCTCTATTTTCCTTTTTAATATGTATTCCTGAACCTTTAGCTAGATAAGGGATACCAAATATTTCTAAATCTTCCATTTTAATTAAATTTAAGAGTTTATATTACTAATTAATTTGTTATACACCTAATTATATATTATTATTGAAAAGTTAAAAATTAGTTTAGATAAATATAAAATAAATGTAAAATGTTAATGTTATATGGAAAATTTAAGTATTGATAAACAAAACGGAACAGTAGTAAATACTGAATATTGTGGTATTTATTGCATCTCGAACTCTAAGTACTTTTATATAGGTCTTTCTAACAATATTAAACAAAGATGGAATACACATAGATCAAGATTAAGACGTGGAGTACATGATAATTATATTATGCAACAGGTATATAATAAATATAATTTAGAGGACCCATTTAAGTATGAAATAGTATGTCATTGTGAACCTGAAGATTTAGCTACTTTAGAAGTACAAATTCATAGAGAGTATTGTGAAAAATATCCTGATAAGATTTCAATGAATATTGCTAACTGCGGTAGTACTTGTACTTGGACAGATGAAATGAAGCGTAAAGCTAGTAAGTCTCATACTGGTATAAAATTTAGTGCTGAGCATAGAAAAGCTATATCAGAGGGACAGCAAGGATGTATAAGATTAAAACAGAGAATACCTATAGTTCAACTTGATTTAAATGGAAAATTAATTAAAGTTTGGGATTCTAAAAAAACAGCTGCTAAAGAATTAAGTATTAGGATTAATTTAAATAGAAAATCTTCTGGAGGATTTCAGTGGCAAAAATATGAGGAGTGGAAAATAAATCCAAAAGGACCCGTGGAGTATGTTAATACTACTCCGGTATGTCAATATTCAAAAAATGGAGATTTTATAAAAAAATACAATTCTATTCAAGAAGCATCTGATCTAACAGGTATTAAAGGATGTAATATAAGTAATGCATTATCTGGTATTCAAAAAACAGCAGGAGGATTTATATGGAAACATTAAAAATAAACGGTGATATAGCTTTTCAGGAAGAAGGTCATAAATATTTTAATTTAAAAGATGCAAGTATTAAATATGTGTCTGTAACTACTATGATTGAGCAATTTGGTCAACCATTTGATAAAGAATTTTGGTCAGCGTATAAAGCCTTAGAGAAATTATTACCTGCTGATGAATTTAAGATTGAGAAGAAATCTCTTTTAAATACTAAGAAATTTGATCCTGTTCTGTTAGAGTTACATAATATTACAGAGTTAGATTTTAATAAAGCACAGCAAGAAATATTAGACTCTTGGGATGAAGAGAATAGAAGGTCTTGTGAAAGAGGTACTAAAATACATGCAGGATTAGAGAATTCCTTTTACACCAAGAAAAAGAATATTACTCTAGATAAATATCAAATAGGAGGTAAATTTGAATGTCAAAAAGATAGAACAACTTTAGATTTGGAGAATGCAGTATATCCTGAGTATTTAATTCATTGGGATTCTCCATCTGGTAAATTACATATTGCAGGTCAGATTGATTTATTAGTTAAAAAAGGAAATTCTATCATAATCGGAGACTGGAAAACAAATAAGAAGATTGATACTAAGAGCTATTTTGATTCTAAAGTAAGAAGTTCTGTTAAGATGAAGTTTCCTCTAAATAATTTAGATGATTGTAATTATTATCATTATTGTCTTCAGCTTAGTACTTATGCTTATATAATTGAATCATATAATCCTGATTTTAGTATAGAAGACTTAGTATTAGTACATTTTGATCATAATGACAATATGACTGTTTATCATCTACCTTATCTTAGAAAAGAAGTAGAACGTATGTTATCTTACTATGAAAAGGAACATCTTCTACAAGAACGTAGATTAAAGAATAAACGAATTGAATATTAATATGATACTATGTATAGCATTATTACTAATAGCTTATTTAATTTATAGCACTATAATAGAATTAACTAAGAATTAATATACAAACTAATATATGGAAGAATATATAACTAAACGTACTAAAATATGTAGAGCTTGTCCTATTTGTGACCAAGAAAATGAGATTTGTAATGCACATTTGTATTTAAATCCGGAAAATAATGATGTAAGTACAACACCTAAGAAGGGATATTTAAAGGGGTGCGGATGTCACCTAAAATGGAAGATTAAAAATAAAAATTCACATTGTCCTTGCAACAAATGGGAAGCAGAATAAAATTGAACATATTAATTAAATGGTTACATGGTATTTTAACTAAGCCATTAACTATATTAAAAAGTATATATTATAATATTAAGAATAAACATCAAGATTTAGCTATTACAAGATTAGGTATATGTCATAGATGTGACCATAAATTAAATACTAACTTCGGTGATTTATGTGATTTATGTGGATGTGTATTAGATAATAAAACTAGAATTAAAGATGAATTTTGTGAACAAGGTAAATGGTAATTATTGCCATAAATTAAATGTAAATGACTATGGATTTTAGAAGTGAATTAAATGGAAAAGAGAAAGTAGCTCAATCACTTATCGGTATGGAAAGTACAGGAACTCCTATTGTAGTTAATGGACAAAGAGCAGACGTTATTTTAGCTAATGAGAAGAAGTCTAAATTTAATACTAAAGTAGATGAATATGTAGATAAATTTGAAAAACACAATAAAGCACTTGAGGACTATGCTAAAGAAATTTCAAAGGACATCAATGGTTTAGAGATATTACCAATGGGTTCTTATGCATTAATTAAACCTTTTGATGAGAATCCTTTCCAAAAAATAACAGTAGAGAGTGGAATTATTACAGACTTAGGTGGATTTACTCCTCAATATAAGAGTGAAGAGGATGGTCAAATTCACGAATTAGAACAGTTTATTCGTGTTGGTACTGTAATTGAGACTGGATTCAAATGTGAGTTCTTAAAAGAAGGAGATGTAGTATTCTTTACTAAAGCTAGTGAAGCTACTGTTCCATTCTTCAAGCAAGGATTTGTAGTAGTTAATGAATCACGAATTATGGCAATAGTTAATGAGAAATTAACAGAAAGAAAGAATCAAATTAAAAGTAATGGAAACAAGTAATAAAGTTTATCTATAGCCGGGAGATGTTGTAAGTCTGCGTTAGCGTGACAAAATGCATTGTCCGGCTATGCTTGTTATTAGAAAAGAGCAAGCATTATTTAAAGATGAAATGAAAGGATTGAGATGCAGATGGTTTACTGATTCAGGTTTAATGTAGGAAGCAGTATTCAACACTAAGGATTTAATACTTGTATAATTATGTTTGACTTTTTTGATATTTTTAAAGCTGATCCTACAGCAAGTGATCCAGCAGTTGCAGCTGCATCAGGAATTACTAGGGATGCCAATGGAACACTTCATTAGAAACATACAGCAGTATCTAATAAATTGGCAGATAATCTAGCAGCCATAGCTACTACAGCATGGAGTCCTGTATTAGAGGGTACTTTAATCCCTTCAGTAGAATATGCCCCAATTGCTTCAAAGATGCTACCAAAAGTAACAAATACTGCAGTAAATATAGGAGGAAAGACACAACCTCTATTAGGAATATCAAAATCTCTACCAGCAACTAGGGGTACTACTGCTTTAGCTTAGACAGCAAATACAGTTAATAAAGGAAACAACTGGACAAAAGGATTAACAGGAACATTGGCTTTAGGAACAGCAGTTGGCTAGGGTATATCAGAACCTTCTTAGAAAAAAGCTACACCAGTTGCTTCTAGATAGCGTCCTAAATATGCTATTGGTAAGTATAATTAGAGATCCTATAATAGATTATCTCAATTATAGAAAGTTTATGGAGGAGATTTAATTAGATAGAAGGATGGCTCATATTTTCTCAGAAATAAAAATGGTTCTTTCTATGGTAACGGTCGAGCATTAAATGCTAAAACCGGTAAAATGTAGAATTATGATTTATATGGTTCTGGAAGATTTTTAAATGGTAATTCTAAATAGTCTAATTCTTCTAATATTGTATCTACAGTGTTAGATAGTAATTATTTATATGGTTATAGAGGAAAACCTAGAACTAGAATGAATAATTCTAAGAGTTTCAAAACTGCTTGGACTAATGCTAGAAATTCTGGTTTAGGAACATTTACTTGGAATGGTAAATCTTATAATACTATGAAAAAAGGAGAAACATAGTAGGATTATAATTCTTGGTTATCTAAGCAAAATAAAGCACCACAAAAAGCATCTCCTACTTAGGGAACTCCAGGATATGGTATTCATGTTGGAAGTGGAAATGTAACTTTATCTACTCCAAACAACTCAACTACTGATATAACTAATTCTCATAATGTATCTACCTTAATTAATAATGGTAATTATAAAGCTCCTAATTTAGGAAACGCTGCCACTAATTATTTAGAAAATAGATCATTAGATAGTTATTCAGAACTTACTAAACACAATTTTGATAGAGGTGATATTAGATAGGGTATGAGAGCAAATGGGATAAATCCTTATAATTATTCGGGGTCAGATAGAAAATAGTTAAGAACATATTTAAATAATCCTACAACTGATAACTATACTCAATCTGTAAGTAAAATTATAGGAGATGGTAAAATCTAGTAGAATATGTTAAATAATGCTGTTCAGAACTAGACTAGTTAGTATCAATTAACTAAACCTAATTTAGGATATACAAGTTAGAATAGTTAGTTAGTTAATTTAAAATTTAAACAAGGAGGACAAATGTATAAATACGCAGCAGGAGCACAAATGGTATAGCCACAATAGACAAGTGGACAATAGGGAATAGAATAGTAGGCAATGGCTTTGGTTTAGGCAGCACAACAAGGTGATTAGCAAGCAGCTCAAGTAGCCCAATTGTTAAAAAATATTGTTCAACAAATGAAAGGATCTCGTAAAGCAAGACTCGGTGCTAAGTTAGATTATATTAAATAGTCTATTGGAGAATGTCCAGAAGGTCAAGAAGTAGTATATTTTAAAAAGGGTGGAGAAATCTGTAAAGTATGTGCAGGTAAAAAGATGCAAGATGGAGGAAAATCTGACCCTATTAAAAACTTTAAGAAAAAGAAGGATATTACAAAACAAACTTATTAGAGAAATCCTTATACTAGAGGTAAATCAGCTAAGGAAATTGCCGAAATGCAAAGAAGAAATAGACAAGAAGCTGGTGCAGGTAAAGGTGAGAATGATGCTAATGTTGCTCCATGGAACTATAAAAAGAAGAGATAATTAAAACATATGCTTAATGTTAATGATTTATGAATGTATTTAATTATGATAGTGATCATCTTATTCTAGAATTAAATGAGCCTGAGATTCTTTTAATTAGAGAATTTAAGGCTCTTCTAGATAGAGATAAAACGAAAACTAAGACTAGAGTAATGAAAGAACTCACGTATATTTATTTAGCTTTAGATTGGAAGTCTCCTTATTCTAATTATTTGGAATAGGAAAGACATGAAGAAGCTTTAGCTGATAGTGGTTTGACAGAAGCTTAGTTTAATGATCCTATATTTAGAGAAGCTTGTCGAAAATATAGGAAATTACAAGAATCAAATAAATCTGTGAAATTATTAGAAGCAGCTCGAAGGGCAGCAGATTAGTTTATAGATTATTTTGAGACTATTGTAGATTTAAATGAACGAGATATTAATGGTAAACCTATTTTCTCTGCAGAAAAAGTAATGAAGGAGATGGCTTAGTTAAGTAATGTCCATGAGCAATTAATTACTTTAGAGAAAGAAGTTAAAGAGTCTGTATCACAAGAGTCTACAACTAGAGGTGGAGTTAATACCGGATATGACCCAGGTGATTTTTAATTGATATGCCTAGAAAGAAGAAAATATTACCTGATGAAATCTAGTTAATTGTAGATGAAGTAAAAAAGAAATAGTAGGAAGAAGATACTAAAGAGGCTAAGAAATTAGTTGATGAATATAGAATTGAACGTTCTAATGATAAAACATATTGGGATATTACTAAGGATATGAAAATAGAATGTTTTGATCCTACTTTATCTTATGAATTAACTGGTTATAGACCTATAGATGAAACTCATGGTTTAGATTTTGATTCTTCATGGTTTACTGAAGTTAGAGAAACATTTCTAAAAACTGGAAAGTATTGTTCTTATTTACCTAGAAGTAAAAGATGGGATGCATTTTGGAAAGAACAATATACTAGGTGTAAATATGGTATGACCTCACACGGGTATACTATTACTGGAGATAACTATTTCTTCTTAAATTTTTATTAGTTACCAGTAGTAGATATGGATAAGGCATCAGGTGAAGGTACAAATGAAAGTTTTCCAGTATTCTTTGCTTCTCAATATATGTTCTTTCATTACTTATAGATGTGTAGAGTATTACATAAAAATGCTGCCCTAATGAAGGCGCGTTCAATTGGCTTTAGTGAGATAAATGCTTCTCTTGCAGCCAGACTATACACTACTATAAAGAGAAGTAGAACTATGATTACTTGTTTTAAAGATACCTATTTAAATGGTACATTTAGTAAGTTAGACCATGCTCTCACATTTATTAATACAAATGCTGATGGATTTTTTAAACCTAGATTAACTGATAAGGCACTAGAAAAGAAATCAGGATATTAGGTTAAAATAGATGGTCAGTTTACAGACTTTGGATGGCGTTCTGTTGTAATAGGTATTAATGGAAGCAAGCCTTCTAATATTCGTGGTGATCGTGTTGATCTTCTTATTTATGACGAGGCTGGTTCGTGGCCTGATTTAACTACAGCTGTAGTATAGGGACAAGAATTATGTGAAGTACAAGGTGTTCCTAGAGGTATTATGTTATTTGGTGGAACTGGAGGTGACTTTGGTCCTCCTCTTGAAGGATTAAAAAAGATTTATTATAATCCTAGGGCTTTTAAGATTTTACCATTTAGACATAAATGGACACAAGATGGAACTACTATAGAGAGTGGATTCTTTCTTCCTTATTTTTTGCAATCTTTGAACCCTGAATATATGGATTCTAGAGGAGTTTGTAATTAGACTGAATATAAGAAAGTATTACAAGAAGAAAGAAATAATCTGCTAGCTGTTCCTGAAGACTACCTTAAAAAATGTGCTGAGCGTTGTTGGAATGCAGAAGAAGCATTTACTCTTGAAGGTTAGAATAAGTTTAATAAAATGAAGATAGCAGATTAGTTAGCTAAAATACGTCTTCATAAAATTGGACCTAGACCACAAGTAGGAACTATTGATTATACTTATAAGTCTAATAAACACTCTTTAGAAAATATAAATGGATTTAGATGGCTTCTTAATTCTGGTAAAGTTTAGATATTAGAGCATCCAGTATGGTCTGATTTATATAAGGAGTAGATTGAGAAGTAGAAGAGAGAAGCTGAAGAATAGGGAATTGATTTTGAAGTTCCTGTATATACTGAAATGAATGATTTATATGTAGCAGGTATTGATGGTATTGATATTGGTGCTGCTCAAACTTCTAAAGAAACTAGAGATCCTTCTGATTTTTGTATTGTAATTAAACGTAGAGCCTTTGGTCTTAATGAACCTCAATATGTAGCTATGTATAAAGATAGACCTCAAAATATTAGAGAAGCCTATAAGATAGCTATGTGTATGTGTAGATATTATAATTGTAGAATTAATATAGAAGCTACTCGTGTAGGTATGATTACTTGGGCTAGAGAAAATAAATGTCTACAATACTTTATGAAAAGACCTAGAGCTACTTTAACTGATATTAAATATGGTACTACTAAATAGTATGGTACTCCTGCAACTAAAACTATTATAGAATAGCAAACAGACCTTATAGCTGATTATGTAGAAGACTATGGACATAATATCTGGTTTGAAGATATGCTAGTATAGTTAAATGGTTATAATGATGAAAATAAAACAAAATTTGATATTATAGCTGCTCTTGGAATGGTTGAACTTGCAGACTAGGAATTATCAGGAAGACAACCTACAAAAGTTGACAAAGAAGTTGAAGAATTTTAGGACTACGGATATTATATAAATGACAAAGGTTATAGAGAATTTGGGGTTATTCCAAAGGAACAATCAAATCAAATAGTAATTAAATAGGAGGAAAACAATGACCCATACCGAATTGAAACAAGTGATCCTAGATTATATGAAAACACAGTTTTAGATAAATTTTATAGGAGATATTCGTATTGAAGATTTAGACCCTATAGGATATAAAGTTTCTTTTAATCTAGACCATGCTGAGAATCCTTTTGTACTAATGGCAGATTTACCTGATGATAAATTTGTAGATTTTATAAAAGAGGAATTAAGAAGAAGTAAATTACATAGAGTAAAGTATTTTAAAGCAATTAAAATACAACCTCCAGAACCTAAACTATGTTATGACAGACAAAGAGCTTATAGATAAGACTAATGAAACTATTTCTGAACTTGTATATGATAAAACTAAGCTATAGAAAGCTTATAATTATTATAATGGAAAAAGGGACAAGGAATAGTTTCGTTATCTAGAAGAAAATTTTGGTATAGGAAGTCCTACTTCTGTTGAATTTACACCTTTACTAAGAAAACATGTAGATGCCTTAGTTGGTGAATTTCTAGGAACTCCTATATTGCCAAAAATATCCTGTAAAGATGCAGGGACTATCAGTAATATGGATAGAGAAAAATAGCTATTGATATAGACACAAATAATAGGATTTTTAAAGACACACTTAAATAATTCTTTACTTAAATTCGCTAATAACTAGGATATTACTGATAAATCTATTAAATAGTAGTTAGATAAAATAATTGAAGAGCAAGACTAGCAATTTGTTTCTCAATATGAGATTGCTGCTTAGAATATTCTTCAATACATTATGTAGTCTGAAGAAATTGATTTTGTAACTAAACTTAGACAATTATTTATAGACTTATTAGTTACAGGTTATTGTTTTTACAGAGTAAAACCATCATTTAGTAAAACTAATATTGAAATAGAGGTATTAAATCCTTTAAATACCTTTGTAGATAGAAATCCTGAATCTCCTTATGTTAAGAAATCTTATAGGTCAGTTGTGAGACAATGGCTTTCTAAAAGTTAGATATTAGCTAAATATGGAAATGAATTAAGTAAAGAGGACTTACGTAATTTTAAATAGAACTGGACAGATGATGATACCGCTAGATACAGAAGAGCATATGGTCCAGTAGTAGATATAGATGAAGATAGTGATGATGACGACGAAGAACAAGATTTACTTCCTGGTTATCCTGAAGACGATTCTCATAGATATAATCTAATTCCAGTATATGAAGTAGAATGGATAGAAACTGATGATAAATTTATTATGTAGAGATATAATACAATTAGAATCGGTGATGAATATTATATTCTTAGAGGAATTGATAAATAGGTAATTAGAAGCCATGATAATCCTAATTATTGTGGATTGTCAGTAAATGGTGTTTATTTTTTAAATAGAGCTCGCTAGCCTTATAGTTTAATCTTAAAATGTGCTCATTTGTAGGATCGTTATGATCTTTTACACTACTATAGAGATGCGATTGTAGCAAATAGTGGTGTTAAGGGTAGTATTATTGATATTTCTATGATTCCTAAAGTATTAGGACCTGATTTTGGAGCTAGAGTAAAGAAATGGAGAGCTTATAAGAAACAAGGAGAAATGTTAATTGATACTTCTCAAGAAGGAAGAATGGAAGATGGATAGGCTCCTTTGAATACTATATTTAATGGCTATGATGAATCTTTACCAGCGTAGGTAATACAAGCAATTGATTTAGCTATACAATCTATTGAATCTACTGTGTCTTCTATTACGGGTGTATTTAGAGAACGACTTAATGGTATTGAATAGAGAGATGCTGTAACTAATGTTAAATAGGGAGTAACTAATTCTTATACTGTAACTAAACCTATTTATTAGCAAATGGATTTGGTTGTGAGAGAAGTCTTACTTGATAGTCTTAACTAGGCTAAAATAGTTTATAAGAAAGGACTAACTGGTACTATTACCTTAGGGGATAAATATTAGAAAATATTTACAGCCCTTCCTGAATATTTTACAGTTACAGATTATGATATACATATAATATCTAGTACTGAGATTATGTAGGATATGTAGACAATTAAATCTACATTGCCTGATTTAATTAAGTCTGGATTAGTTAGTGCTGATATTATATTTGAAGCTCTAACAGCTAAAAGTTTAACTGAACTTAAATATACTGTTAAGAAAGCTATGGAGAAATAGAAGGCTGAAAATAATCAGTTATAGTAGTTGTAGCAGAAGTTAGAGGAAACTAGTTAGTAGTTACAATAGGCTTAGCAAGAGTTACAGAAGGCTCAATAGAAAGCAGAATCTCTTAATGAACAAAGAATGTAGCTTGATTAGTAGAAGATTCAATTAGAATATCAAGTTAATTGGTATAAAGCTCAAACAGATAGAACTTATAAAGATAGACAATTAGATATAGAGGATTAGAGAACTAAAGTTGAATTAGCTTAGTTAAATGATGGTAATCCTTATAATGATAAAATTAGACAATCATAATGGCAATCAGTTGTGAAAAAGTATACTCTGGAACAGGTGATTAGATTTATCCAGAGACAGCAGATAAAGCGGTTACAGTTCTAGCTAAAGATACTACACTTGACCTATATTTAGCAGATCTTGCTAGATAGATTTCAGAAAAATAGGGAGCTGATGAAGTAGCTAAATCTTTAAAGTTTAAAATAGATTATTTAGCTACAAATACAGCAGATGTTACTAGAGTGAAAGAGTTAGAAAATTAGCCTGAAACTAATTAGTGGGGTGAAAACTTTGTATTACCTTCTGTGAGAACTCCTTATACCTGGAAAAGAACTATTGTGTATTTTGAAGGATAGAATCTTAAAGATGGTTAGAAATTTTATGAAATTGTAACTGCAGATATTGCGGAGATTAGTTAGACTCTATATATGGTTAAAGATAATTCTTAGTAGCCTAAGGTGATATATCCATAGAAAGCTATAGAAGTGGAAGGAGAATTATAGAATGTAGATGATACAGATGCTTCTATAGATGAAATAATCAAAGCTAGTGAAGAAGGTAAAAATAATTGGAGTAAATACCCATCAGAAATAACTGCATCTAATCCATATGGATTTATGGCAGTACGATAGAGAGTAAGTGGTGCTTGGAGTTTATTTAAAATTGCCCTATATTCTAAATGGTCTTATGATAGTAGACTTGTTACTAAATTTACAGTAACTAGTACTTTTGAAAGACCTCAATTAACTAGAACTGCAGCAAATCCTGGCAACTAGTGGGTAGATACTAATGAATAGGAATTTACTGGTTATCTATGGATGATTTCAGCTTCACAGAATAATAATAATTACATTTTAGACAGTAATAAGAATATATGGAGTGAACCTCAATTAATTTCAATAGTTAAGTAATGGAATTTAAAATAGATATATGTAATTCAGCACAAGGAGATTTAACTGTATTAGATTTATCTAAAGAGTACGGTCAATATTTACCTGAAGAGGAAGAAGTAGCTAGTACTTATGAAGATACATTATTATTCAAATATAGTAAGTCAGTGACTGTAAATGTATTAATGAAAATAGGAACTACAGAAATAACATTCTTAGATGCATTAATACATGAACACAATTAGTTAGAAAATGGTGTATATAAAGATGATGCATGTACTTTCAACCTTAAGGAAGATGGTTTTTATACTATTGACCATTATATATTTCCGAATATAGATTGGTATAATTGGTATAAAACTGAAGCTCCACAAGAATATAAAGATAAAATAAATAGAATATATATAATAGATGAAGGAGTTATTAAGAAAGAAGTAGATGGAGTATTAAAAGAAACTACTCTTAGAGAAGTACTAGAAATGAATTTAGAAGAAACTCCTATTTAGTAGGAACATATAAATACTTTCTTTACAGGAAATATGTAGCAATGCTATATTAACTATTGTAAAAAATTATTTGATGCTTTATTAAATAAGTGCCGAACTTCTGCTTATAATGAAGATTTATATGCTAGAGACTTTATTTGGATGACTCTTAATATAATAGATTATTTAATCTAGTTTGAACAATTTATGGAAGCTGAAAAAATAGTAGAGGAATTTAATACTTGTGGAGGCTTCTGTTAGAATAATAAATATGGATAGCATACAGCTCATGGATGTGGATGTTCTAAAGCGTAAAGCAATAGAACTTTATAGAGATTTATTAAATAGAGCAAAGAAAGGTTATCAAGATGACTATTCATTATTGTTAAATATTATTTGTTTTATTAGTTTACCTATAGATATAGATAATAAAGAATTTATTAAAGAGAACTTACTAAATTAGAATGATACACTCTATTTACAATTAGGTAGGGAAGGTAGGTTTAACACCATGTTCTAAAGAAAGACCTAAACAACTTATACCTCTTTTAAAGAGTAATTTTTTAGGAGAATTTCAAACAGAACTAGAAAAGAAATTAGCTAGAGAAAGTATAGGTGTAACAGTTACAGGTAAATATATGTATAAACCTGATAGTGACCATATAACAAATATAGAATAGATTACATCTATATATGAAGCACTTGACTATGCTTTAACTCTAGCTAAATCTTATCAAGATAAAAAGATAGAAGAATAGATAGAAACTATTAAAGCTAATATAAATTAGTTAACCAGCACTATTACTAATTAGGGAGGGGAATTATCTACTTTAAAGGAATTAGTTAATACTATTAATACATAGGTAGGAACCTTAAATGGTCAATTAACTAATTTAAATGTAGATGATAAAATAGAAGCATGGATTAGAGCACATTCAGGTTCAGTGGCTTTAAATGGAGAATCTAAGTTAGATTTTGCTATATCTCAAGCTGAGGGTAATGCTATTAAATCTAATGAAGACGGTCTCTATGTTGAAAGTTCCTCTGCTGCAGTATATAAGTCAGAATTATCTGATAATATTAAAATGAATACTTCCGTAGGAGGACTTAAATAGGGAACTAAAGTATCTGACTTAAAAGGTAAGGCATTCTCTACTATATTAGATAAACTATTATTCCCAGTATTAGTTAGAGAATTAGTTCAACCTTATGTAGTATCTAATGTATCTAGTTAGTTAGTAGAAGTGAATAGTCCTATTATTCCTGCAAGTACAACTTTTATCAAAGGAGATGCAGGAGATGTAACTTCTAAAACAGATTCTATAACTCACAATGATTAGACTTACACAGAATCTACATATACAGAGTTAGGAGATTATACTTATAAAGTAGTAATTGATTATTCTGCTGGAGAATATTTAATTGATGATAGAGGATAGACTACTGATAAAAGAATCGAAGCAGGCTCTATGAATAAAACAGTAGCTACTATCTCTGCAACATATCCTTGGTATTATAACACTCATAAAGGTACTTTAGTTAAATATGGTACTCAATCTGATATAATAGAAATTAATTTATCAGGTAAGGCTGTTATTAAAATACCTGGTATTAATTCAACTTTAAATAGCTTAAAAGTAAATGGTGGTTTAGGATTCTTAGATGTTGATATGTCTGGATGGACTAAAACTACTGAATAGATAAATGATTATACATATTAGGTATGGACTAAGAATGATTCTTATGCTTCTGAACTACCTCATCAAATTCAATTCACATTAGCATGAAATATACAGGTGATTCATTGTTAGGAGTTTCATTTTCAGTAAAGACTCCTAAACCGTTAGATTGTAGAACTGTAGTAGATACTACTTAGGAATTATATACTATTCCTGCTGAAATAGCATATGAAGGTATGTCAGTTTCCAATCTTGAAGATGGTTATATTTATATGTTAGTAGACAAAACTAATATAACTAATTCTGATGGATGGGTAGCTTCTTATAAATCTCTTTAGTTAGTAAGTTGCACAGAAGCTGAATATACAGAATGGAAGAAAAATACTACAGAACAAGGAACTGCAATAGATTCTGAAAAACCTTATTTACATAATGATACTTATTACTATATTTATGAGGATAGTATTGAGAATAAAGGTACATATTATGTAAATCAAGAATAGTACTAGCGTGTTTGGAATTTAGCATCTTCTAAAGCCGATAATACTAGTTTCTTAGCTTTACAAAAGAAAGTAGAGAGTAATAATACTAATATTACTACTAATTACTTAACTAAAGAAGATGCCACAAATACCTATATAAATAAATCATTTTTAGAGGGCACTACAGAGACTACTTTAAAAGAGGTAACAGATAAGTATCAAACAGCAGAAACATCTGATTCTAAATATTTAAAGCCTTCAAATTTTGGAGTAGAAGATATAAATACTTAGTTCTCATTTTTAAATACTGTAGCTTTCGAGGAATATAAGGCTACAGTTACTGAGTAGTTAGGTACTAAAATAACTACAAACTCTAGAGCCACTTTAGACAGTTTAATAGTAAATACTATCTAGAATACTTCAGGTAACACCATGAGTATTAAAACTGATGGCATATTCTATGGAACAGAGAGGTTAGCTAAAGTTTCAGAAGTACCTAAATGGATGTGTTTATCTCAAGAAGAGTATAAGTAGTTAGAGACAGATGGCACTTTACAAGATGATACTTACTATTTAACATATGGCAAAAATACAGATGATTCAGGATTTGTAACTGCAGATTTATTAGAGAGATAGGTAAAGTCTATTATGCAAGGTGTAACTAAACTACAAGATTCAGCAACTTTAGCAGATTGTATTTCTAAAGTAAATGAAATAATAGATAAATTCAAAGTTTAATAATATTCTTATATTGTTGTCTTTTCCTATTATTTATTAAACTAAAACTTATTTATTATGTCAACAATTTGGAAAAATGGAAAATATTAGCCTTTAATTAGGTATGTCACTAATAAAGATTTTAAACTATTATCTAACCTTGTAAATATTATAAATGGGGATTCTAATACTAAAGGTTCTTTTAGAAAAACTATAAAAGACTTAATTGGGGGAGCCCCCGAAGCTTATGATACATTGAAGGAAATTGCAGATAAACTCAAGAATAATGATGATTTACATACAGCTATTAGTAATACTATTGCTACTAAAGCTACTACAGTTGCCCTTAATGAAGAGATTACAAGAGCTAAAACAGCAGAAGCGTCTATTACATCAGATGTTACAGAAAAGCTTGCACAGAAGGCAGACACTACTGTACTTAATAATTATGTTCTTACAACAGCACTTAATTAGCAGGTTGATATGCTAAAGGCTTCTATTGATGCAAAACAACCTAAAGGTAATTATCTTACAGAGCACCAATCTCTTAAAGAATATGCTAAGAAAAGTGAGATTGCTGAATAGATTGCTGCTAAGGCTGACGTTACAGCTCTTACAGCACTTGAAGCACGTATTGCAGCACTCGAAGCCAAGCATACTGAAACTAATACTTAGATAGAAGCTTAATAAATTATATTAGATTTTAAATGATATATAGAAATGGTAAGTTAGTTTCTGAAATTAATAAAAATCTTTCAGAATTAATCGACACAATTGAGTAGGTGACACAGAGAAGTATAGGAGCTGTATATAAAGGTTCCTAGTTAGTATTTTTAACTGTGCTAAATGCTATAAAGAGCTGTTATGGTAGTGGTTCTTGGCTTTCAGATAAAAATTGGTTAGATAACGATTATTGGAAAAATAAATAAATAAAATGGCAATCTTTAAAGATTTAGAAAATAAAATTGAATCACTTGAGACACCTTGGAATGAAAAGACCGGTCAATAGGTAGAAGATTTAATCTCTCGCCATCTTGTTAATTCTATGGATTTTGCTAATAGTACACTTACATTAAGAGATTATAATGGAGATGCCATTACATCTACTAGAGTTACAATAGAAACTCCATCTTATGATTAGGATGTGTTAGTTGTTGCTGTTAGAATTAATGGTACTATTTATAAAACTGGTGAAGTAGTTATGTAGTGTAATTCTAAGAGTAAAGTAGAATTAGCAGTAGCAACAAGTCACACTTCTACTACCTAGTCTTTTGGTGTCCAAGACGCAGCGGGTGCCGTAAAGGTTAAGATACAATATGGAGTTAATAGTATGGAAACTACTGTTGCTCCTTATGCATTAAATGATTTTACATTAGATTCTTCAGGTACAAAAATTGAACATCTTAATAAAGCAGACAGTGAATTAAGATGGATTAATATCACAGAATTATTTACAGATTCATAGGAAAGTACTATTATAGCAACACTTATAGATTATCCTCAAAAGTCTAGTGTTCTTAATGTAACTATTAAAAGTCAAAAGATAAGTTTATCTTATACAGGTAATGTTATTTCTAATAATGCAGAATTTACTCTTAAAGGAGGTTCTCCTGCAGATTATCATCTTGAGGGTTATTTAAATACTAATCGTATTAATACTACTGATGGTAATTTATCCTATAATGAATTACAATCCGGTTTAAACACATTAACAGTTAGGGCAGTACATAAATCTTAGAATATTGCTACAGATTATGTAAATGCATGTGTAATTAAATCAGAAGGATTTACAGGAGTTGCAGTAGCAGTAAATGGTATTACTGGTTCTATTAATAACCATGATACAGTAAAATTATATACTATTACAGTTTATAGTCCTACTAAGGATTCTGTTACTATTAATACATATTTAAATTCTGATTCATCTTAGGATAGACAAAACTTACTTGATACTATTGTAGTTAATGCTTAGAATTATGAGTCAGATAATAAATATGAAACTACTTATAAGAAATATATAGAAGTAAATAGTGATAATGCTAAATAGTATTTACAAGTAGAAGTAAATGGTTAGCTTTACTAGTTCTAGTCCGCTAGTTCAGATAAAGCCTTTATGTCTAATAACTAGACTCTCTCTATCTCTAAAGCGAATATTAATTACTTATATACTTCTAGCCCTAGACCTACTATTAACTTTGATTAGATAAGTGGTAGAACTACTACATTATTTAATGATAGTCCAGACTATTGGAAAGCTTCAGATGGTAAAATAATTTATAGAGTTGAGGCTAATGCTAATAAAGTATTTGAAACCCCAGTTAATTTACAATTAAGTAATAACTTTACTCTTGAATTTGGATTTAAATCATATAATGTAAGTAATGAAGAGTCTCCAGTAATTACATTTGGTCAAATGTTAATTAAACCAACCGTAGTATGTTGGAATACATCAGCAGAATAGCTTTATAATGCTAGATTTGCACAATTCAAAGAAGATGCAGATACACATATTACTATTACTGTACAAAAAGGATTTACTCTCAATCCAAATGACCCATATTATCCTAATTATTTCTTAGCGTAGGATTCTTATAATACATTAAAAGCTAATTTGGATAGTGCTAAGTTTAACTTAGTAAGAATCTATGTTAATGGGGTAATTAATAGAGAAATATCTATTGACGATGCTACTTTACTAGCCTTATAGCAAGAAGCTTAGTTACAAATAAATCCTAAAGGCTCTGACCTAGACTTATACTTGTTAAGAGTTTATAATTCTACCGCTCTTACGTTTGATTAGATTTAGCATAATTACATTTCCTTCTTAGCTACTAGAGAATAGAAAGATGAGTTCTACTATAGAAATAATATCTTAGGAGCTAATGGTACTATCTCATTTGCTAAGAGTTTTGGTAAATATAATACATTAGTATATGTATTCCCTAAAGGAGGTAAGTTACCAAATAGAACTTGGCAAGGTGAAAACAATAAACCTGGAGATCAAGATAAAGCAGCTAAGAATATTAGATGTACTTTATTTATTAACTATGCTGATTAGGCAATTAATAAAATATATGGTGGTAGAATAAATAATGGTCTTGTTAAGGGTTAGGGTTCTTCTGCTATGCGTTATTTAATTTGGAATACAGCATTCTAGTTAAATAAGTTTAAAGACGGAGAAACTAAAGTAAAGAGTGTGTTTACTCCTTATGAAGACTTAGATACTACTACTAATAAGTTTATTACTAAACCTGCTCACGAGAAGAAAGGTTATTATAATATGCCACCTTATGATGGTTAGACTGATTCTACTGAAAAGGATTTAAAAATAACTAAACTTGTAGGTAAAGTTAATTTTGCTTCTTCTATGTAGTCTCATAAAGAGGGCGCTTGTAAACTTTATAATGATGCATATAAAGCAGACACTGATTAGAAAGGTTTACTTAATGGAGGACGTAAAGCAGTACATGAAGAAGCTTTCTTATACTTCTATTTAATTACAGATTTAGAGTCTGTAGCTAACTATGAATTAGCAGATTTACTTAAGAATCCTAATGTGTAGTTTATAGGATTCTAGACATTTGGTTCAGCTAAAGGTGATAATGCTACTTTTGGTTATGATGATGATAAAACTCCTGAATATATTTTAATAGAAGGTGGCGAGAACTCTGACCCTCATGTTAACTTTAGAAGACCTTGGGTTGCTTTACAGCGTGCCGGATTAAATTCAGCTGGGTCTAGAACATTAACTAATTTCCCTACGGTAACAGTAGAAGAACAGCAATCATCTAATAGAGACTATTCAAAGAATCTTTGGATTTCTGATGAATCTATTGTTTACTAGAATCGTGGTTCTTGGGATGTAGACTTCGGATTAAATGATGAAGCTACTGATTTTACAGAACCTGCTCGTAAATCATTAAATAAGTTTGGAGAGTTTGTAGACTTTGTTTATAAATATAATTTTAATCTAGTTAAGACTGGTGAAACAGATATTACTAAATGGAATACATTAAATAGATATATAGCTACTAAGCCTATTCCAGCATTTACAGGTTCTAGAGAAGGTGATATTTATCGTTATGATGAGTTTGCAGGAAGTACAAGTGCTACCGGAGAAGCTGTTGGTGGCTGGGTAAGAGGAGGTACTATATATGATCCTTCTACTGGATGGTCAAGACTTAATATCTATGAAGACTTTGATATGGATTCTAGTATTAATCAGCTTGATATAGCTATTGATGAACTTAAATCTTTATTTAAGCAAGGCATAACTAAATACATTGATGTAAATGATATAGCTATGCATTAGGCTGTAATTAGATTCTTATCAGGTACTGACAATAGAGCTAAAAACACTTACTTCTAGATATTTGGTAAAATCTATGAAAATAAAGCATAGACTGACGAAGCTGATAATTGGTAGCCTTCAGATAAAGGTGACTATTTAATCAGATTATATGGTGATGATTTGGATACTGTTATTGCAACTGATAATAATGGTTTATAGTCTAAACCTTATAATTTACTTGAACCATCTTATGTTCCTGAGACTGCTTCTCAATGGGGTGATAGTGGATTAAATGCTTTCTTCTATATGTTTGATTTGCAGTTTGAGGATATTATTAAGAATAAGCTTTATAAAGTAATTAATCAAGCATTTGGAACAGCATCTGGAGAAAATACTAATTTCTATAAATACTTCTATAGTATTTAGACAGATAAGTACCCAGCTATTGCATATAATCATACTGCTCAAATCTACTACGAGAATGCTCAGATAATTAAGAATGCAGGAGCTATTGAACATTACGATAATAACCAAATTGAACCTATTGAATAGAGCCATGGTTCTTGTTTAGAAGGTGAATAGCAGTTTATGGAAAAGAGAAGAAATTTCTTAGCTTCATATACTAAATATAGTACTACTCCTGATTATAAAACTGGCTCTTCTGCGGGTGGTAATGATAAGAGACCTTTGTAGTTAAGATTAGAGTTTACTCCTTTCTAGGATTTCTATCCTACTTATTTCTATGATGGAACTAAATATTTAATGCCTAATAGTAGTACGGATTATAGACCTGACATAATTAAATATTTAGCTAAAGCTGATTAGGATTATGTAGTTAATTTAAAGGAAACTGGCACAGCTATTAATGAAGGTTTAATTTCTACAGTATTATACAAGAAACTTAATATTACTGGTTTAGTTAACTATAGTATAGCTCCAGAAAAAGAATATACTAGATTAACTAACTTTACTATTGATAATAATAACTTAAAGACTTATAAAGATTTCTTTGGTACAGATTATCCGGAGTATAGATTAGATGTATTTAGTATGAGAGGTCCTGTATTGGAAAGTCTAACTCTTAATAACATGACTACTCTTGAAACTCTTAATCTTACAGACTTTAATAAGTTAAAAGAGATTAATTTAAGTGGAACTACATTTAAGAGAGTTATATTACCAAGTAAAGCTGAAACTGTAATTCTTCCTGAGACTATTGAGACATTAGAATTATATAATCCAGTTAAAGAGCTTAGATTAGAAGGAATTAGTAATTTAAAGACAGTAGATTTATCTAATGTTGGATAGTTTGATGTAGATTCTTTCTTAGAATAGTTAGTTGATTGTAATAGTCTTGAATCTGTTTCTTTACGTAATTTGACTATTAATGTAACTGAGCAAACTCTTTCTAAGTTACTCTCTGTTAAAAACAATATTACTGGAACAATTAATATTGTAGATAGTACAGGTGATTTAGTAGAAATTAGTTATGACACTAAGAAGAGCTTAGTAGAATAGTTTGGAGATATTGATAGTACAACTAATAATCCAAAAGTTAATTATAAAGCATCAAGTTCTGCTTTCTCAGCTACTTGTGATTCTGAAATAACTATATTTGGATTAGGCGATAAGGGAACTGGTAAATTTAATCTTTAGATTAATAGTAATTAGGTAGAAATAGTAAATGATCCAACTCCTAGATTACATATTGATTATTAGTTAGCTAGTTCTACTTATGATTAGTACTTAAGAGTAGACTCAAAGACAGGTAATATTACCTTAATTAAAGAAAGTACTACTGTATAGCCAGTAATTAATATCTTAGTATATAAAATTGGAAGTTCTACTCCTACTAGACTTACATGTAAAGTTAAAATTTAGTGGACAGCTCCTAAAATTGGAGATTTTGTTTATTATGATGGTTCATATTCTAATAACTATAACACTAATAAGACTTGTATTGGTATGGTATATGCTGTAGAAAATACTAATGATACTAGTGGAACAGCTTATGTAATAGGTAAGGAAAATATGACTGAGAATACTTCATTCTATCTTGGATTTAGTCCAGAAGGTATTAATGGTGGTGATGATTTAACTCTTAAAGAACTATATTATATAGGTGATTGGCTTAAAAATTAGAGATTAATAACAAGTGCTAATAGTTCTGATTCTAATGATTATATAGCTATGTCAGGAGTATCTACCGATAAACCAGTAGATGAAATTACCTATACATCATATACTGATTTTACCACAAATGGATTTACTGGAAAAGAAGATACTGCTATTTATGTAAATACAGTAAATACTTCTGTTCTTAGTAAATTATATTCTAGTTTCTAGAATTAGGTTAAGAGTTATATCACTTACGATAGTACTACTTAGACTTATAGTATAAAAAGTATGGATAAGTTAGTAGCTTTATGTAAGGGATTAAAAATCACTAATGTAACCTCTGATGAGTTATCTAGTTGTGTAATTTATCCTTATTATTATGCTGCTACTTTATATCAACCTACATTAAAGTCTACTGAAAGTGCTATTTATAATTAGTTTGCTTAGGGTAATTGGTATATTCCATCTGCTAAATAGTTAGCAAGAATTATGTATTATAGAGGTTATAGCGCTAAGGGCACTAACTTTATTGATAGTACTTCTGTTTCTGAAACTATTGCTAAAATAAGTTCTGGTACTGAGCCTAAGAATAAAGCAATATTCTCTAATGCTAAATAGGTTATGGGAACTAACTTCCCTTCTGTATGGGCTAATATAGCTAATAATTAGAATACAACTACTACTATAAATACTTCTTCTAATTATAATAGTTATTCATACTAGAGTATGTGTACAGATTATAGTTGTACTGCACATAGATATGAGTGGATTCCAGGTAGAACCTTTAGTAATAATTCGTATGATGTTAATATGTCTTAGTATGAAGCTGCTTGGAGAGTAACTAAGCATTAGGGAGTTCCATTTACACAATTTACTTATAATAAAGACACTTAGAATGATTGATAAGAATTTATCTTTAAATAATATGTTAGAGAGGGAGGACTTATTAGCTCTTCCTCTCTCTAAATGGAAAGAATTATTGATAGAAAAAGATGGAGCTTGTTTTAACTTTTAGTTAAGAGATATTTTACAAGCTAAACTAACATCTTATGATAAATCTATTAATATAAATTCTTTCTATTATAAAGAAGATAAGAAGTGGTTGGATAAAGATACTAGAATTGGATTACAGAATTTAATTAATTGTGGAGCTTAGACTATAACCGTTTAGTTAGGTTCTGAATTATTAGATATTTCTGCTGATGAATTAAAAGAATTCTTAAATAAGTTAGAAGTTTATGCAGGAGAATGTTTCTCTGTAACAGCTAAACATAGAGTAGCTATTAACTAGTTAAAGTCTACAGAAGAATTACTTAATTATGATTTTACAGCAAATTATCCTAAGAAAGTAAGATTACAATGAATGACATAAAGATTGGACTGGGAGATAATTCCTCCTGGTCCATTTTTGTTCCACCATAGCCTGAAAAACCTCCTTCTATTCCTATTGAAATTCCTGATAAAGTAGAATTCAAAAAGACAACTATAGATAGTGGATTTAGTTGTGACGATAAATTAACTACAAATTGTCCTAAGCCTGAGTTACATACTCATCTTTGTAAAGAAAATTATTTAGGAGAATTTAAAGAGGAATCTGAGAAAGCATTAGCTAGGGATAATTTAGGAGTTTATAGTAAAGATGAAGTAAGTAAAGTTTTAGCAGATGCAGTTGCAAATCTAGACACATCTATTTTTATTACTAAAAAAGAAGTATATAATTTAGTTGAGAATTTAGATTTTGTTAACTCCTCTATTAAAGCAAACATAGATTATGAAATTCCTGAACAATTATTTAGTTTATGACAGAAATTAGAAGATTATTTCAACAAGGTAAGGAATTTGTTCCTATTTCTTTAGCAGAAGCAGTTGTAGTTAATACTAATAATCTCCCAGGATTTAATTCCTTAAAGATAACTACCCTTGATAAGATATTATATAATCTAGTAGGAGTAGTTGGTACTAATACTATAAATATTAAAAATTTATAGGATACTAAATAGGATAAATTAACAGCTGGTAACGGTATAGTTATTAAAGATGGAGTAATTAGTACAACTGCTAATATTGGAGATATTTATAAAATTGTTTCTGTATTACCACAAGCATCTGCTGAAGTAACTAATACTCTATATTTAGTTCCAAGTACTTCAGATAATACTGAAGATGGAATGAATATATTTGTAGAATGGTTATGTGTTAAAGTAGGTGAAACTTATAAGTGGGAAAAATTAGGAGAGTCTAAGGCTACTATTGATTTATCTGATTACATAACTAGTATTCCAGTAACTAATAGTAGTGGCACTATAATTAAGGTTAACTATGAAATTCCTAGAGATTTATATGATAACTTAATGGATGGAAGTAATGTTACAACAGATTGAACAACTTAAACATGGTACTACACTTATATTTCCAAGAACTTCACAAGAAGCGGTATTAGTTATTTATAAAAATAGGGTATAGACTTTAGAAGACTATATAAATAGAATTGTAATAACTTCAAATGAAAGTCCTTAGAATCTGAAGGTTCAATATAATAAATAGGGAGAAATAATTAATACAGAGCCTGTTGAAAAATTAAATATATTTGTAAATGGAGTACAATAGATTAAATATGATGGCAATACAGAAGCTAATCTAAATTTTGGAGATGATTTCATTAATGAAAATAATAACATTAAATTAACTTGGGGAAATGGCACTACTTAATTTTATATCAAAATATCAAGATGTAGCTAAATATAAAGATTTAACAGCAAGTTCTCCTAGCCTTAGTGGTTCTTAGGAAAATGATTATGTTAAATTAATTTTTACTAAGGATGGACATATTATTACCCATGGAACTGATTATATTCCTTGGGGAAATGGAACTATTCCTATTGATAAACTACCTATAACAGACGGCAACAATCCAGATAATAAGCATTTGTGGGATTCTGCAACTATTAATTAGAAAATTAATGATAGTTATGTAATTAATTCAGCAATGCGATTTAAAGGTACTATTGGGTTAAATCCTACCTATAATGGTACTTCAGATACAAAGAAATACTTAATTAATGATGTAAAATCAGATATACCATCAGCATAGGTAGGTGATACTTACCGAGTTACTAAATCTGGTAATTATGAAGGATTCCAATGTGAAGCAGGTGACTTATTAATGTGCATTACTGCTAGTGGCACTAATAAGGCTGCAACATGGACAGTAGCTTAGACTAATATTAATGGTACTGTTGACTTTGTAATTAACGGTAAGGTACATAAAATATATTCTAATGATACCTCTGGTTTAACTATGTTTGCTCCAGTAAGTGCAGGTACTTCAGGAAATATTTTAATTTCAGGAGGTACTGATGGTGCTCCTACTTGGGCAAATCCTGCGAATTTAACTGTAGGAACAGCTAATAAAGTAGTCAATTCTTTATCCAATGGAGCTGGTATTGTAACATTCTCTTACGATGGTTCGAGCGCTAAAAAAGTTGCTCTTGCTCCAGCGACTGCTACCACTATTGGTGGCGTTATTGTAGATGCAGCAGGAGATAAACCTACTATTTCTGTTGATGCAAATGGTAAAATATCTTTAACTGCAACTAATGTTAGAAATGCCTTAGGATATGACCCAGTAGGAGTAAGTAATTGGCGTCCAGTATATGTGGATGGAGAAGAATTTCAAGGAAGTGCTACTAATACAGGAAATCTTAGTATTAAACATGGTTTAGGTATCACAATTACTAAAGACACTAGTACTCATGTTATTACCTTTAAGGCTAATACCAATTATACAACTAGTGGTAAGAATTATAAAGTAGAAGCAGATTCTTCTACTGGAGGTTTATATGTAAATGTGCCTTGGACTAATAATACTTATGGAATAGTAAGTAATACCTCAGATGGTCTGGCACCTAAGGTAATTAATACTAATACAACATTAATTAATAATGCTTTTTATGTATTAGCTTCTTCAAATGGAACTGCAACTCCTAGTTGGTATAAATTACCTGCTAGTGCCTTTGCTGATACATGGAGAGATATTAAAATAAAAGGAACTAGTATTGGTAATAATACTTTAAATTTACTTGAAGGCAGTCACATAACTATATCTAATTCTAATGGTGCTGTTACAATTAGTTCTACTTGGAGAGATATTAAGATAGGTAATAGTTCTATAGGTAATAAAGCTCTAAATATAGATGCTTCAGGAGATATATATGTTGCCAAAACTGAGACAAATGATACAGTTACAATAGATTTTGGAATTTCATGGTATAATTTAGATACAAATGAATATGAACATGTTTAATAAATAATGAAAATAGCATTTAATCCCTCTACGGTGGCAGCTTTAATAACTCCACCAAATAACAAAGATATTACGTTTGACCTCAGAGGGCGAAATATATTTGCACGAGGGGTTAAATTTTGTGGTACAGATACAAACACTTGGAGAGATATAAAGATAAATAATGTAAGTATAGGTTCTAATACCCTAGACTTACGAAATGGTAGTAATACTACATTAACTAATACTAATGGTGTAGTAACTATCAATTCTACTTGGAGACCAGTAGTGGATAACTTAACTAGTGATTCCACTACTAGTTCTCTTTCTGCTAAACAAGGTAAAGTTTTAAAATCTTTAATTGACGGTAAGTCTAATTCAGGGCACACTCACGATGATAGATACGTAAGAGCTTTTGGGACATCTAATGATAATATAGATTCTGATTGGGGACAGTCATTTAAAACATTTGATCCAATTCCTTCAGGAACTCCTCCAGAATAGAATCCAAACATATCATTATTAAGTATAGGTAATAACTTTAACCGTAGAAAATAGTTAGCTTTTATTTATAGCAATGATAATATTTATTATAGAAGGCATGTTGATAATAGTTTTACTAATTGGAGAAGATTAGCTTTTACTACAGACATTCCATCATCTTTAAAGAATCCATATGCTTTAACTATTAGTTTAAATGGAACAAGTCAAGGTCCTTATGATGGAAGTGCTGCTAAAAGTATAAATATTACACCTGGTTCTATAGGAGCTGCTCCTTCTAGTCATACTCATGCATATCTTCCATTATCAGGAGGTACTATGACAGGTAATATAACTTATAACAGAAAAGGTACGTCATATATTGGTAATGGAGAAAATGATGCAGCAAACGGAGTTGGTGGTGCATTAAATAATTTAGTTATATCTTCTTGGTATGGTGTTTCATTTACTACATCTTGTAGTGGTTAGACTTATACAAATAAAAATGCAGTAAGTATTAACTGCCGTAATGGATACGTATATGCAAATACTTTTGTAGGAACTTTTAGTGGTAATGCTTCTACAGCTACAAAATTAACTTCTTCAGCCGGAAATGCTGCTTTACCAATCTATTTTTCAGATGGAAAGCCTGTCGCTTGTACTGCATCATAGATATTTTCTAATCTATCTAATAGTGGAAATAATCTCTCTATTACTGTAGCTGGTCAAAATAGAACACTTACTGTAGCATATGCAAATAATACAGCTATTGCTACTCGTTTAAAAATATATACAGAAGTATCAAATAATACTAATGTATATAGAGTAATCGGACAACAAACCTTAAATACTGGATGGGCTAATAAAGGATTAGTATTAGCAGTTGCTTCAAGACATTCTGGAGTAGGTATTTATACAATTCATTATGGAGCAGAAGTAAGTAATGGTTATTATGCAGATCGTAATCTATCAGGTACAGACACTTATTATACTTTTTCAAATGTATATTGTAAAATAAGATATTTTGGAGATACTCATAATACGAATAGTTCGAAAATTATTTGTCATGTAAAACCTGCTTCAGGAAATAATCCAAAAAGCGCCGTATTTACTTTCTTTTTACATAGTAATGATAGTAGTTCTCCAAGAATTAGTATTTTACAAGATTGGGGATCTCCATTCGAATTAATCGAGAATGGTGCTACAATGAGCACTATTGATACTTCAATTTATGGAGAATTAAAAGAAAATACTGTAATGAATGAATCTAATTCATGTACAGGAAATTCTACCACTTCTACAAAACTTCAAACTCCTAGAAGTATTTGGGGTCAAAGTTTTGATGGTACTGCTGATGTTAACGGTTCTTTGTCTAATACTGGTACAATTACAGCAAGTGCTGCTGCAACCTATGATATAGGTTCTAACACTTTGGATTATAGATATGGTTATTTCCAGTGGATAGGAGCAAAGTCAAATACTAACTTAAGATTAGCAGCAAATAATTCTGATAATTAGATTGTTCTTCATACTAATGGAAATGTAGGTATTGGTACTGCTTCTCCCGCTTATAAATTGCATGTTGCTGGAGATATATACACTACAACAGGTTTTAAGAAAAATGGCTCATCTGATAGTTACGTTCTCTTAGGTGGTGGCGGTCACAAAGCATTAAGTGATTTTGCTATATCAAATCATACCCATACAGTATTTAAGAATAACTTAATGATTAAAGGTACTAATGGAGTATCTGATAGTGCCTCTATTCATTTAGGTATAGGTGATTCTGATACTGGATTTAAATGGATTTCTGACGGGAAATGTTAGATATATGCCGATAACTCAGCTGTGGGAGAATGGACTTCAGGTGGAATGAATTGGTTTAAAAATCCTACAGTTAATGGTAATAAGGTATGGAATGCTGGAAATGATGGTTCTGGTTCAGGTCTAGATGCAGACACAGTTGATGGTTATCATGCTAGCAATTTTAGTTACACACATCAAACATCATTTGATTTTAGTAAGGGCAAATCAGGCAGAATTGTGACATTTGATCAGTCAGATACTGATTATGGATGGATAAATGGATTTGCTAGCACTCACAATAATTATTTAACTAGTGTTATCTTTAATGCGCATAGAACATCAAATTGGTATGTTGGTTATATAGAAGCAAATACCTCTACAGGTGTAACAAAAGGATTGACTGCTGTTAAGCAGTTAGCTTTCCTTGATAGTAAGGTTGCAGATTCTGATAAATTAGATGGAATTCATGCAAATGGACTTCTTACTGCTTTATCTAATTCTAACAATGGAGTTAGTATAACAGTTGGTGGAACTACTAAAAGTATTAGTAATATTAGTGTTAATTATGCTAATTCTTCTGGAAGTGCTTCTTCTGCTACTAAAGTAATTGTAAATTAGCATACTACTAATGATACTAATTATCCATTAGTATGGTCTAATTAGGCTAATACTAATAATGTTACTGAAAACCAATTACATAAATCTTGGTCAGACCTATACTATAATCCTAAAAATAAGAGATTAACTGTAGGGGGTTCAGTAGTAACATCTTCTTTTATAAAGAGTGGTGGAACTAGTTAGCAATTATTAAGAGCTGATGGTGGAATTGCTACCTTTAATTGGTCAGGTCAATCAGGATAGCCCACTTGGTTATGGGGTGGAAATAATGAGCATTCTTATTATGTATATAATCCTAGTAACTTCAGAGTAGCCTATGCTTCATCAGCTGGAAATGCTGATACGGTAGATGGTTATCACGCTACTACTGCTAGAACTTTTGACAATGTTATATCATTTGGCTCATGGTCAGATGTGTGGAATGATGGTACTAATAATCATCCTTGGTATGGATTTGACCATAGGTATCCAAATACTGGAGCATATAGTACTACTATTACTGATTACTATGGTATGACTATTAAAACAGCCAATACTTTAAGATTGGATTTTGGCACATTGCTTCTTAATGGTACTAGTGTATATAATATAAATGTAGCTTCTGCATCTAAGCTTGCAACAGCAAGAAGTATTTGGGGTCAAAGTTTTGATGGTACTGGTAATGTTAATGGAACAATATACATAAATAATAGTAACTCTAGTAATGGAGCTATACGATTAAATAATAATATAAATTCTAATGCTCGTATATCAGCTATAGACGACCAAGTAATATTCAATACTGGTAATGCTATTCGTTTTGGTGAAACTGCTTGGGATTGGAATCAATGGGCTGGACTTAAATATACTCATTCTAATAAAACTATTTATCTTGGTATAGCCGATAGTTCAGTGTTTAATTCTAATAGTACTTAGGGTAGCGGTATTTTAAATCTTAGAGCAGGTATTAGTAATATTCATCTAAATAGTGGTACTTCAATTATAGGACTTCCTACTGATGGCTCTCCTTATAGTAGTAGGGTCACTCTTAATGATACTTCTATATCTTTATCAGCTTATGGAGATATATCTATGTCTACAGGACCTGGTGCTATTAAATTGACTTCAGGATATGGTGGTATTAAATTATCCTGTTAGGGTAATAATGCTAGTATTAGTCCAGAAGGATTTAAAGTAGAAGCTTCTCAAGGTGTATATTTAAATTCTGGAAATTCTGGTGATGTTAGTTTATGTGTAGGAGGAGGTAAGGTGGGGATTGGTTACAGCTCTCCTTCTTATAAACTTGATGTTAATGGTTAGATGAGATCAGATGGATTTCACCATTATTATGCTGATAATAATAATTATGTGCTATTAGCTGGAGGCGGATATGGATCTTTATTTACAAATACATCATATACTTATACAGATAACTCGAAATATAATTTAAAATTTCATAAATTAGGTAGTATCTTTAATAATCTAGTATGGGTAGATGGGTATGTTTACGGCTCTGTCGACACACACTTTACGATAGATATTAATGTTCGTCCCTATTATTATAATAATGATTATGGTATGGACTCTATATATGTTATGAGTCCAGATAATTTCATTAGTGTAGACGCTAATGGATATGTAGTCGTTAGGAGTAAAAATAGCTATAGAATAGGATTTTTCTATACAGGAAGAGCTTAACATTTATTAACTTTTACTCTAACCCAAATAATATACAATTATATATGTTTAATAAAAAATAAATGATTTATGACTTTAAATGATGTTTTGACAAAGCAGAACCTTATTACAAAGGTTCTTTTAGCCAGTAATGGCAAAGAGCTCCCTAAGGAGTTGAAAGTAAAGATTATGAGAACTAGAATGTCTTATAATAAGATTAAGAAACAGTTTGATGAAGATACACAAGAATTTAGTAAGCAAATTGTTTCAGATGAGTTAAGAGATTTAGCTAATAAGACAGAGCGTACTCCTGAAGAGGAAACTAAGTTTAATGAGCTGAATAATAAAGCTAATGCAGAATATCAGGAATACCTTGTACAAAAAGGTGCTGAAGATATTAAGGATGTACCTGAAGACACATTTACAGAAGATGAGTATGGTGATATTCTTGATATAAATTCTGATGGCGAGTATGAGATTAATGGTCAGAAAGTAAAAGCTGCTGACCTTATGGAGGCTTTTTATGAATTATTTGTTAAGTAATGGAAATAACAAAACAGAACCAAACATTTAATATTAATGACACAACTTCTGAAGGTTGGACTATTACTGGTTCGGCAACTCAGGATGTTGAGGGTTATACAACAATTAGTTTTAATATCAATAAAGATGGAGAGTTGAACAATCAAGTAGGTTACTATAATTATAGTATTCCTAAAAATGGAATGGCTAATGTTAATATTACATCTAATCCAGAAAGTTTAGATGCTTTTATTGACTATGCTCAGACCGCAACTCAAAAAATTAAAGATTATCTCGCCAACCAAACAATTTCTAAGTAATATGGGAAGAAAGAAATGTAATTCACCAAGAGCAGGACTCGCAAAAGGTGGTAAGTGCGGTGGAGGAAAGAAGACTAAGTAAATATCTGTATAAGGTATTACTTATAATTCTTAAGTATACTCCTATAACAATAGCCATTATAGATATATTACATACAATTTTATCTTATTTAGATATTCCTGCTGAATTACTAAGTTTTTTCGGAGGAATATCTATTTTAAGTCTAATCTTTTTATATTCTGCATCTTATGTATTTCAATGTTGCGAATTACATAGGATTCCTTTACATTATGTTTTATGTAGTAATTTAATAGGGTTATATGATACTTATGTAGGTATTCCTTGTTCAGATAAACAATTACTTTGTTTATATCTAATTATTACAGGAATATTTATTATAATATATACTAAGTATGCTATAGCTAATAAAGAAACTATTAAAACAAATAATAGATGATATTGATACGGGTAATTCTAATATATCATATGAAGAGTAGTGTAAAATTCTTCACTTTATCTAGAATATGACAGATAAAGATTAGAGAATGAGTAAAATACAAGCATGTGATTATTTAGGTATTAGTCGTGCTACTTTTGACAATTATGTTAAGAATGGATGGATTCCAAAAGGATATAAATAGGATGGGTTTAAGGAATTGTCTTGGATGAAATCTGATCTTGACTTTTATTTAGATACTTATTCTAATAATAAGTAACGTTCTGATGTTTGAGGAGACGTAGTTAGTGGTTATTATCAATTGATAATGCTATTAACTATGTTTCCTCTTTTTATTTTTAGTAATATCCAAAATTTCAGAATTTGAAGTATATAATTGTTTAGTTCTAGAACATAAACAGATAATTATTAAATACTTTAAATTTTTAAGCAATGAGTGAAACAAAAACTTTTGTTGTTCCTGATAACTTAACAGGAAACAACGATAATCTTGCTACTATGGCAATGATGAACGGAGGTTTTGGAGGAGGTATGTGGAATAATCCATTAACAAAATGTTAAAAATTTATAAAATCAGATATATCTCTTTGGAATATTCTATAAATAAAACGTACAAAGGGTATATTTGGAAACGAGAATAACATAAGTGGATTTAAAACTCAGTGAACTCAGGGAAACTCCTTAGAGCTTTAACTACCAAATATAAATAGTAATATTTATATGGATGAATTAACTACTCATGTATGGTAATAAGGTTAAAGATTGGACAATCCTGAGCCAAGCTCCCTTTTAGGGAGAAGGTGCAACGACTATCGAAAACACATCAAATGATGGAAGCGAGTAGAGTAGGGTTCAAGTGAATCTGAAGTGCTGAGTACTTTTAAAAGAGTAATGATATAGTCTAAACTTTATAGAAATATAAAGATAATATGTGGAAACGACATATTAGTAAATAATAATGTTATGTATCTCGTGTGGATGTACATTATGCGCTGGATGAATAATGGTTATGGAGACCAATGTGGAGATCCTGCAGTACAAAGACAACTTCAAACTCTCTAGGATTAGATGCAAGATAATCACAATTCAGATTTAGTTATGCAGGCTATTAAAGGTAATAATTAGGCACTACAAGATTTATCTACTAGATTAAGTTGTGATGCTAATGCTATTTAGAGTGCAATTCAGAGTGTACAATCTAGTATAGCTAATGTAGGTAGTTAGGTAGGATTTTCTTCTGAAAGAATAATTAATGCAGTAAATAATGGAGATAGTGGTATTATCCAGGCTCTTAACAATTGTTGCTGCTCTACTTAGAAAGAAATTCTTAAAATGGGTTATGAGAATCAGATTAACAACTAGAATTAGACTTATTAGTTAACTAGTTAGTTAAATAGTGTAAATAATGTAATTCAGAATGGATTTCGAGATACTAATTATGCTACTCAGCAATAGACTTGCTCTTTATAGAATACAATTAAAGACACAACTACTATTAATACTAACGCTATTTTAGCTAAGTTAGATGCTATTAATACTACAGCTTTATAGGATAAGATTGAAGCTTTACGTGAAAAGAATAATGAGTAGGCTGTAGCTATTAATAATTCTCAACAAAGCGCATTATTTGCTTAGATGTTAAATGCTGCAACAACTCCTATTAATGCTGCTGTAAATAATTTAACTCAAGAAATAGCTAGTATTTAGTGTAAACTTCCAAATACAGTAACTTTACCATATTCTTGTGCTACTGCAGTTCCTACTTCTTTAGCATATAATTTATATGGAGCTAATACAGGTCTTTGGGCATAAGAAAGGAGGTATCTATGATATTACTTAATCCTTATGTTTACGCAAATAGAAATGGTATTCCTAGATTAGAAGCTAATTCAGTAAATGTTGGAACCACTAATGTAACATTTACCTTTATTCCACATAATTTCTTAAATAAAGCTTATTCAGGATTAGTTTTATTTAAATTACCTGGATTTACAGCTCCTACTCCGGCAGTTCCTATTGTATTTAATACAAATGGAAAGGATTAGGATTTAACTACATTAGGTGGAGAAGCTGTTACTTCTGCAACTTTAAATAAGGCTGGTATATATTTAGCTTACTACGAAAATAATACATTACAATTATTATATTAATATATGGCATTTTCTAATTTACGTAACGGTAATCAACTATTTATATTACATAAAGATAATGTACCATCATTGGAATTAGGTAAGGTGTCTAACATAACACCTCCTATTCCTAAGTATGGTAATACTGGGATGTATAATCCAGAGATGATTTTAGATATTACTGCTGACGTAAATGGAACTATGACTAATTTCTAGAAATTGCCAGCAAATAGTGAGATAGCAGATTTTGGTAATAATATAGTTATATCTTGTAATAAAGAAGCTATGAGTAGTGAAATTAATTCTATGAAATAGCGAAGTACAGATATAGTTAATAGTATTTAGTTACATAAAGACATTATTAAAGGATGTGATGAAATACTTATGCAATTAAATCCTGAAATCTAGGAAAGACAAAGATAGGAAGCAGAGAATAAAGCCTTAAGAGAGGAAGTTAATTCTCTAAAAGAAATGTTTAAAGAATTTATGAAATCATGGCAACAATAATCGAAGTACAAGATACAAAGTTGGATAATCTTTCTGAGTATGTAGAGAAAATGATCAATTATGGTGGAAAAGTAATGCACTGTATTGAAGAAATGTAGTCTAAGGATTACAATGAGAAGTATGGAAGACGTAGATACCCTAGAGAAGAGTATCGTGACCCTGACTATAGTAGATATTTCTAATTATGAGACAAGCTTTAGATACTTATGATGATATGCCTAAATATATGAAGTAGTATTTACGTAATTATGGTTGGCATTTCAATAAAGCTTTATGTAATTATGCAGTATCTCTGATGAAAAAAGGAGGTCAAAAACTTGAACCAGTATCTAAAGAATATGTAGATAAGACTTTAGAACAATACAATGTCCAATTAGAAAAGAATGTAGGTTGTGACTATATATTCGTAGCTAATATGTGTAAAGCAGATTACTATGGTAGTAGTATAACCGATGAAAAACACTTTGCTCTTTATATCAAAGATACAATAGATGATGAAGATGCAGGTGATGGTACTACTATGAGAAGATGGTATGCAACTATGGTAGCTAATGGGACAATGGTAGATTGGGAAGAGTTTATATGATACATTACAAAGCTTGTTTAGAAAAATATAATTGGTCAGTTGATATTTATGTAATACAGTATGAACACGATTTAAAATATCTAGACTGTATAGCTAATAAATATAATTTGCCTAACAAAATTTATGATAAATTAACAAATAGACTAACTAATTATATTAATTCTGGATTTATTTATAATTGTGACAAAACTAATCATAGTATTATATTTGTTGGAGAATCAGATTCTATTTATGAAGCTGCAAACACATTAGCACATGAAAAGAATCACCTAGAGATATATCTGTGTAAGTTATTAAATATAAATCCAGTATCAGAAGATGCTGCTATTCTAAGTGGTGATATTACAGAATAGTTAATAAATCCATATATAGTATAGCTAATTAAATAATTAAAAAGTAGTAATAGAGGAATTTCTTAATTTTAAGGAGTTCCTCTATTTTTGTTTTGCGGCAATATTTCTATTAAATATATATAGACCATAAAGTAATAAATATATAAATACTATGGGAAAATATTTTAGTATTGCAGAATTAACTAAGAGTGAAACTGCAAATAAAAGAAAAATTAACAATAAACCTACTAAAGAAGTAGAAAATTGTCTTAATTAGTTAATAGATCATATTTTAGATCCACTAAGAGAAGCTTATGGATAGCCAATTATTGTGTCAAGTGGATATAGATGTCCTGAATTAAATAAGGCAGTTGGAGGCGCTAAAACTAGTTAGCATACACTTGGTTAGGCTGTAGATATTCATACTAAATCTAATTCTAAAGAAAGTAATAAACAATTATTTGAACTTATTAAATAGTTAAAGCTTCCTTTTGATTAGTTAATTAATGAGTATAATTATTCTTGGGTACATGTTAGTTATTCTAATAGAAATAGAAGACAAATTCTTAATATTAAATAATGGCACAACTTTTTGGTAAAAATTATTAGGAAGCGGGTTCCTCTTCCTCCCCACTATTACTAAGAAGTAATGGAGAAATTAAATTATAGTGGGGAAATAAATTTATAGATTTAGTTAAAAACGGAAAAATAAATTCAGAAGCTAAAGATTGTATATTCACTGTAGATACTTCTGATGAAATTAAAGCAAATGGAATATATTTAGTTACGGAAGATAGTTCTATTTGGATAAATGTAGAAGGTACTAAGACCAAATTAAGTAATAATGATACTACTTATGTATCATTTTTAACAGAATAGGAAACAACCCCTGAATAGAAATAGCAAGCTTTAACTAATTTAGGTTTAATATATGAAAATATGGATGCCTTAAATAAAGCGAATCTCGTAACTGGTTTAGCTTATGTAGTTGAAACCAATAAACTGTATTTAATTCAAAACAAAGTAGTTTCAGAGTATTAGGTAACATCAGCTTTACCTACTTCCGGTAAATTTGATGATTTAACTATTAGTAATTTAACTATTAAAAATGACACTATAAATTCTAATTAGCTAAGTTTTACTATAGGAAACATATAGTATTTATAGTTAAAAAATAGTTAGATTATATGTAGTATGCCTTTATTATCCGATACTATCCAATCCTCTAATTATATATATAATTCATCCGGCTTTTCTTTATCCTATAAGCAAGGTAAATCTAGCTTAGATATAGATAGTATTAATTGGAGAAATATAGAATCAGAGTTACCTAAAAATCAAAAAGAGTATATAGAATACACTATTATAGGTGAATACAATATTGTTACAAGTACCTAGCAAGTAAGTTCTGACAATTCAACTTACAATTACCAATTCAATTTAAAATATCCAAATACTTTAGGTGTAAATGACTTTATTGAGGCTGAAATAAATACAACATATAATGTTTATTTAATTAAAGAGGAGATTAAGGAAGTTGAAACCGAAACAGACGTTATAAATCAAAATTGGTTCTACTTAAATAAGAATTTACCAGTAGGTTTTACTTTAAAAGTAGTATTAGATGACGATAGTGTTGTATATTATGGTTCAGAAGCTGTTGGTGAAGTATTAAAATTAGAAAATTCTAATAATATTGAAAGTAAACATGTAGTTTCTGCCCAATTAGTAGTTAAAAAAGAAGAAGCAGGTATAGTAGCATATATACCTAGTACTAAATATTTTGTAGATGTAACTACTAGGTAGAAACATTCTAATAAACCTTTAGAATGTGAAATTATTGAAGTTAATGATAAGTACATAATTGTATCTCCACTTGATTAGGAAGCAGGTGGTGATATTATAGCTAGTAGTCAATTTAAAATATATAAGGCAAGAGTTCCTCAATTTATTTAGGGCGAGGGATTTTTAGCATTACGTAAATGGGATTCTGAAAACAATAAATATGTTTATCACACTATTATGGGCACTTATAAAGAATCTAATTTTGGAATATCTGATGATACTAATGATAAATTTGGATTTTATAGTGATGATGTTAAAGTTACAGGAATTTCATTAAGTGGAGCTAAATTTTCTGGACAATTACCTAGTTTTACTGAAACTAAACCTGATACAATAGCAAATAATTAGTTTCCAACTATGGAAATAGTTAATGAAAAAATAAAAAAAGCTGTTGATGATGCAAATGATATTAATTTAGCTCTAGTTAATAAGAACGCTTTACCTAAAGGTTCTATTGTAATGTTTAATAATGCTGATAAAATACCCGATAAATGGTAGATTTGTGATGGAACTAATGGAACTCCTAATTTAATTGATAAATTTATTAAAGCAGGAATGACTCTTAAAGAAGAATCTATAGAATTAACTAAATATACTAATTCTACAACAGAAACAACTCCTCCAGAGGAAACTGCTTCTGAAGAGGATACTACTAAACCTGGAGAAACAACTCCAGAACAACCTAAAGAAGATAATAAATATAAGCTTGATGCTTATTCTTTAATATTTATAATGAAAATGAAATAATGAATATGGAAAGTAATTTTGATGACACAATGTTTGAAGTAGATGAGTTTGATGAAACTCCTACTCAAGAAAAACAAGAACCAGATCCAAAACCAGAAAAAACAGGTAATTAGGATACTACTCCTCCAAGTGAAGGAGATTAGGAAGATGATTTAACTACTGAAGTATTAAAACTTAGAGGTATTAATAATCCTGACAAGATTAAATTTGAAGATGAGAGTGGAGCTATTACAGAACGCTCTTGGGATTCTTTAACTAAAGAGGAGTAGATAAATATCTTAGCAGATTAGAGAGAGCATTAGGAAACTAATAATGACTTAGCAGAAGACGAAATTGACCTTATTAATGCTATTAGAAATAGTGGAATGAGTGTTCAGGATTATATGCAAACTATTACTCCATAGATTAATCAGCCATAGGATACAAATTAGTTTGATACTATGTCAGATGAGGATTTATATGCTTTCGACATATTAAATAAAGTTGGTAATGACAATATTACAGATGAAGAACTCGATGCTGCTCTAGAAGCTGCTAAAGCTAATGAAACTTTATTTAAGAAAACAGTAGACGGATTAAGACAACAATATAACAGATTACAAGAAGAACAAAAACAGAACATTGCAAATCAACAATAGGTTGCGGCTTAGCAGAGATATTAGGCATTTGCTAATGTAGTTAACAATTAGATTGACAACTTTAATAGTTTTGCAGGGCAACCTATTCAATTATCTAATCAAGATAAGGACAATTTGTCTGAATTTATGTTAGCTTTAGATGAAGATGGTTCAAGTGCTTTAGGTAAGGCATTGCAAGATCCATGTCTTTTAACTAAAGCCGCATTTTGGTTACTTAATGAATAGGAATTAATTGCAGAATTATAGAAGCAACAACAAGATGCGTATACTCGTGGTTATAATGCAGGTAAAGGGGATATTCTTAACAAATCTAAGTTCGTATTTAAACCTGCAAAGCAAACTACGAGTAAAAAGGATGAATCTATTTGGGATTCAGACGATTGGGATTAATTCTTAAATTTAATTTTATTTATGTTAGTAGCAAATTTTGTAACAAACCATGCAACCATGGGAGATACAAGAACTTACGAAGATTTCAGTAAGTTTTTGGGTAAGCTATTGCTCCGATAATTGGTAACAATTATTAGCTACTGTGTGAAAACGGGGAAGCCCTCCATGCTACAGGGGTAATCCCGTAGGAAGTCTCAGGCATGAGAAACCTCTAACGAATAGAAATAAATATTTAATAACCCAAATTATTTGGTATTATGGAATTAAGGAAAAAATCAATTTTAATTGCTTTATGTATTGGTGATGGTTATATTTCAAATCAAAAACAAATTAAAAAAGGTAAAACATACCAATACAATTATTTAGAAATAAGTCATGGATAGCATCAAGGAGAATATATATAGTGGAAAGCTAACTTATGTACTTCAGTAACTGGTAGAAAAAGTAATGTTAGAAGAAAAAAGTATAAAGCTAAGAAAATAAACGGAATAGATGTTCCAGAATCATTAGGTTATACTTTTGTAAATACTTCTCCATATTTTAGAATACTTAGAAAATGGTTATATCCTAATAATAAAAAGAAACTAAGTAAGAAAATGATTTCTTATTTAGACGAATTAGGATTAGCTATATGGTATATGGATGATGGCTGTACCTATATAAGTAAAACAGATAGAACATTTACTGCTGAAATATCTACTCATATTCCAGAAAATGATGCTTAGGAATTAATTGATCTTTTTAAAGAAAAATGGAATATTACATTTCATTTACATAAAAGAAGTAAAAATCAATTTAATATACGAGCTTATTCAAGTAATGCTTTAAAATTTATAAAATTAATTGAACCGTTTGTGCCAGACTGCATGGCTTACAAATTAATAGTTCCAAAATTTTATTTCCAAGAGTGCACAGCATCCCATCTTAAACGAATTGAAGGGATGAAGATATATTCTGAACAATAGTGATGGTAAAACTATTGATTTATGGGATAAAAAGCCCATAAGGTAACAAATTGGAAAGACCTCACCGACTTGGAGTAGTGTCAAGACTCTATCCAGAATTGACAGCTACATTCTTAACAGAGGCATTGCGAAACGTTTATTATGGTGATTCTAAACCAAATAAGTATCAAAGTATTGATTCTACTTACTTTGAGTGGGAGGTTGAAACTAATTATATTAAACGTGTTCCATTTGCAGCTGAACCAGTTGGTGATGGAGCAAACGGCTCTGAGATTGAAATGATTTTCCCAGAGAATTATTATCGTTTGCATGAAATCTTCAAGATTGAAAGTACTGGTCAATAGTGTTTTGTTGTTTCTGATAGTGTTAGAAAGGCAGATAATATGTGGTCAGTAATGGTTCGCCTGCTTGATGATGATTATTCTTCTGTACTTGATACTGATGGTACTCATATTGGTGATTATACCTATTTTATTGGTAACGCTAAACCAGAATTGCATGAGACTGGTTGGGTTAAGTATCAGAGTAATGTAGAAAAGATGCGTAATTATATGAGTACTATTCGTGTATAGGATACATATAGTGCTAAATATGCATTGATGGAAGATACATTTATCAAGATTGGTAAGGGAGAGAATCAAGGATGCCTTACTGAAAAGATCTATAAGTTGGATCCTATGAAGAAGAATCTTATTGAGAACTTCTTGTATGCAAGAGAAAATATGATTCTGCTTGCTAAAGGTACTGTAGGTGTTGATGGTAAGACTACATTAGCTGATAAAGCTACAGGAAGACCTATCTTCATTGGTGATGGTGCTATCCCTCAAATTGAGAGATTTGCAAGTAAGTATTCTGCAAACAGAATTACAATAGGTACATTCCATACAATAATTTCTGATATGGTATCAAAAGCAGATAAGCCAACAGGTAATCATTTCTGCTTCATGGTAAATGAAAAAGCTTGGGCTATTGTACAAAGAGTACTTGGTGATTATCTTTCTACTAGAAAGACTGATGGAGCTTATCTCTGGTCTAAGCAAGGTGAAGGAAAGTATATTAAAGTAGGCGCTACATTCGATGCATATGAGTGGGGTAAACGTATTACTGCCCCTGCAGCTTGAAAGAGTTGTATAAAAATTTATTTAATTGCTGGAAGTTCCTTAGAGTCCTATAAACTATAATAGAGTCAGAAATGTTCTATGAATGTTTAATAATTATAGGAATTGGATAATCAGCAGCTAATCTCCTAAAGCCATATAGGTATGGAGAAAGTTCAACGACTAGTAAGTCCTATTGATAGTAGGCATAAATTAAGTAATTAATTGAAATGGTAAACGTCTTATGAAATACATTGTATACATAACAATTAATCTATGTAATGGAAAATTCTACATAGGTGTACACAGAACAAATCCTAATACTTTTGATGGTTATATTGGATGCGGAATTTATAGAGCATCTCAAGCAACTAAAGATTATGTTTTACATAAAGCAGTTAGAAAGTATGGGTACGAAAATTTTAAAAGAACAATAATTAAAATATTTCCAGATAATGAAGAAGGTAGGAAACAAGCATTTGAACTTGAAGCTATTTTAGTAAATGAAACTTTACTTAAAAGTAAATCAACATATAATACTGCTTTAGGTGGTAGAGAAAGTACAACTGAAAATTTAATGAAAACAGTTTATATGTTTGATTTAAACGGAAATTATTTAAGAAGTTTTAAAAGTGCTAGAGAAGCTGCTGCTTATATTCAACCTGATAATCAAGATAATGCTAGAGCAGCTATTAAAAATAATTGTTTAGGAACTACTTCAAGTAGTTATGGTTATTTTTGGAGTTATACAAAAGAATTTACTTATAAAAATGAGCGTGTGAAAGAAGTTGCACAATATACAATAAATGGTAAATTTTTAAGAACATTTAAAAGTATAACAGAAGCGGAAGTAGAATTATCGTTAAATAATATTGCTCAAGCAATTTATAAAAAAGGAAGTGCTGGAGGTTATTAGTGGAGATATTTTGAAGGAGATACTTCAGATATTCCTACATTAGTAAATGTTAAAACTAAAAATCTACTTCTTCCTATTATAATGTTTGATAAATCTGGAAAAGTTATTAAAAAATTTGACTGTGTTAAACAATGTGTTAATGAATATCCTGAATTAAGTGCATCTCAAATAAATAGAGTACTTAATAAAACTATCAAATCTCATAAAGGATATACATTTAAATATCAAGACGATGATATAGTCTAATCTTATTAGAAATAATAAGAGCAGTATTGGGTAATACTATTTCCTTCAAGGTCGATAGAACATTGTCTAGAGAATACCAAGACCCATATTTCTTGTGTATTGATTTGACAACAGGTAAGACATCTACACAACCTCCTATTCAAATGTTCTCATTGAAGGGTAAAGACTACATTTTCAATGAAGTTCTTGGCGTAGGTGGTCGCTCAGGAGGTGAAAGCGGTGTTGTAAGTTCACCTGTAGCTGGTGGTCTTATGACAATTTGGGGATATGCAGGTATTGCTGTATTTAACCCTTATAAATCATTTATCCTTAAAGCTAAGGAATATTGATTTAATTAATAGATTTAAAAAGATTATCTAATAATATTAAGATATGGTAGGAGACGAGGTGCTCTCCTACCTATTCATAGAAATTTATAATGAATTATGGCAAAGAAAGTTAATGACGTAAAGGACGGCGACTTAAAAAGTAATATTGTTGTTCTTAGAAGTGTTTATGGTAAAGTTGGATAGAAATATTTTATTCAACCACAAAGAGATCCTAAAACTGGACGTTTTCCAGAGTGTGTAAAGTAGGTAAATTCATATGGAGATATTATTCTCACAGAAGATGAAAGAAATAGAGAAGCGCAGGGTTTAGTACACTTTATTCCAGTAACTGAAGTGTTTACTATTACTGATGGTAAGTCTTTTAACTTGGATGATATTTATCAAGCTGCTGAATGGGAAGCAATTAAAAATTGTGACCTTATTGCTGTAGATAGATATGCTAAAAATGATAAGGGTGACTATTTAATTGATGGTACTGTAGATAAACACTCTACAAGACCTCGTTATGGTGCTGCTGAGTTATATGTTGATAGACCTGGTCTTGATGCATCTCGTAGAGTTACTAGAAAGAAACTTATTCACCAAGCTATTAACTTCATTCTTGATGATGAAAGAGGCTATGACGGTAGACTGCTTGTAGCTAGAGTATTGGGTAGAAATATGAGAAATCAGCCTAATGCAGATGTTGAGGATTATTTAATTTCTATTGCAGAAAAAACTCCAGAGAAGATTATTAATTGTTACACTGGAGGAGATATGCAATTCCGTATGTTATTTATTGAAGCTCGTGAACATGGAGTAATTAGAAAGAAACAAGGTCTCTATGTTTTTGGTGACGATGGAAAATGTATCTTGGGAGCAACAGATGATGCTGCTATTGAATGGATGAAAAGTCCTAAAAATAGTAAAGTTATGGCTATGATTCGTAAAGATACTTATCCTGAAATGTTCGTAGATGAAGAACTCTCAGATAAGAAACAATAAACAAAATTAATCGTTTTAAATGACAGCTAGGTAGATATTTGAAGCAACTTTAATAGAATTGAGTAAGATTCAAGCTCCAGCTCTTAAACTATATGAATTTAATTACCTTTTTAATAAGGCAATTAATTAGTATATTAATAAAGTATACAATGTATATGATATTAATTAGTAGACTACTGATGATTTAAGAGTATTAAAATCTACGGCTTATTTAAAACCTCATAAGTATAGAGCAGATAATGCTCCTTACAATAATTTTAAGAGCGGGGGTACTAAAACCGCATATAATGGATAGAGTCCTAGCGATGCTACTACATATGCTACAGCTAGTTCTTATTTAAGTGCTGATCATTCTTAGATTCAATCTTTGAATGGTGCTACTTATGAGGTATTTATGCCTATTGATTATTTACATATGCTTAACTGTGTATGTATCTATTATGTTGCAAAACAAAAAGACTGTTGGGATGAAGGTTCATATATTTAGATTCCTGCAACTCGACTTACAGCGGATTCTTGGAGTTAGATTGTAACTGATATTTACAATAGACCTTCTCCAATGCGTCCATATTATTATATACATAATCAAGCTTCTAGTATCACCATTCCAACTTCTCCAGTAACTGCAGTAGAAGGTGGAGTATCAGATACTAATCCTGCAGGATATACCGGTACCGATATGCCTATAGGTGGTTATGAAGTAACTAGTGATAATGGAGCAATTGCAACATCAGATGAGGCTGGTTCTAACTTTTAGAGAACCTTTAAACTTAAAAATGGAGAAGTTTCTAAGGATATTTCTTTAGTAGAGAAACCAACTGCAGTAAGAGTTGCAAACCCAAGCAATGTTCGTTGCGAAATTCGCTATGGTAAAGACGATTCACTTTTCTAGTTAGTAGAAGTACAAATTGATTATGTAAAGAGTCCTCAATTTATTCGTTTGACACAAGAATAGATTGATTTAACTGAAGATACTTCTCAAATTATGGAGTTTCCAGATTATGTAAACCAAGAGATTATAAATGAGTTGGTACACTTAGTTATGGAGCATTCAAATGATCCAAGACTGGCAAATAATATTTAGATGACTAATACTATTGCCCGACCAACTGGACAGTAGTAGGCTGTACCTCAATAGTAGGCAGCTCAACAGTAGTAATTTTAATTAAATTATAACTAATTATGGCAGGTTTAAATTTTTAGACACAAACTATTATTAATAGTAATCTGGATCCAGATTCAGGTAAAGGAGTAGTTCTCTTTGAAGGTAAGAAAGAGAAAGTTGATGGAGTTGAGAAAGATGTTCTCAAGATTAAGAGAGATTTTCTCTTTGTAAAGGATAATGTTGATTGTATTCGTAGACGTAAAGGTTATGCAGCAGAGTTATGTGAAGCAACAATTGACTTTACTAAGTTAACTTCTGTTGTACCTACAGACCATGCAGTTAATTATTTAAGACTTGATATTTATTTAGGAGTAGATGGTGCTGAACCTTATATCTATTCAACTCCTTGGTATCATAAAGGTAAACCTTTCTGGGTAGAATTTCTTGCTAAGAAAGGTGATAACGCTAAGGCTCTTGCAGACAGACTTGAGAAGACAATTAAGTCTAATCATATGTTCCAAGTAGATAAAGACCTTATCAAAGTAACTAATGATGGTTCAGGTAAGATTACTCTTACTGGTGCTACAGAGTATCAGAGATTTAGAAAGGTAACTCTCAATATCTTTGAGGAAACAGCTGATTATGATGATGAAGTAGCAACAATGAATCCTAATAAAGTATAGGCTGCTGACCCTATCGCATTAGTTAAGTTTGGTAAGAATGCATTTGGTACTTATTCTCAGATTATTAAGGATTTGAGACTTCCTACTGCTGCAAATTATCAATGGTCTGCTATTCGTCAAGTAGAAACTCCTATTGTAGGTGCTATATACAATCAGTATATTATTGAATATCATGCTCCTGCTAACAGTCATCCATTAAGCGTTGTTGGTGGACGTCTTAACTCCTATACAACTCATGTATTCTGGGTTAAGAATGATGCTGACTTAGTTAGTGCTTGGGAAACTGCTTTGAATAAAGTTGGCACTATTGTAGATTCAGATACTAATACAGAAGTTTCTACAGATCCTGCTACAGTATCTCAAGCAGAATCAGAATTAACTAAAGGAGTAAAAACTGTTAAGGGTTAATGGAACAAGTGTTGCTTGAATGGATTTTACCAATAATAGGTAGTGGCGGTCTTGGCGCCGCCATTACTTATATTTTTACTTTTAATAGTAAAAAGAAACAAGCAGATGCCGAAGCCGAACAAAGTTTAGTAGAAGTAGAACATAAGAAAGAAGATTTAAAATAGGATTAGTATGATTTCCTGTAGAAGACTTGTGACAAGTATATCAAAGACTACCATGAATTAGAGAGTGATTTTAGAAAACAGCTACAAGAATTAAGAAGAGAAATTGATAAAGTTTCTTTTGAAAAATCTAAAGCTATTGCAGATAAATGTGCAGAAATTGCAGAACTAAAATCGAAAGTTACCTATTTAAAGGGTATACGTTGTTATAATTTTACATGTTAGCATAGAATTAAACAGAATCCTGAAGAAAATAAATCTAAATAATAAGTATAAATGTACATAGAGAAATTAGCTAGTTAGATACGAAATGATGTAGTATCAGGTTTAAGAGGTTATCACTAGAATTTATCTATGAATATAGACTAGCTCTAGGATGAAATAGTAGCTTGTCGATTATCAATAATAAATGAATTACATTCTAAAGGAATTGCTCCTATAGACGATTTATTAATGGCTATTAATTGTGTAGATGTTGATTGTGAATCTTTAGAGAGATGCTCTTGTGGTAAAAAGAGTGATGGCGACACCATTACAGCACATTTTCAAATACCACAACTTGTCACAACATACGGAACTTAGGCTATTAAATATTTAGGAGCTACTGATAGATAGAATAAATTTACTATTGTTACATCATTGTCTGAATTACAAACTATAAAATATAGAAGAAGAGGATTAACTAAACCTTATGTATGGATTGACCTTGCTCCTAATGCAGATGGAATGTTAGATTGTTTTTTATTTAATGCTCCTTTTGTAAGACAAGTATCTATAGTTGCAGTATTTAAAGATCCAAGACAATTAAATAAATATAAGTGTTGTAATTTAGATGATTTAAATGGTCCTGATGTAAATAATAGTTTTATTGATTAGTTAATTAAAGATAAATTAACTAAAGAGAAACTTTATTATTATAGACAAGCAGCTGCTCCTAAATTACCTAATGACTAGCAATATACTTCTGGTAACTAATTAAATACAATATGAATTTTAACTATGCAATAAGTCAAGCTAAAACAGAATATGATGTAACAGGCGATTTAGAAGATTTACAAGAAATTGGTTTAATTGCTTATGATAAAATAGGAAATAAAAATACTATGCTTAAATAGGTATAGTTAAAAGTAGATTGCTCTAATGGGTCTATTTAGTTACCATGTGATGTTTCTATAATAGAAGCAGTTACTTATTGTGGTGAAGATTATAATTATACTAGTAATGTAAAGTATGATGGAGATCCTTACTCTGCAAATGTAGAGAATTATATAGAATCCAGAAAAGCATTTACCAATCCTTATTATATAAGTGGTAAGTTTGTTAAATATAAAAGAGTTGGTAATACATTATATGTAAATAAAGGTTTAGATACAGTAAATTTACTATATCATGCCAATATTTTAGATAAAGATGGATTACCTGATATAAATGATAAAGAAGCAAGTGCTATAGCAGCTTATATAGCTTTTACTATTAAATAGAAAGAAGCGTTTAGAACTCATAATCAAGTAATTATGTAGGAAGCTCAATACTTACGTAAAAGATGGTTGGGTTTATTGGATGCTGCTAGAGTACCTGATTATATTTCACAAAATGAAATGAATGATATACTAGATGCCAAATATTCTTGGGACAGAAAGGTATATAATAAATCATATAAACCAATGTAATGAATAGGGAGGCAATTTTGCTTCCCTATTTTTGTTTCCAATAACTAAATAAATATAAATGAGTAACTTCGCAATGGGGCATTCTTTTACATGCCATGACATATTTATGAATTTTCCAGTTAGAAAGCTTAAAATGACTCCTGAATAGTGTAAAGAAGTCTATTCTGATGGGAGTAAAAGAGATTTAGCAGCTTCTATTTGGATGAGTAGTGTAAGATTAATTCTTGATGATATTATTGAGAATAATACTCAATTTAAATTACCTGGAATGGGTAGAACACAATCTTACATATAGATGAAAAGAACAGAAGGAGATGATTTTAAAAAAGCTTTTAGACGAGGTAAATGGCGTGATGTTGATTTCATTACATCTAATTTCTGTGGTTATTAGTTATAGTTTGTAATGGAAAGTAAAAAAAGAACAAGAAGAGAAAAACCCATTTATTTAGCTACTAGAGACAAAGATAAAATAACTGAATACACTAATTAGGGTAAATAGTATTGAAATAGAAAACAATTTAGGACTATTATGAATAGATATTTGAAATGTATCCAACTATAGCACAATCCGATATAAAAAGAATACTCTAGTATGGTTGGAAAGCCTTTTATTTACATAATAGTTATGGTGGTGATGTGCTTGTTAATTAGGGTAAATTATGGTTTTATTCAGGATATTTGATGAAAGATTCATTACGTTGGTTTGAATATTATTAGCACAAAATGAGAACTAAGTTAAGAGTAATGTATAAGCGTAAGAAAATCAAATGGGATGGATATTACTATTTTGCTCTAACTAGACCACAATATGAAGCTTATTTAGCTTAGAAACATACTGGTAGAGGAAGACCTAAAAAGAATTTTATATTTGAAAAGATTATGTTTTTCAAAATATATGATGAGTGTAACATTATGTAGAATGGACATATAGCTATATTTAGATTTCCATATTCTTGGGATAGAGGTTTTTCTTTTTATCAAGCAAAATTAAAAACAGATAAAGCTGAATTAATATTACTCAGAGAACCTTTAAAGTTCAAAGATATATTATTATCAGAATATAATTATGAATTTATAATAGATGAACAACGTAAATATAAAAAGAAATAATTTATGGCAGGTAATACTATAATGACTGCAAAATCAACTTTTGGAGATGGGCTTATCATGGATTTTGCACCTGATAATACTTAGGCTACTTGTCTCACTCATGCTCTTAATGCTACCTTATTAACTATGAATGGCAATGAGTTATCATTATAGAATGATATGGGTAATGGTAGAGTAGAAACAGCTTATTTACCAGAAGGTTATATTCCAGTAGGTACTTGTGAATTCGGTGATATTATTTATATTGCTTCGTATAATCCATTAACTAATAAGTCTTAGATAGGTTGTTTTCCATCTCCTGAAAGAAATATTAGTAGTAAGGAGCTATCTTCTGCATAGCATAATATTGATAATAGTGCATTCTAGGATTCTAATGGTAAAATTACTAATACCTCTATTAAATAGGTACTTATCGATAATAATCTGAATCCTGGTGATAAGTATATTATATATGTATCATAGACTGATATGTTAGAAAAAAACTATACATATTTATCAGATTTAGGTAATACAGATCATATTCATGGTGGATTTCCTAAAATAGTTAAATTACATATAGTTAGTATAGAGGATTCAGGTAAAATTACTTACCTAGACAGTTCTGTTAGATGGTATGATAAAGTAAAACATACATCAAGTGAGATAAATAATTCGCAATCTGTTACTAAAGACAATATAGGAGAAAAATCGAACCTTGATTTCTATATTAATATAGCATAGGATACCTAGGGAAGTAATTAGCCTGATATTGATAGTTATAGAAACTTATTAAGTTCAGGATATTCTATATTTTAGTCTAAAGTATCAGGTAAATTAGCTATCTTAGCAGAGTTAGAAACTATAACTGGTTTTGAATGTACTTATAATGTATATAAAACAGGTACAAGTACTGAAACAGTAAATGGTGAAATAAAAAAGGATAAAGGAGAAATAGATATTTCACCATGTAATATTAATTATAATCTCTATGATGTATATTTAAATTTTCATTGGAGTACTGATAATTATAATATAAATCCTAAAGGGATAAAGGTAAGTACATCTGAATGGGTTCCTAAAGAGGCGAATAATTCTAGAAAAGCTGGAAGTTGTTCTTATAAAGCATGGACTTATGATAAAACATCTAATGAATTACTAAATAATGTTACTATTACTCAGGCAATAGATAAGTTAGAAACAGAATTTGGTATAACTAATGAGTATAAATATACTGTTGAAAAGAATGGTGAAAATGTACCGGAAGAAATAAAAGGATATGTTATAGGAGATGCTATTAATTATGAATAGTTTAAACAAGATTATAATTTTGATTCTTTTAAAGAGAATGTTTTAAATAAAATAAAAGAAGACCAATCTTACTCTTTCAATAAGATAACTTAGTATGTAGAAAATAATAAACCGATAGTAGGACAATACTTAATTGATCTTGACTAGATTATTTATGAAAAGTCAGAAGAAGAGTCCGAAAAGGGACAGATAAAATATTATACAACTAATTCTGATGGAGGATTATCAGAAATTAAACCTTATGCAATTCCAGATACTATTGTAAATAACTACTTTAAGAATTCATTTTGTAAAAAGTTAGGTTCTTTTAAGGTGCCTGTTAGCCAAACTGTAACTATAAATGATAACTCACTTGAAACAAGAGAAGTACCTATTGATAATTCTAACTTTATATATCATTACAAAGTTACTCCAGTTATGACTTATGGAGATTTAGATGTATATGAATAGGAAGGATATATTGATTTTAGCAAAATAAATAGTGGTAATATTGAATTAACTAATTGGAGATATTTTAATGGAGAAAATTTAAGTACTATACAATTAGGACTAGATTGCTATGTAGAAAAGGGTAAAGGTATAGAAGAGGTAGTTTTAGAGTTTTGTGATAACTAGGGAATAGCTGCTGCATATCATATTAATAACAGAGTTTCTTATTCCGGAGTAATGCCTTTAAATATACAATTAAATCAAGCTGGAACTTTAACTAATATTGATTCAAAAGGTAATACTATTTACCATGCTGGAACAGTTTTAGATAAGGAAACTAATAGTTCGGTATATTTAATAACTAAAAGTGGTAAAACAGTGAAGGATAAACCTTCTACAGGAGAGTTAAATAAGCATTATTATGCTTGTAGCAATGATGCAGGTATTATCTATAGCAATATGCTTTATTTAGTTAAAATCACAGTAAAGTATACAACTAAAGATATTTTAGGTAATTATAATTCATTATATACAAGTGATTATAGAGTTTTCTATCGTTGGTTATGGACTAACACTTCTTTTAATTAGTATTATACCTCATTAAAAGATTATAATGACTAGAAATTAACATTAAATCTAGATATAGCTCCTACATATGATTCTAAATTAGATACTAAAGTAGTTGATTATAAAGCATCTACTACAGTATCAAATAATTTATCTGATACACTATCTGCTAATGTGCAACAAATAAAGGGAGAAATAGATGTATCTTTAGATGCAGGTTTATAGGAAACTTATGATACATTTAGTTTAAGTGAAGGTGCTAACAGTGAAACTATTAAAGAGGTATTATAGATAATTAGTTATATTGGAAACACTTATGTAACTTCTCCTAATAATAATGGTTATATGAATATGTAGGGTACATTACAAGAAGCTCCTATATTATAGCCTTTAGTATCTTCTACTTATTCTACTACAGATTTAAGTACTTCATTACTGCATTAGTTAGGATATACTACAGATAGTTCAGCTAAAGAATTATGGGAAGATTACACCAATTATAAAAATTAGTGGAAAGTAGAATATAAAGATAATAAAGATTCAGAAACTGCAAAGATAAATTACTATAACTATAATTATCAGGAAACAGAAGTACCTAATGCTCCTTGTAAAACATAGTAGTTAAATGAATTATAGAATAATAAACTAAAATTGAATATAGAATTATTAGATTTTAGTAAATATGTTCCTATGTATAATAATTCCAGTATGTCAGGTACTCTAATTAAACCTTTAATTAGTTGTCAAGCTGATTTGGTTAAATTTGGACTTGATGATGATTTTGATGTATATTATACTTCAGGCGTATATGATACTTATATACTTTGGTCTTGGGAGTTAACTCATGCAGTTACAATGAATGGTTATGATGCTAAAGTATCACCCTACTCTGGTACTGGAATTCCCTATTGGTTATCAAGTACTAGTTATGGAAAAAGACCTCAAATAGACGGTCATACTGCGGGAGAAATGGATAGAGATTCTATTTTAAAAAACAGATATAATTTTTTAACGTTTAGTTAGAACTGGTCAGATGGTAAACAGTAGTTTCGTAATTATATAATGGCTAAAAATGGAATTAATTCTTTTACTCAAAATGCTAAGAATGAACTTCCTTTATGTACTCTGTTATCTTATCCCTCTAATGTAGAAGATCGTTCTGGATGCACTGTAGATGATAATATAAATGAAAATACGTGGTATGAAATAAGTACCTATGTAATGACTGATTCAGCAGGTAACAAAAGAATGGTAAATATGGCTTCTAATAATAGAGGTAGGATCAGAAATAGTTTAATTGCTTTATTTGGAAATTTATATAAAGTATCTAATGAAGTTTCTACTTAGAGTGTAACTGTAACAAAAGACATAATTTATCTATAGCCATATACTTCTACATATACAGTAGATATGGTTTATAAGGCAGAGTTTAAAAAAGGAGATTCAGGAGTAACTGACTTTAAGCCTTATTTAAATATTAACGGGTATAACTATAACAGTTATGTATAGAAGTTATTAAATAATAAGCCTAAAGATAATGTTAATAACCCTATAAATGAATCTAATATAAATATAGAAATAGGCAGTGTATTAAAAACATTACCTATATAGTTATAGGTAAATTATAAAACTCCAGATACTAGTATAGAATCTTTTGATACTAAATATTTATTACAACCATGTAGTATAGGTTCAAAAGCTCCAATAATGAGTGTGTCAGGTAATTATAATAGTAATACTCTTTATATATATAAAGATGGGTAGTTACAGCCTTGGGATGTTTATACTCCTAGTATTTATACATCACTCTATCATATATATAATGGAGATTTAATTTTTGATTACATATATAATATTAATCCAGAAAATCCTGGAAAACTGGTGGATCTTTCAAATATTAATGAAATAAGATTCGAGAAAACAAATTCTGGATTTTTATTTAAATATGAGAATGGAGATTTATATTTAGCATCAAGTACTAATTACAAAGATGAAGCTAGAATTTGTACTAGAAGCATATCACATGATGGTAATGACCCAGATTAGATTATATATGCATTTAACAGTCAAGAGAAACTAGTTCCTTGGTTAGCAGTTCTTAAATAATTATGGCAACAACAGAAAGTAAAGTACTAGCTACAGAACTTTCACTTAATACAATGATGAAAGTTCTACCTACTAAGGGTAACTTAGTTTATGAGTATAATCCTTTAAGAAATTATAGACTAACTTAGAACAAATATGAATACTAGGAATAGTTCTATACAGAGTAGGAATTAGAAGATACTTTTGATATAATCATAGATAAAACATATAAAGTAGTACCAAATGCTAAATTAAGAGAAGATGGTACAAAAGGACCTGTAGACAATACTAACAATCCTGAAATAAACCTACCTATTGTAGCCTTTAAAGATGGTTCTTATGCACAACACTTTTAGATTATTGGAATAGGATCTGATAGTAATAATGTAACAGACGAATATGGTAGGTATTTACCTAATAAAACAACTGCCGTTGCTTGGAAAGTACGATATAATAACCAATCATATTTGGTAGATGATTTTCTTAAAAATATAAATTCTATATTTCCATGGACTGGAGGAACTCAATGGCTTAAAAAAACTGTTGTAGATAATAAAGAAATTTATGTACCTCTAACAGAGAATACGCCTATATTGCATGAAATAGGAGAATTATCAGATTTTATAACAGATGAATTATAGTTTGATCTAGAACATCCAGTAAATATTACTCCTTAGTATAGTTATGATGGTTCAGTCAACTTAATTATTAATGATGGTATAAATGTACCAAGATTAATTAATAGTAGGTTTAGTGCTACGGGTAAAAATACTTATGAGATAATAGATAGAAAAGGAGATAATGACACTAATATATATGACCAAGGTACATAGTTTGATATTGATACTTCATTATTTAAACGTGTTTGTACTATACCTAAATTAGAGTACAAAGGAACTACATCTGGAGGAAATTTAAAAATAGGTAACTATCATTTTTATATTAAATTATCTGATGCTGATGGTAATGAAACAGACTTTGTTGCAGAATCAGGATTAGTTAGTGTATTTATAGGTTTTAGTAATCCATCTAGTATAACTACTGGTGTTAAAAATTAGAATAGTTATAAAGGTGTTTCATTATATTTATCTAATATAGACTTATCTTATAACTATTTATATGTTTATTATTCTCGTTACACTGCAGAATAGGAAGAAAATTTTAACACAGAATATAAAAAGATAGATAAAAAGTTTATAATATCTAATTCAGGAACTGCTACTGTAAATATTACAGGTTTTGAGCCTACATTTGATGTTACTGATAAAGATATTAATATGAGTTATGAAATAATAGATGCAGCTAAAACTCAGGAATAGTGTTAGAATATGTTATTTCTAGGTAATGTACATAAATAGGATATTCCATATGATAAGTTATAGGATTTATCTCTACATTTTTTACCTTACCTAGAAGAGAAGGATTACATATGTAATATAGATGAGAATTATATAGTATCATCTACCAGCTAGGGATATTATAATTCAGAATTTATATATAAATATACCGGATATTGGAATGAGGAATTATATAGATTAGGAGTAGTATATATATTACCTAATGGTTAGTTAACACCTGTCTTTAATATTAGAGGTAACACTAATATTCAAAAGTATGAAGAAATAACTTATTCACAATATAATATACCTGATAAAGTTGTTTATAATGAAAGCAATTATTTAGTAGTGTCTAAGGGAGCTAAAAATGTTTAGAATGAAAATGTAAAAGGAGTTGTTAGACTTAAATCTAATAGAGATACTAATGTAATTCACGGATTTGATATTAGAATATCTAAAGAAGCAATATAGGAACTTAAAAAATATGCCACTGGATTTTTCTTTGTTAGATAGTCTCGTATTCCTACAATATTAGCTTAGGGAGTAACTATGGGTGTAGATTAGGAAGCTCATGTTCCTTGTATAGCTACTGCTGATGGTATTTTAACAGAATTAGGTAGTAACCTAAATACTACTCATGTTGAAACTTCTGATATTAACGATGTTAATTATGTATCTGAGGGATTTTTAAGCAGATATAGTTTTCATTTTAAAAAGAAGTCATCTGGCTTATTTGGAAAAATATTAAAAGGTATAGCTATAGGTGTTGGAGTAGTAGCTATAGCTGCTGCTTGCGTATTTAAAGCAGGAGCAGGAGCAGGAGCCGCAGTACTAGCAGGAGCTTTTCTATCTGGTGCCATAACTGCAGGTAGTACTGCTATTGGAGGTATTTTAGTAGCGGCAGGTGCTACTGCTACTGGATTAGGAGCTACTTTAGGTATTGCAGGAGCCTCAGCTGTAATAGCAGCAGGTACAGGATTAGCTGTAGGAGCAACATTAGCTACTCTAGGAGTAATTTAGGAAGTACGATATGGTACTAATAGACTATTTAGTAAAAAGAAACTAGATGGTAGAAACACTAAATGTCCTAAAGGATATAAGATAGTTGAAAATGATGAATCTAGAAAATTAACTCAAACATTTAAAGATAGATTAATTATAAAAGACTCATCTAAAGTTAAAGTTTAGGCAATTTTATGTCCTGACTATGAAGTTAATCCAGCCTATTATAATCAAATATTTACTGGTAATAAGCATTTAATAGGTTTGACTATATCTCAAAGTACTAATGGACTTGTAGGTCATAGTTCTAATTATTTTACTAATAAAGGTAGACACTTCTATCTAAATAGTTATTATGATATGAATATACGTAATAGCTATAATTTGCCGATTATATCGGTACCGGATGATGTAAAGTGCGTAGGACTTAATGATTATAAATTTAGAAGTAGAGCAGGTTTAGCAGAAGAGGCTTTTAGATATGAATGTATAGGAGATGATTATAAGAGTGAGTATTCAAAAAATAACTCTAATGAAGATTCAGAAACTATTTCTAATAAAAAGATAAATACAGACATTGTAAGAGGTAGTTTCGGAGCTTATTTAGGTATAGCTTCAGATGCTAATAACTTCTCTCCAGCAGAAACTGTTAATATTTATATTCCTAATTATTCTTTAGCTAATTTACTAGATTATGTAAAAATAAGAATGGATGATAATTCTCCTTATAGTGCAATATCTGATAGAATAGCTTTTAAGGATTTAGAAACTAAATCTCTAGTTGTTGGAGAAACGAATAAAGATAATAATAAATCATTTAGTGTTTATAGAGGAGATTGTTATATATGTTAGTTTACACATCGATTAATACGAAACTTTAATTCTCCTTCTGCTCCTTATAATGATGAAATTGTTGATGAAAATACTTGGAAAGATAACTATAATCCAGAAAAGACAGAAAGCTATGAGAATATAAACTTAGGAGATGTCAATGCTATTTAGTTAGGTATGTGGGTAACCTTTAGAGTACGTTCATCATACAATTTAAATATACGTACTTTAGACAGTTCTAATGTTGATGAAAAACAAATGACAGGACACGCCAGAGGTTATTTCCCATATACTCCTATGAGTGTAGAAGGCACATATAAAATTCCAGAATCACATATTTATAATAAAGGATTTAGTAAATCTCTAAGTGATAGATGGAATAGTCTATTGCCTGATGTTCCTTATATTAAGAATTGGTTTGGAACACGTATTATGTATTCTGATATTCACATTAATGATGCATATAAAAATGGTTATAGAGTATTTAGAAAGACTAATAGTGTTGATTATACTAGAGAATATGGAGAAATAACTAAGTTAATTTCATTAAATTCTAATTTATTAATTATATTTGAACATGGAATTGCAGTTGCTCCAGTTAATTAGACAGCAGTTCAATAGGTATCAGGATAGCTTGTAGCTACTTCTAGAGTACTCCCAGAGACTCCAACTGTTATTTCTGATATGTTTGGTAGTCAATGGGCAGATAGTATTCTGAAGACTCCAGGAAAAAGAGGAGATAGTACTTAGTATGTGTATGGCGTAGATACTATAGCTAAGAAGATTTGGAAGACTGATGGAAGCTCTCTAATCTGTATTTCAGATGTTAAAGTACAAGAATTTCTAAATAATAATATCACACTTGGTGAAAGAGAGGCTACACCTACATTAGGAATTCGTAATGTAAAAACTTGTTATAATTCTTATAAAGGAGATGTAATGTTTACTTTCTATGATAACACTACTGGGTTCTAGGAGAAAGTATGGAATTTATGCTATAATGAATTGTTGGATAAATTTATTACATTCTATAGTTGGGTTCCTAGTTTTATGGAGAATATAAATAATATACCATTCTCATTTAATAGGGATACTTCTAAGTGGATAGCTAAACTAGGTACAAGTCATTCTACAAGTTCTTTTGCAGATGGTATTACTTTAACTAATGTAGTATTTGATCCTACTTTAGATAGTGAAGTTGTTTAGAATATATCGGTACCTATTAGTTATTTAACTAAGAATGGAACTTATAAAACTACCTATGGAACAGTAATGACAACAAGTTATTTTGTAGGTATATTACAATTATCTAATAGAGTAATCCCTAATTACAATGTACCATATGATATTAGTTATGAATTATGTAGAGATATTTATGGTAACTATAAAAATTTTACTATATAGAAATTAAAGTTCTATAAAGATGGTTAGGAGCATGACACATTCTCTTTAAAAGGTAACGTAGAAGATGCATTATTCCCTGACCATAATATTTCTGTATACGGTTTATATATAAATCCTAAATTACCATTATATACAAGAGATTTAATGGATAAGACTGGAGTTAAGAAAGCCTACTTAACTACTAAAGATGGTAGTGTATTTATACATAAAGATATGAGATCTAGGCTACTTTCTGAACTTTATTATAGAAATAAAAAGAACCATGCTTATGCTGATACAGATGTAAATAAATGGGAACCTAATACTAAAGAAAGTATCAACATTATAGAATAGCAACTAACTGCTAATACTGTATAGGGGGTAACTTCTGACAACTATTTGGAAAAATTTAAAGAAACAGAAGCATATAGAATTATTAATAATTTATATAACTAGTATGGTAAGTTATCAGCTTAGATAGAAGTATCTAATAATGTTTAGTTATCTAAATCTACTAATATTATGTCTATGTATTTCAAATGGAGAGAATTAGTTACTTACTCTAATAACATGTTTAAGTATAATGATAGTCCTATATAGGCTTATATAGTTCATGCACAAACTGTTACTTATTCAGAGTTAATTCATATTAATGCTCCTATATTCAAGAATCTACAAGGTAAAAGAGAAATGTTACCTAAAGATAAATAGATAAATCCTGATACTATAGTTAAACTATTAAATATCAAAGCTACTATAAAGGCTGCTATACCTAATACTGATCAATCACTAGAAGATTATTATTATAATAAGATAGCTAGTTATAATGTAGCTACTTATGAATCTACTGTTGCAGTTATCCCTAAGTGGAATATGTAGTTTTTAAGTACTGATTTCTGGAAACATGGTTAGGCTGGTTCATTTGATATAGCCGATGACATATATTCATGTTATTGGTATGGTAAATAGCATCCATTTGAATTTGAATTTATTGTAGTTAATGATCCTAGTGTCCATAAGATATTTACTAATTTGGAATTAATAGCTAATAAAGCAAAACCTGAATCTTTTCATTATGAAGTAATAGGAGAGGCTTATGATTTTGCAAAAGATAAACCAAATATGTATTTTAGACAAGAAGCTATGAAAGCTCTTTGGCAATATAATGGTTGTGATATTGAGTACAATAATGACTTCCTGAAGATTTAGACTAGACAATAGAATAAGTCAGCAGATTTACCACATAATTATTTTGCAAGAGCTAAGCATATTAATGAAGTAGAGGATAGTTATATAATGGCTTAGGTAGGAACGCATGATTATAGACATTTATCTGGAGGTGAAATTGTATATTATCCAAATAGATAGGAGTTTAGAGTTTGGAATCACGTTCCAGCTGTTGATGTTGATGATTAGACTGATACTTCAGCTTCTTCTTTTGGAGGAAGAGGTTTAATGGCTTCTAATATGCGTTATCTTGAGGATAGATGGAAAGTATAGATAAATCCTTTATTAATTACTTATAAAAATGAGTATGAAAGAAGAAATTCTACTAAGGCTTTATGCACTCCAGAAAATTCTACTTGGAAAGACGGAGCAGGTACTAGATTAGGAGACAAATTACCCCCATTACCTTTGTATAATTCTCCTATTCCAGATGTAGTAAAAGAAAGAGGTGAAATAGCAATTCCTGGATAGTCCTATTCTGTTTCAGATGGATATAATAATACTACTGAAGGAAAGGATAATGCAATGTATAATTTATATAAAGTAGATTTTGAGAATGGAATACATCCATTTGATACATCTTCTTGGTTAGACGATGTAAATATCTATAAGTATAATTTTGGAAGCGCTCAAAATAGAAAGGAAACTGATATGAGAGATAAATTTATAAAGATTAGAATTAGATATTCAGGTAAAGAACTAGCAATAATTGATTTTATAAATACTATATATCAAGTTAGTTATGCATAAAAAAATAAGACTAATATAGAAAGGCTAGGCAGGATTTCAGTTTGTATAGTAGGGATTAGTTGGAGGATTAGTCCCTACTACAGCTGGTTCTGTATTAGATTAGAATACTATAAATGCTATCAATTAGCAATAGACTAATATATGGAAAGCACAACAAGATGAATAGGCTAGAATAAGATAGTAGCAAATAAGTTAGGGTTATTAGACAGCTTCTAATGCCTTAAATCCCATCTCTTAGGGATTAACTAATTTCGGCATAATGTCCGGTAATTATACAATGGCTAATCTAGGTTAGTTAGGTAGTTCTCTTAGCAGTGGTTTCTAGTTAATGTCTAATTGGAAAAATCTATCTAATTAGGATAAGACAGCAGGAGTAGCTGGAATTGGTGGTCAAGCAGTAGATACTTTAGATAATATGTTCTTTGGTAAATAGCATGCTAAGGATTCAGGTTTAACTAAAGGATTAAATAACACTTATGATTCTATATCTAATGCTGCAATGATGTTTTCTCCCGTAGGAACTATTCTTGGAAGTGCTATGAAAGCTGGAAAGTTTATAGGAGATGGATTAACTGCATTAGGAATAGGAACTGATTAGATGACTACTACCGATAAAATATTAGATAGTAGCTTTATGAAACTTACTCCTGCAGGATTAATCAATGGTATAGGTGCAAAAAGAGCTAAGTAGTTCTCTGCTAACAAGGACACTATTGAAAAAGTTGGAAGTGATTATGCAGACTCTGTAAATACTATAGAGGATGCAGTCTCTAAAGCAGGTAAGAAATATGGCTTATTTAGTAATGGTGCTAGAAAACGAGCTAATAGACTTATTGATACTGCTAGAACTCAATAGAATATTATGACTAATATATCTGATGAATATCAAGATTAGTTAGCTAACAAATCATACTTAGCTTATACTAGATATGGATAGGATATTAATGGTGGTATACAACAATAGTATTTAAGAGCTGCTAAGCATGGTGCTATTTTATAGAGAATTAATCTAAGAAAACATAGAAAAGGTGGCCAGCTTAAAGATAAAATAAATATAGAAGTTAAGTAGGAATAGTGGCAACCTATAATTAATCTTGAGTATCCAGAAGTATCTAAATTGAAAGAAGGAGGATAGTTAGAAGAATCTAAAGAGTGGACTCCTATAATTAGTTTAGATATATAGAAGTTAGAAGAAGGTGGTAAAACTGATAAGTCTAAACAAGAACCTGAGAAGGTTGAGGAAACTAATTAGAAAAATGTTATTCCTGAAGGTGCTTTACATGCTCATAAGCATCATATGGAAAATGCAGAAGACTTAACTAAGAAAGGTATACCAGTAGTTGATAATAATGGTGAACAACAAGCTGAGATAGAAAGGGAAGAGTTAATACTTAGCTTAGAAGTAACTAAATAGTTAGAAGATTTACATAAAAGATATTAGGGATATACTAATACTTAGAAAGAGAAAGATGAATTAGCTATTGAAGCTGGAAAGTTACTTGTTTATGAAATTCTACATAATACTGAAGACAGAACTGGTTTAATTAAAGAATGTAAGAAAGGAGGTACACTAGATGGGAATAAGTGATTTATTTGTATCTTATAATTAGGTATAGGCTCCTTCTTATTTAGAGTCTCCTTAGATAGAATATACTCCAATAGGAGAAGAATTAACTAATTAGGAGAATTTAGATAGAATTTAGTCTAGAAATTAGAAAAAAGAAGGATTTGCAGGATGGAATCCTCTAGAACAAAATACTTCAGAAGACAATTCAACAAATACTTCTCATACTCCTGCAAAGGGTTCTAAGTCCTTTAATTTAGCTATGACTTCTTATTTAGCTAAACATCCTGAAGATGCTAAATATAGATAGACACTTACAGAAATAGCTGCAAAGGAATCTAATTTTAATCCTACTGTTAAAAATGCTAAGTCATCTGCTAGTGGATATTTCTAGTTTATAAATAGTACAAGAAAACAATATGCACCACATTTAACTAAAGAACAATTCTTAAATAATCCAGAGGAATAGATTTCTGCTGCGGTTAAGTTACTTAAAGCTAATAGAAATATATCTAGTAAATTCGCTAATTTAAGGGGTCTTAGTTAGTTACAAATTGATTATGGAATGTGGTTTAGTCCGGCAGCTTTAAGTCAATATCTTAAAACTGGTAAATCTAATTTTAAAGATCCACAAGGAACTAGTTTAATGACAGTATTAAATAAAATGGCTTAATGGATAAGAAAAGAATAATTATAGGAGACAAACAATATACTGTAGAAGTAGCTAAAACTGAAGAAGATAGAAAGAAAGGACTTCAAGATAGAGAATAGTTAGCACCTGATGAAGGAATGCTATTTGTTTGGTCTGAATAGTAGCCAGTTATAGAGATGTGGATGAAAAATACTAAAATTCCACTTGACTAGATAGCTATTAATGATGACGATGAAGTAACTACAGTATATAAAGCTTAGCCTGAAGATGAGACATTACATCCATTTCCTAATGCTAAATATATACTTGAAGTAAACTAGAATTCAGGTATAGAAGAGGGAGATGATTTTGAGTTTGACGAATCTGATGATCCTAATAAATATGTAATGAAAGTACTTGCTCCAGATGGTTCAACTCAAATGAATCTGTAGGGAGGAGAACGTATATTTAGTAGAATTTCTACAAAATAGATGATTACTTGGGCTAAAAAAGCAGAAGCTAATAAAGATAATAAGGAGTTATTTAATAAGTATTGTAAGAGACTTGGTAAGAGAATGTTTAAAGAATTATACGCTCAAGACCATAGAGAACCGGAATATGTGAATGCTCCTGAATCTAAGAAAGATTAGAACGATAAAAAATAAATAATTATATAAGTCATCAAAATTATTTGCATTTTAGATAATTAATATGTACTATTGAAATACATAATATTATTAGATAATTAACTAGTTAATTAACAAATTAAATTTAAACACATGCAATTTATTAAGAAGTTTCAAGAAGGTGGAGCTGCTCCAGCACCAGAGGCTGCTGCTCCACAGTAGGGTGGTGAAGACCCAACAGCTATGTTGATGCAAGGTGCTCAGCAAGCAGTACAAAATCAAGATTGTCAAATCGCTATTTAGGTATGTCAAATGGTACTCGAAATGCTTGGTGGAGGTGGTGCCCCAGCAGAAGCAGGTGGACCTGAAGCAGGTGGTGCTCCACAATCAGAACCTGTTTATCGTAGAGGTGGACGTCTTGTAAGAAGAATTTAGAAGTAATTAATTTTAAACGTAGGGATATATCTAGATACTCATTTAGGTATATCCCTAATTTTATAATATGGCAGAATAGACTAAAAAATCGAAATATAATTTTGGAGGTCACGAATTAGATGCTAAATTATATCTCTAGAATATAAGAGATAACGCAGAAACATTTCTTAATTCTAAAACAGATTGGACTCCAGAACAAAAAGAAGAATGGAAGCATGCGTATACTAATTTTACTAATGCTTTATAGGAAGATATTAATAATGGAGGCGGAAGATTCAGTACTGATGAATTCGGAACTATAACAGATACTAAAGGAGAATTTTCTAATACAGATTCTGATAATTACTACTATAATAGTAAAGGTCAGCAAATTAGTTAGGAGGATTATGATACCTTAAAAAAGAGAAAGCAAGGTAAGTATTAGACTTTTGAAGCTAATAGACAATTTGCTTCCTATGCTAATTAGATAGGTAAAGGATTGAGAGAAGCCTTAGCTGCTAAAAATAAAACTTCTGACGATACAAATGGATTTGATTATGCTAAGAACGGATTTGATGCTTATTGGCAAAAGAAATATAATCCAGCAGGAACAGCTAATGACCTCCAACCTTATTGGAATAAAGACAAAGAAGGAGAATATACTAATAGAGTAGCTGAAACTATAGCAGACTTAGATGATTATATGTCTAAGTAGGAAATGAATGATGATGTTAAAGCTGCTTATACTAATTATAGAAATATCTTAGGACAATATAATCCAAGTGATAAGAATTTTAATTTAGATACTTGGAAAAATAACATGATACTTGCTGCTAGTAGAGCAGGTATTAGTGGATGGAATAATGGATATTTTAATATTGGTTCTCAAAGTACTACATCTACAGAAAACAAAAAGCCTGAAGCTTTTGATATAAATAATGACTAGGCAGTTATTGATAAATATAAATTAGCAGACTAGATTGCTGCACATCCTGAGTAGAGAGAGCATCTTCTTGATTTAGCTAGAAGACAATATAATCAGGAATCTTAGAATATGACTGATGAGTACAATGCAGCTGTTAAATAGGAACAAGAAATTGCTAATAATAAAATATGGCAGTAGTATTTAGCTAATGAAGGTAAAAGTTATGCTAATGTAAGTAAAAGAAACTTTGGTACTGAAGTCTTTGGTAACGGTTGGCAGAACGGAAATACTGATTTTGAGTATACTAGTGGAACTAGTCAAGAGGCAATGAGACGTTTATAGAATGCTTTTAAAACTGGAAATAGAAAAGGAGATTTTCTTAGAACCTCTATTAATATGACAGTTAATGGAGGTAAATAGAAGATTTCTAATCTAGGTGAAGCACTTGCTTATTACAAACCATTACTTGATAAAACACAAGGTGGTTGGGATTAGTTTGAAAAAGTATAGGATGCTGCAGGTAATGAGATATATAAATTAAAAGGTTCTGAAAATGCAAAAGGACAACCTCTTTATATATGGTTCAAAAATGGAAAAGCACATGCTTATAGAGACGATCCATATTCTGTGAGAAAGGCTTAGATTATCTCAAGAGCTTAGTTAGGTATGAAATTACAAACTAGAGCTGAAAAAGAGGCTGCAAAAGAAAAGGAAAATAAAAAGGCTCTTAGTAATCCAAATACACCGGAAGATAAAAAGAGACAAATAGCAAGTTAGAGAAAACCTGGAGATACTGAATTTACTGCTACGGATATAGCTAGAATATCTGCAGCCGGAATGGATGTAGCTTCTGCTTTATCAGCATTTGTTCCAGTGTATGGTACTGCCATAAGTGCAGGCACAGGTTTAATTTCTTCTTTAACTAATTTTGGTGCAGATATGTCTGATAAATCTGTATCTGCAGGAGATATGTGGAAAAATCTTGGAACTAATATTGCTATGGATGCCGTAGGATTAGTTCCCGGTTTTGGAACTTCTGGAAAAGCAGGTAAAATAACTAAAACTTTAATTAAATATGTACCTAAGATAGTAACTGCCCTATCTGCAGCTAATGCTTTATCTCCCGAATCTAGAGAATCTTGGGCTAAATTAGCTAGTAAAGAATCTCTTACAGTTAAAGATTGGCAAAATATTGCAGCAGGTTGTTCTGCTTTAGCAGGAGTTTCCAGAGGTGCAGTTGGACATTTTAATGCTCACACGATGGCTAAGGGTACTAAAACTAAAGACTTTAATATAACTGCTTCTGATGGCAAATAGTATAAGGTAACTGCAGAGTAGTTAGAGACTTTAAAGAAATAGAAATCGTTAGAAGATATAAATAAAGAATTCAAGAAGATACATCCTGATGCTGAATTAGGTAGTTTCTTTAGAAATGGTAAATGGTAGTAGTTAAGACATTTACACTTTAATAATCCTCAAGTTAAATCAGTTTATGATTTTAGTCAATTAAACAATTAGGGTACATTTAGTAACTCTAATATATGGAAAGTAGCTAGAGAAAATAATCTACGTGGTATTAGTTTAGATGTAAAAAATCCATATAAGAACTCGTTACTTAAATAGCCAACACCTAGTAGTTCTACTAAAAAGAAATATGAGAAACCTAGAGCAACTGCAAAATCTAAATAGTAGGTAACTAATTCACCGCTAAATAATAGTCCTGAACGATACAATTATGTTCGTAAAAGTGTACAATCTAATACTGGTGATGAAGTAAAAACTTGGAGAGACATATTTACTAAGAATCATTTTTATTTTAAAGAGGGTGGTTCTATTCAGAAATTAGCTAGTGGTAATAGTATAAATGGTAATCCTTGGTTTTCTACTTTAGAAGGTAAAAAGGTAAGTAATCCTGATACGGATTTCCCTGCATCTATAGATATGTCAAAATTAGTATCAATTGATGGAAAAACTGGTAATATTATAGATGCTACTATATCTAATACTCCAGGAACAGTAGATACTCGATATCAAGCAGCTGCTGGAAATACATTAGAAAATACAAGAGCTATAGAATCACATCCTTATTATTAGTGGTTTGATACCCAATTATATAATAATCATAAAATCACTCCGGTGGGTACAGCTTGGTAGGATGCAGCTGACTTAAATATTCCAAAAGGATCTAAAGCATCCTTTAAAGACGAAAATGGAAATTATAGAACATCTTGGACTAATACTAATAATGATATTTATGGAAATCCAGGACAAACATATAATACTGATGAAGCTTATACTCATGGGGTAAGATATGATGGTATTAATGGTGCTAGACATAGTGTTTTCCTAAATAGAGGAACACGTTATTTTTATAAAGATACAGAGGGAAATAAATAGTATGTAAATTTGTCGGATGCAGATAAAAAGAATTATTCTATATCAAAAGAACCAGTATGGTCTGGATGGAGTAATGACAAACATACTTGGTGGGATGATTATGAAATTACTGGAGCTAATTCACAAGTAAACCCTGCTGAAAATAATAAACCTAAATAGTCTAGTAACTTTAGTCTAAAAGACGTTATAAATAAGATGGATGTTACTGATAAATGGGGTATTCCTAGAGCTATGTATGCTGATATAACTAATAGAAAGGTTACAGATATGTTAAAGAAATAGCCTTTATTATTAGATCCACAAGAAGACCATCGTTATATTCAATCTGATTTAGATGCAGAAATGAATGGTCAATAGGCTGCAGCTTAGTTAGCTAGAACAGCTAGTCATCCTATTACATCTGATGGAAATTTACAATCTATGCTCTAGTTAGAAGCAGCAGCTAAAGGCAATGAAGCTATTACTGCAGGACGTCAATAGAGTAATTAGAGATTAAGAGAAATGCAGGAATAGGCTTGGTAGCAAGAAGTAGTTAATCATACAAGTAGACATAATGTTGCTATGTAGAATAGATAGTCTATCTATAATACTGCTAATGAAAATAAAGCTTTAGAAGCAGCATACCTTAATTAGAAATTTACTGTTTGGGATACTCTAGCTTAGGAGAAAGAATTTAAAGCAAAGTCTGATTATGAGCAAATGAGAGCAAGAGCAGATTAGTTTGCACAAGGAGATATAAATAATGCTATTAAATATGGTCTTTCTAATTATGCTGATAAATATGGTTTAACTCCTGAAGACGTTTCTTTATGGAATAAGGTATATACTGACGGTACAGTTAAATTAAGTGATATTTAGAAAGATCCTATTAAATTAAGATAGTGGAATAAGGTATTATCAGCTACTAGATAGATTCAATAGGATTTATTAGGAGAATATTACGGTATTCCTAAATCTAAGTATTGGACTATCAGACAATCTACTCCTTCATATAGTTACAGTACTGAAGTTAAGAAAGCAAAAAAAGGTGCTAAACTAAATTTACGTAAAGTAAGAGAAGCAGCAAAAGGAGAAAAACTTGCAGCAGCATAGTTAAAAGCCTAGACTGCAGATGCTGATAGATTCTATAAAACTACTAAAGACCATATAGATAGAATGTATGATGCTATAAATAGACTAACTAATTATAGTAGTACTAAGAAAAAACGTAAAAAGAAATCTTAATGCCAAGCTAGCAAGATACAGTACATTCTTATAGACCTACTTTACCAGTTACTTATTAGTATCATTTAAAACCTGGAGAATCTTTTTATAAAGATAGAAATGGAAAAGTTACTATTGTCCGCTCTAGAAACGAACAAGTTAGCAAAGATACTAGAAATAATTGGCAAAAGAAATAGGACAGTAAGAATGCTCCAAATATAAGAAAATAGAAGTAGATGACCTAGGCAGAACATAAAACTGCCTAGGTTGCTTCTAATATTTTAGATAGAGCAAGACCTTCTAAATTAGTAACTGCAGTTATTAGAGGTTAGAAACCTATGGACTATATAGATAATGGAAATGAGGGCACTGGTAACGAAATTGTAAACACAGGATTTGACATACTTAGTACTTTTGGCACGAATGCATTATTTAATATGTCAAAGTTTCCAAAGTTAAATCAAATAAATTTACTTACTAAAACAACAGAAGAATCTTCTGATTTGGGATTATTTAACTAGGGAAGACTTGCTTTAATGCGTAGATATAGACAGAATCCTATTTGGGAAAATAATGCAAGAGCTGCAGGATTAACTGATTAGGAAATAGAAACTTTCAGGAACTATGCAAATGGTTTATTATCTACTAAACAATCTTCTGAGCCAAAGGTACCAAGTTTATAGGTTTTATAGGATACTAATTCGTACAGTAGTTATAGTAATATTGCAAGAAATCCTGATGGCTCTATTAAAAGAGAACTTGTTTTAGGAACCGGTCCAAATTCTCCTAAATATACTGGTGTACATGAAGGAGGTCATATGAGCACCATGAATTATAATCCTGCAAATGAGAGAGTTGCATTCAAGTAGTTAATGTCTAATAAAGAAGCTAAAACTGCAATAGATAAGTTAATGCAAAATGCAAATAATCTTGCTGATTAGCTAGAAGTTGACCCTTAGAAAATAGTCAATATAAGAAGAATATTAATAAAAAGGGGTATGACACCGGAACAAGCTGACTAGACTATACTAAAACAAATAAAATATTTGAAAGAGGGTTAGGAAACTAGATCTAGGGGCTTGGCAGCTTAGGAGTGGATGTAGGATAATCATAGTGTAGAAGTTCCATAGACTGTAGATAATGGAGTCAATTTTTTTACTGATAAATCTTTAAGAAACGTATGGAGAGGAATAGCATCAACAATTCCAATAACATAGGGTTATTCACAAATGATGTAGAACAATACCTAGGAAAAGTAGACAAAATAATTTTTACACAAGTAGATTGTTTATATGGTTTACTAGATTCTAATTTTAAAATGAAAACTCTAACTATAACTAAAAATATAGACAAAATTCTAGAACAATGTACTAATTTTCCAGGTTCTACTAATTATATAAATGCTGATTTATACAAAAATAATAGATTAATAGGAAATATAATGATTGATAAATTACCAGAAATATGATATTTAAGTTTGACTAGGGAGGGGCTACTCCTCCCTATGTTGCTTATTAGCCAGTTATAGTGTCTGATAAGCGGACGACTGCTACCTAGGAAGAAGCTGCAGCTGCTAAAGTAGCTAGTGATGCTGATAAGGGTAAATTAACTAGTAAGGATTTATATACTATGCTTAAAGAAAAGCTTAAGGGTCTACCTAGTGATGTAGATGTAGCTATGTGGAAACTTCAATCTGTTGAAGAATCTCTCAATTTAGATTTTTTTCATGATTTTACATCTAATATAGAGAATAGATATTTAAATGCTTTACAAACTATGAATCAACTTTCATTTAGTAGAGAATAGTATGATAAAGCTTTAGATAATGTAAAATCTAATGGAGGACTTAATGAAGCTGCTATAAATTAGTATGGTCAAGTATATATGACTAATGGCAAAGATTATAAGTTAATGTCTCCTGAAGAAGCTAAATAGTCCGGATGGAAACAAATGACTAATTAGGATTTACTTTATTTAAGAGCTAATGATCCTAATTTATCAGGAAAAGATGAGATTTTAAATGTAGTTAATAATGGTATAGGAATTAGTCAAGTAACTAAAATGATACAAGATAGTATTGGAAATTTAGGTACTAATAGTAATTCAGAAACTGCTTATGCTACAACTCAATAGGGTTAGCTTATACAAGGACTTAATGATTTTATTAAAGCAGCCCAAGAAACCGGGCAATATGATGCTTCTATAGAAGATTTATATAAAGCACAAATAATTAATAAAACATAGGCTTAGTAGGCTTAGTAGGCTATTGCTTATATATATAAAACATTACCATAGAATGCTAAATCTTTATTAAAGACTAGAACTGAAGGTGGAACTGATAAAGAAGCTTTAAACTTAATTAGCACATTAGTATTATCTAAAACCAGTGAAGATAGATCCTTTACTGTAGATTTAGAAGGTGGTCCTACTAAAAAATCTATGTCAAAAGATGCTAATGCTGGAAGTAAAGATGATATGAAAACTTCCCTTCCTTTATAGATTATGTAGGATATAGGTGAGTCGGATGTAGCTCCTATAACTATTGATAAGGGTGATGGAATACAAATGTCTGTATATGGCTCATTCTTCTCTGCTGTAACTGATAAAAAAGGAGATACTATTACTAATACTTCTTTGCAAAATATGTTAGCTCAATCTGGTTTACAAGATATAGTTAAGAATGTTAGAAATATAACATTTGGAGATTAGAAACTTACCCCTGAGTAGTTATCTAAAATTACATATAATAATACTGGTGTAGTTAGAGCTGAACTTCCAGTAAATGAAGATGGTACAGTAAAGCTAAGTGTTCTTGATGACTTTAATGCAGCTATGAATGAAATTAAAGGACTTGGAAATGCATCTAGAGAACAAGTAGAAGCTATTAAGGCAAAGTATCATCTTGATTAGTATCTTAAAGATGATGGTACTCCAAATCCTAAACACACTGCTCCATTTATTCTTACTGAAGGTTATACTACAGAGAAAAATGGTATTGAAGATACTGAGTATGTTAAACATATCAAAAATCCTACTGATGACTAGATACAATTAATTAAAGATTCTCTTACTGTGGGCACCGGTAAAGATGCTAAAGTTCCAGATATAGATACTTTTGATTGGTATAATCCGTTTGATTGGTTTGGTACTGAAAATATCTATAAAGCAACTATATATATTCCAATATCTAATAATGTAGGTGCTGCTGTTAGAGGAGGTAATTAGAACTTAGATTATAATGAAGCTCTTAAATATGAAATGAAATATAGGAACTTCTAGAAAATGAATGATGCAAAAACTACAAGCGCTGACGTATTATGAACGATTGGTTAGTAGCAAACATAAATAATCCCGATTTTACAGTTTCTGACTTTAAAAATATCGCGGATATGGGTATAGATAATACACAGTTTTTAAAGAAAGATTAGTATTTAAAGTCAGATTTTATTAAAAATAATCCTGCTTTTAAAGGAAATGATGGAAACTTTGATTAGAAGAAATTTGATAAATATTATGATTAGAGACTTTAGGATTTCTAGTAGTTTAAAAATGATAAAACTCCTGCGGGATTAGAACTTAGTGTGTTTGATACATTAAGAACTCCTAATGATAAGGTTAGAAGTAATGGTTTAAAGATTGGTAGAGGATATAATCCTGATAGATAGAAAATTGGTATTGAAGGAGTAAATGTTTGGAGTAAACCTGAACGTAGTAGGTCAGAATTGGCTCAAACATAGAAAATATTTAATTCTGAAACTGGTAAATTCGAAAATTGGACACCAAATGATAATGCGTTATTTAATGGTAAATCTGATTTTGGTTTGAGTTGGTTAAAATCCTTGTTTTCAGACCCATTAGTATTGGCTCAATACGAAGAAGACACTATAGACAAAGATGGTACCAAACATAAGAAAGGAGACTATAAATTAAATGAGGAAGGTACATATTATTATGAAACTTTAGGAGGTAGAAGTCCTATTGGCAAACAAGTATTATCTTCTTTAGATACTCTTACTGTAGATGGCACTAAATTAAATAAATATGATTTCTTTGATTCTGATGATATTGAAAAATCTGTAGGAGGAGTAATTGCTAAGAATGTAGCTACTCTTATACCTATGTTTGTAGGAGGTCCAATTGGAACTGTTTATTCTACTGCTCTTATAGCTAGAGAAATGGCTAAGTCATTACCTATGTTATATGGGATGACAACTGCTTTATTTAGTGATTCAGAAACTCCTAAATGGATGAATACCATAGCTGCTATGGGAGATAAATTTACCACTGGAACTTCTGACTATGCTAAAGAGCATACCTTTAGTATTGAAAATTTTGGTAATCTTATTTCTGATGTAGCCTTATAGTGGGGTTAGCAAAAAGGCATTGCTTAGGCTATTAATAAACTAAAAGGTAGCAAAAATTATATAGAAGAAGCTATGGAAGATGCAGCCAAATTATACAAGGCTAAAGCTTCTTCTATGCCTATGTAGGCATTATCTTAGACTGGTAATTGGCAAGATAGTGTTTTAGGAGCTGCTTGTATTAAAAAGTACTTACCAGCAGCAGAGAAAGCTATGAAAGAGTCTACTTAGCTAGGACGTGATGCTTCATTAGCTTATATGGCTATCGTATCTAATTCTGATGTGTATGGAGACGCTCTACAACATGGAGCTTCTAAATAGGATGCAGCTGCTATAGCTTTGGGTAGTACTCTAGGTATGTATGCTGTAGACAAATATGCACATCTTGGAGAGTTGTTCTTTGATGATGCTACAGAAGATAGTGTGAAAGCAGCTAGGAATGCTATTAAAAATGAATTATTAGGAGAAGTAGACGAGAAAGGTGCTAGAAAAGGGGGCTTAAAAGCTATATTTGATCAAATAAGTGCTTCTAATGATACTCCAGCTAATAAAGCAGTATAGAAAATACATGCAGCATTAAATAAGACTAAATCTTTTTTAGGCAACTATGCAGATGATTTAAAATATCATACTACAGGATTTTTTGGAAAGGCTGTAGGTGAAGGTTTAGAAGAAGTAGGTGAAGAATTAGTTACAGATACTGCTAAATCTATATATTAGTTAGCAGGATTTTTAGGAGCAGATACTTCAACTGCTGATGTAGGAGCTTGGGATAATGCATTAGAAAGATACTCTATGTCATTTTTAGGAGGTGCTCTTGGTGGAGGTATATTCTATGCTAAAGAAGCTTTTAACGGTGCTTCCTACAAAAGAGATAAATCTAATGAAGAATTAGCTACTTTAATTAGAAATGGGCATATAGGAGAATTACGTGATGAAGTAGAAAAATTACGTAAGAAAGGAAAATTAGGAAGTACTAAATTATCGGCTAGTGATTATGAAACTACTTCTAAAGGAGAAAATGTTTGGTTAACTACTAACAATGAAAAGGATTCTTAGAATTAGAAAATTGCAGACTTAATTAATGATAAAATTACAGCCATTGATACTGTAATAAATAATAATCAAGTTGGTTTAACTGATGATTAGTTATTTAATACAATGGTATTAGGAGAACAAAGATATTAGATGTATAAAGATATTGCTCCTATAACTAATTATTATGAAGATTTTAATGAAGTCTTATCTAATTTAATTAAAGCTGAATTAGATTATAGAACCGCTTCTAAAACACTAGATGGTTCTACAGAACTTACTGATTCTAATAAAATTACTGACTAGAAATTAAGAGCATTAACTCCTGAATAGCAACAAAATAGAAATAATGCGCTTGCTGTATTACAGTAGAAAGTAGAGAAAGCTAGACAAGCTAAAGATGAATTTTTATCAGGAGACACTTCTCTTGATTATACTCGTAAACTAAATTTTGCTCTAGACCCTAATTTACATAGTCCGTTTATGGATATAGATGCCGATTAGACTAAGGAAGCAATAACTAAGTCTTGGGATAGATTTAAATAGATTGAAAAAGTTATCAATCCTGAGTTACATAATTTGACAGATAATGCTCCTCAGTTTAAACAATGGCATTAGAAATTTCAGCAAATAGTTAGTTAGTTAGATTCTAAAGATTTAATATCTAGCTATGCTAATTATGATACTAAGTTAGATACAGAATCAGATGACGAATATAATGCTCGAAATAGTAAACTAGTAGACCCTGTAACTGGGGTAGAAGAATCTGATTAGGATTTTATTAATCGTAAGAATAATAGAACACGTCAAATTGAAGCTCTTAATGATTAGAAAGATGCTGAGTGGGTTAATAATATAATGTAGTAGTTAGCTGTAGTAGGTAATTAGTTAGATCCAATAGCAGCAGGAACATTAAAGAAACTTATTCCTAAGAGAATCAAAGATGTATTAGCTAGAAAAATATAGTTAGCACCATTAAGTAATGAAGTTAAGAGTATTTTGGGTAATCTTAATACGGATTTAAGTAATACTAAGGAAGTATTAGATACTATTAAGAATAGTGCTTTAGCTAAAACTAAGAGTTTAGTTAAATAGAAAGCAGCAAGTATTCCTAAGGTGTATACAAATTTTAAAGGAGAAGAGTTAAATCCTGAAGATTTATTTATGATTGATGGAGAATTTGATATGACTATTTAGGAATTAATAGATAATCCTTCTTAGTTATATGATATTGATGATGTTCAAAAATAGGATATTATCAGTAAATTGCAAACTATTACTGACCCAGAATTATAGAACTAGATATAGAATACTATAGCTAATATAAATGATCCTTAGGCTACTATATAGAATCTTAATTAGATATGGAAGTCTGCTCCTAAATATAAGAATATAATAGAAAATTTATTATCTTTATATGAATTTAAAATATCTAAGGAATAGTCTGATAAAGTAGTTAATAATCTTACTGATTTAGCAAGTGTAATTAGTCCTGATACTAGTATACCTTCATTAGTAAATGATGATATTGGAATATAGGATTAGTTAGATTCAGATGTTGAATCATATGTTTAGACATTAATTCAAAGTGTAAATAACGAAGTAAATTCTCTAGTTGCAGATGTAGGTAATAATGCTATAGTTAAATTACATAACTCTATATAGAGTACTATTAAGAATCCAGTAATTGAATTGGTTAAATCCCTTGCAGGAAAAGTTCTTGATAAAACTCAAATGCCTGATGTTATTGATACTTTAACTAAATTAGACACTAATTTTGATGAAGTTGAAAATATTGGAGAATTAGTACTTGATGGTGAGCAAATGAAAACTCTTTAGAATACTAGAGATGCGTTGGCTATGGTAGCTACATATTTATATGCAGCTTCTAGTACTCCTACAGGTAATAATGTTATAGGACATAACAAAGTAATGAATGAGTATGCTAAAAAACATAGTGACACTATTCAAAACTGGGAAGAACTTCCTGAAATCGATAATGATTATGCAACTATATATCAAGAACAACTTAATTAGTTTATAAAGACTCTCGATGCTTGGATTGATTTATCTAATAATAATGACATAAATAAAAGAAGACAATTTGAGGAGACTGACAAAGCCCTAACTAGAAGTTTTAATGGTTTATGGCAAGCTAATAAACAACATTTTGTTATTGATGTAAAAGATAAACATTATAACTTGTTAGATGGCAGTTTAGATGATAATGTTCCAGATGTTTCTCTATTTAATTATGAAAAGGCTTTTTATGGTAATTTTTAGAAAGCCTTATAGGAATCAGGAATGTCTGTTTCTGAGTTTTTAAAAGAATCTAATATTCTTGATAAATTAATTAGTTTTAATTAGTTAGGAGATTAGAGAAATACTCGATTAAATCCTAAAATGTAGTATGGAGATATGTCAGAATATGACAAACTCCAATATTTAGCAACTATACTATCACTTAATCCAGTTGATTTTTATAACTTTTTAAAAACTTCAGTAGGATAGAACACTGATAAAGCACCTATAGCTAGTTAGGAGTATGCTTCAAAAGTAGCTATTGCTTAGACTACTTAGACTTATAGAGATATAATGAAATATGCTTTTGACAAGTCCGGAAGTAATCTGTATAATGCTAATAATACCGTAATTATTACTGGTGATGCCGGTAGTGGAAAAACTTCTGTAGTAGGTAAATCTGTTATTGATTTTTTGGGACCTGAGACTAAAGTATTATGTGTAGGACCAACTTCTACATAGGCTTAGGGATTAGTTACTTCATTTGGAAGAGGAAAGTCAATGGATATTGAATCCTTGATGAGAAAACTTTTAGGAGATACAGTTTGGGCAGATTTAAAATCTGATTTAAATATAGAGTATAAGCCAAGTAAAAATTAGTTAGAGAAAGATTCTGAATATTTTAGTTATTCTGCAGGTGATTTTGCTTAGACTAGACTTAAAAAAGACTTTACGTTTAATTAGTTAGATGAGATTCCAAATATATTAGCTATAGATGAAGCTACTCATATTCCAGCTCCAGTACTCCAAGTTTTAGATACTTATATGTAGAAAAATGGAGGAACTTTAATGTTACTTGGAGATGAAAAATAGAAAGGATATTATAATAAAAATAATGCCATAGGTAATATGAGACCTGTGGATTTATTTGCTTCTAGAACTCCTGAATTAAGTGTATCTTTACGTGATAATAACATTTAGAAGCAGGCTAATTTGAATAGTGTAAAGACTATCTTGTCTTAGGCTATTACAAATATGTATGAATTGTCAGAATCTGATTTATCATCATACTGGAAAACTATTAATCCTTTACTTTCTAAATTGAACTTTAGAGTTTATAATTAGGATACTTTAGCAGGAGATTTAATTACTAAAACTTTATCAAATGATACTATTAATAAATTAAAAACTTCTACCAATGTGGGATTCATCGGAGATACATCTAGCGCAGCATATTAGGCTATGAAACAAGCAGGTATAAATCCTACTGTATTATCTAAAGATTAGATGTAGGGTTAGGAGTTTGAATATGTAGTAATTGATCAACCATTTACTAAACCTGATGCAGATTTCCATATTAGAGACTTTTTACAGGATTTATATACTTTAATGAGTCGTGGTAAAACTGCTTCTATTTTTATTGATAATGGATTAAGTAATATTATAGGAAATAATACCCAAGATGATTATACTGCTAAGGCTCCTAGTCTTAAAGATAAGATTAATGGAAAGAGTACAATAGAATAGCTTAAAGAAAGAAAACTTGATATTCTTAATTAGTTGGATTTATCTCCTATTGAAGGAGTTGTTTCTCAACAAAATAATTAGTAGAATAATCAATCTACTTAGCAAGCTATGAATCCTACAGACTTTAAAGCACCTGAATCTTTAAACATAGATAAAGATACTGAAGAAGAAATTAATCAGTTAATTGATTCTGAAGAAGAGACTAAAGATTCACATGAAATTGAGGATTCAATAAAAAGTGAATTTACAGTAATGTCTTGGGGAGATTGTACTTTAGTTGGAGCTAAAGCTATAGAAGAAACTCATAAAGGTAAAAATGGTAAAGAGTATAAAGGAAATGCATGGTATTTTGGACCAGATTAGAATGGAGAATTACGTAATATATCAGCTTTAACAGACTAGAAATCAGTTTTCTGGTATAAAGACAAGCAGGCTCTAGAAAAATAGTTATATTAGGTAAAATCTGCTCTGATTTTTAATCATAGTTATGATGAAACTGTTTTAGGTACACATACTAGGGTAATGCCAACCTGTATAACTAATAACTTTAGTAAGGCTGATTGGGACGCTGGTACTTATGAATTAGAGATTCGTTCTGTTGAAGGGGAAATTTAGCCTTCTTTTAAGCCTATGCCGGAAGTAGGTATGACTTATAAAGGAAATAAGTATGTAGCTAATATTATATTTAAGGTTAAAAATAAAAAAGGACAAATATGTAAATTTGACTTAGCAGGTATTAATAACCCTGAAACTTTAACTAGCAATTTAAGTAAAATAAAAGACAGAATTAGTCAAGAACTTTCTGATCCAACTATTTCTGATGAAAGAAAATCTAAATTACAGAATATTCTTAATACAATTGAAAATAGGTCTTAGAAATGGGCTAATTTATTTGATTCTTGGATAAATAAGTATAATAAAGATGGTAGTTTTTCTATAGATATAAGTAAAGCAATAGTTAGATAGAAACATACTTGGTTTACTAAGAGAACTGGACCTGAAATAAGACTAGGAGGTAGAATTGATCCTAATGCTGTTGATAATATTAATGATTTTAATAATATGAAGGATAGAAATCCTGGATTTGTATTTTCAGAAGTATATACTTATGCAGCTAAAGATCCTACCCTATTGAATATTGACCCTTCTTTAAAAGGAAAAGCAGTAGTATTTGTTTCTTCTGATACTTTATTAAAACCAGAGGATTTAGTTAAATAGTACATAAACCAAATTCAAGATCCAGAGCATAATCAGCCTATAGTCAGAATGATTAGACTCCATAATTATGGTATGACATTTAGTCAAATGACAAGCAATGCATTCTGTAATAAAATTTAGGGAGGTGATGATACTCGACTTCCTTATAGAGCTAATTATCATGGAATTTAGATGTTTGTTTCCTTATGGAACTGGAGAGCTGCTTTAAGTAAATTTAATGAAGCTTTAAATAATTGGATGTAGGAAAATTAGTATGATGCTAAGAAACTAGATACATTAATTAAAGCGCAAAATTATTTATTTAATAATAAATAGGTAGATGTAGACACATATTTAACTGGTAAAAAATTAACTAGAGCTGACTTAAATAATTTAGAAAAGTTTAACTAGGAAGTATGTAAAGATATACCTACTTTTAGATTAGGTTACTCGAGTAAACATGACTTTCATGTTTAGAGATTTAAAGTTGCTGGCAGTCAGACTTATAGAAATAAATCTGAAGCTAATTTAATAGTTGTAACTCCTAATAAAGCTAAGTAGTTCTATTAGTTAAGTAATAGAATATTAGGTGCTATTTGTCCTTCACCTTATGTTGACACTTTAGGTCTTTAGTTATTACATCCTGGTGCTTAGAATCCTGATGGAACTAGAGAACCAGATACTCCTTGGGGAGAAAATGAGTTTATTGATATAAATAGTGCAGATCATTAGAGAACTCTTTCAGGTTTATTTACATCTGATTTAAGAATAGTAGAAACTAAAAAGGATAAATCTAAAATAGACATTATATATAAACAAGGCGAGTAGTGGTCTGCAATTCCTAGATATTTAAATAATATTCTTAGAACTGTTACATTCTATTAGTATAACCCTGATTAGCTTTCTGGTAACTATTCAGAATCTGCTAAGGTATCTTGGGATGATAATGGAACAAAGAAAACAATAAGTACTTAGATAGGAGATTTATTTGGCGATGGAGGATTGTTAAAAACAAGAAATGATACTAAAGCTAAACCAGAAGAACATCCTGATAGAAGTCTTGCAGATATGTTTGATTTAATGTTCCATGGGACTACTGATGATATTCATAGAAAATATGATAAGAATAACCCATTAATGAGAGCAGATGATGCCAGATTCCCTTATGGTTTCTTTATTAACCCTGATATATCTAGAACTAAAGAAAGTGCTAGTTCTACTGATATAATTAGTATTAAAGCAGGAAAAGAAACCGTATTTTATCCTATTAAAACTTCTGATGAATTATTTACTTCAGACAATGATTTAAGGGCAGCAGGAATTGATTTATCTATTGATGAACTATTAAATAATACAGTAAGCCCAACTAATTCTACAAATACTTAGACTAGCACTGCTTCAGCAACTACTTAGTCTAAAGTGATTCCATTAGAATAGAGAATGCCTATAGCTGCAGAGGTTCTTAAGTAGGTTAATGACTCAGGTTTTAGCTTTGACGAAGATACCTTAGAGGAGGCTATTGATAAACTAAATGAAATTACTAGAGATTAGATAATAGATGTATTTAAAGCTGTTGGTTAGGACTAGGCTTTAGAATTACCTGTAAATTACACTTATTAGAAAACTGGAGATGTTAAGAAATAGACTTTAAAGGATATAATTAGCTCTTAGGTTCAAGGTGATTTTAATTTAAAAACTAAGAGTGTTAATGGAGAATCCAAATTAATAGTAGAAAACAACGGAACTGAGTATGAATTAGATACTGAAACCTGGATTCTTAAAGGTAATTAGGTATAGAAAGCTAACAATAAATTGGATGAGTTAATTAACTTTAACGGTAAGGAAGTAAAGAAATCAGCAGCTCTTAATTAGCTATTAAATAGTTAGGAATTTAAAAATAAACTTGACGATACTAGTACTCTAGATGAGTTTATATAGGAATTAAATACTCTTATAAATAATGCCGAAACTCTTAATGAGGATTAGATTTCTGAGGCATTACATAAATTAAAAGATGACCTTAATTATATAGATATAACTGGATTAATAGAAGAGAATTATCCAGAATTATATAAAATATTTGAATGCTAATGGCAGTATGTAACTTGCTAAATACCTATAGTCCAGCAGATATAGGTAGAGCCTTAATGACTTATTCGCGTGACGAAAATGCTGATAAATTTATTGATAGATTTATAAATAAATAGGGAATACCTAAAACGACTAGATATAAATTAGATTCGTTAGATTCTGAAGATACTATTTAGAAATCCATTCAAGGATTTAATAAATCTATGGATGATGCAATAACAGCGCTAACTTCTAGAAAACCAGATTTGCTTCCTAAATTTAATGAATTAAGAAGTAAAGTATTAGAAACCCTTCATGTAGACTTAGACGAACACTCGTCTGGGTCTACTCCAGAAGGAGATAGTTCTATTGAAGCTAAGACTACTTTTGAAATATTAGATAATAATTAGTTAAGCCTAGATTAGCATCTTAAAGAGATTTATGGTACTGGAGCATATAATATTATTAGACAACTAAAGGAAGGATTTAATGATAATCTTTTTGCAGCATGCTATTATAATGCAGCTAATGGAGCGTTAGTTGTACAAGCGGATAGTATATTAAATTAGAATCTTATTAATCTTAAAAATAAATACTTTAAATAGATAGTAGAATATTTAAAATCAGTAGATTCTAAGTATGAAAAATTACCTAATGAATTTGTAAATGAAGAAGGATTTATAGGAGGTAAGTATTTTTATGTAATGCAAGCTTTCTATGACCATATGAAACATATTCCTAATTTACAACAGACTTTAGATAGTTTATCTTCTAAAAAACTTAATAATTATGATAAAATATCTAATACAGAGATATATACTTAGGTAGTAAATACCTTATTACAAAATCCTGATTTTAAAAAGACCTTATTTAATATTTATAGATCTGGAAAATAGCAAGATAATGTAAGGAATACATTGTATTCAGCAGACCATTTATCTTCTTATTTCTATGAAGTTAAAAGATTATTAAATACTAAGAAATATCAAGATTTATTAAATATTGAAATAAATGGAAAAACAGTTAAAGATATATTAGATAGTTTTGAATTAGAAAATAATGATTTATTAAATGCTGCAAACGCATATACTTCTCTTATTCATTTCGATGAAATGTTAGTAGACTCTTTAGGAGATTCTATTGACATCAAACAAGGGTAGAAAGGAATGGAATTTGGAGACTCTACTAAATATTCATATAAATAGGATACAGCGCACTAGAAAAAAGGTTGGCAAACAAGTGAATCTGTAAAATCTGAAAAATATGTGGCAAAAATAACTGATGCTTTTCTAAACTAGATAAGAGTATTAAGTTACAAAACTGACCAATTTTAGAATAGAAGATTAAATAGTACTTCGGTTATTGTAGCTGCTAGAAATCTTATTGATGATGTTCTATATAACAAACTTGATTTATTTCAATGGTCTGGAAATAATGATAATAGAAAACAGGCTATTAATGATTTTGCTTTAGCTCTAGCGGATTTACATGATAATCCATAGAATTAGTTATATAAAGCTTTAAGTTTGTTATTTGAACCAGTAAAAGGAAGTAGTTAGAGATTAATTGATACAATTCCATTAAATAATACTACTGCAACCACCGAATATGATTTAAATATATTATATTCATTATATGAAGCTGCTTTAAATGAAAGTAATCCAAATTCTTTAAGATCTTAGGAATTAAAAAATGCTAAGCAAATAAATGGTCCAGTTTCTCAGCTATCTGCTGAAATATCAGGTATTATAGCTAGGAATACTACTATGCATTATCTCGAAACATCTTTTGATGGTGAAACTGGTATGGTTCAAATTAAAGTAAAGAAAAGATACTTTAATAATGCAGATACTTATAAAACTAGAGTAAGAATTAATAGAAATATTAATAATGCTTCAGCTTCTGAACGTGAAGCTAGACGTGATAAATGGAAATTTGATACTATTAGTACTGTAGACGGAAATAAATAGTATTCTGTAGTAATAGGGGACGAAAAAGTTACTTACATATCTACTTAGATATTAAATTCTGATGGTAAATATTAGAATAATGAATTATTTAATGATTTAAATAAAATTGATTTAACTTCCTTTAGATAGAAATTACTTAGAAATGAGGAACTCACTGAACGAGAAAGAAAATTAAAAGACCTACTATCTTTTATTGATGACCATTTAAGTCTAAAGATTCTAGATAACCCTTCATAGAAAATTTAGTAGCTTGAAATATTTTAGTAGTTAAATAAAGATAATTTAAAGGATTTAACTACGTTAGCTATTAAAGCAGCTTATGTTAACTATCTCTATGATGAGGCTGGAGACTAGGATTTTGCATAGTATTTATCTAATACAGGTAAAGATGGAATTTATCGAATTTATGAGAATAATAAAAAGAGCAAACTGTTTACTAATATGTTTAATAACTTAAAGATTACAGTTGCTTCTTTTAAAGATAGTGTACTTGAAGCTTGGAGTGACGCTTATTCTATGTAGTCAGGAGAGGCTTCCAAAGCTACTACCAAAAATAAAGCAGGTGATAATATTCCAAATAATAGTGTAAATAAATTAGGTACTAATATTCATCATTATTTATTTAAATAGAAGGATACTAATGCAGGTAGTTTATTTTTCGTGCAAGATTCTACTAAAATTAGAGGTATTCAACATGACCTAGAAGCTACTTCACAGTGGCAAGAGTCTAAATAGTTAAAGAATTTTTCTCAAGGAGAATTATTCTTTCATTCTGTATTTAATAAGTTCTGGGGAAGCTATTTACAATATGGAACATTTATAATATAGCCTACAGCTTATTCTGATAAAACTACTTTCATTAATTATGAAATTACTAAGAATTTATTTGGAGACGATATTATAAATGATGAAAATCTGAAAGATACTATAGTTGACAATACTATTAAGACTATAGGTACTTTCTATAAAAATGTATGGAATTCGACCAAAAATAAACTGCAAAGACTAACTTATGCTTATAATAATTAGCATAGGACTAACTATACATATCAATAGATGTTAGCTAATATTACTGAACCAGAGTTAATTAAGTTAGCTGATTCTATTGGCGAGAAGGTTACTTTAGATGCAGATTATAGAAAAGCAGGTAAACATTTAGCTGTAAATGAACTCTTATAGTATTATGCAGAAGAGTTATATGCTAATAAAGACACTTTGAATACCTTCTTAGAGCAATAGAAACATTTATTTATACAAAACTTTCTTGATAATAATTGCACTTACCAAGTGGTTGATTTAAATGACTCAGTAGATAATTATTATGGTGAGAAATTGCCTGAATCTATTTCTAATAATCCTATCATGTAGACTATTTTAGGATTATATAAGAATGACTCTAAGGGTAGAAGTGCTTTCTTTAAAAACTGGGTAGACGCTAAGACAGGTAAGTTAATTTTAGCTAAATAGAACGGTTTAAATATTATATCAAATACTAAAATAGATTCTAGTAAAGATATTGTAGTAAATCCATTGCTTGATAAATTCTTCTATGTTGAAGGATTCTTAAGTAATAATTTACGTATGAGTTTAACTGGTTCTGAAATTAATCACCCAGATAAAGCTAAACAAACTACTTATAATTTAGTAAAATCTTGTAATAATTCTGTGGATTTCTTTAAAAAGACTAAAATATAGGTAAGTGAAAATACTTTCTAGTAGGCTAAAGAGTTTTTAAATACAACTAATTCTGTTGCTGACTTAAAATATACTACAATACCTGCTAATATATCAAGCTTTATAAATGATGTTTATCATTAGTCTATGACTATGATAGCTAATGTAGCTTAGGGTACTTAGTTTAAACGTAATGTAATTATACCTGCTACTTTACAGTATTGTCAACCTAAAGTTATAAATGGTATTTCTGCTAAAACTAAATGTGCTGTAATTAGAGATGAAAGAGCTTCAGTATATAACTATAGGGGAGACCATGAGGATGATATTGACTCTGCGGATGGTTCTGCTCAAATTAATCCATTTTAGTCTATTTTAGAGAATAAAGCATTAGGTTCTCAGGCTGTAGGATTTATTAAAAAACCTATTTGGCATGCCTATGACCCCGTAACAGGTACTGCATTCTTAGCTAAGTTTGCAACTGATACTATTACTAATGAAACTATGCGAGCTTCCTTAAATTCTCACACTAGTCTTTTTAAAATGTTTAAAAAGATGACTAACTTACAATGGAAGGGTGATGTAGATTTAATGCAATCCATAGCTTTAGGTAATCTTGATGAATCTAAAATTTTAGCTACAGCTAGATGGTTTAATAATGTTATTCTTGGAAATGCTGATGGTGTTAAAAGTAATTAGTTATACTATAAGGATAAATATGGTGACTAGATTCAAATTACTGGTTTTAACAAAACAATAACTAAAGAAGGAAATACTCTATATTATACTACAGAAGCGCCTGTAATTAAAGGTATAGAAGCTCCTTCGCATAAAGTATATCATGTATTTTATGATTCCCCTGGTCAGAAAAGTAATCATGCTACTTTTGATACTTGGCAATAGGCATAGGCATTTTTAATGGATTAGTCTAATCCAGAAATGACTAATAAACATACCATTAATTCTTTATTTGAATTGCATACAGCTTTAGGAGGTATTAATTGTGTTGATAGTAAGGGAAATTATTCTGAATTCAGTAATGAGGTAGTTGTTAATTTTATGAACGCAGTTGGTCATAAAATTAATGAAGATGCTGATAATGCTCCTCTTGATTAGGATAATTATATACAACCACTTAAATAGTATCATATTGGTTATGCTTTAAATAATACAGCAGTAAAAAATGGTGCATAGAATATTAATCAATCTAGTGCCTGGTATGATGATGAGGACCTTAGTTACTTTGAAGTAGACTCAGATGGTCTTGGAATGTAGATGAATGCTGACCATGATATTATAGATTCTGAACTTACAGAGTTTTCTCAGGTTATTACTGCCACATCAGCATATGGATTTACATATGATAACACTGATGAAATATTTTAGGGTCTTGGAAGAGCTTCTTTAGCTACTACTAAGAAAATGAGTAAAGCTGTAGACACTTTTATTCAGAATTTTGAAGATCCAAAACAAGCTTAGTCTGATTTATATGATGCTATTGGTAGAATTGTAATGAAATCTTCTTCTATTAAAGATAGAGAGAGTTTGTAGCATGTGATTATGTAGGCAGTAGAATCTGTATTCTATAAAAGTAAAAATCATCAGTAGGATAGTTCTAAAATACCATTTAGTGACCCTAATGTATATTCTGATTTCATTGCTACATTAGCTAGTACAATTAACAAAGAAGCTATCAAACGTAAACACCCAGGTTCTGGATGTGTTATGGTTCCTGCTTATCACATGATTCAATATTTTGAGTTTGGTGGTGAGAAATTAATGGCAACTGACATCTTAAAAAGAGCATAGGAAGACTATAAATAGTCCTTAATTACATTATTACAAGGTTATCAGGATTACAACCCAGAAACTAACTCAATAGGAGAGTTCTTTATAAATGGACAATCTACTAAATAGTTAGAAAATTAGGTACAAAAATTAAAAATAGAAAATCCTGATAGAATTGATACATAGGATATAACTAGTTATAATCATTAGCTTATTTAGAGATATTTAAATAGAAAGCAACAAGAAGTAGAAATAAGACCTGATAAAAGCTGGTTTATGCCTTCTGATAATGTAAATATTATTGACTCTGAAGGTAAAGTTCATACTGTAGAATTAAATTCTATGGATGACTATTACAAGTTTAAGGATGGAATTAATGATATAGAAATAGCTAATAATGTATCTATAAAAGTTGACTATAAAAAAGGTACATATAAAATAACTTCACCTACAGCAGAGTTAAATTTAACCAAGGTTAATGGTAAATGGGTAGCAGATTCTACAGAGTTATCAGCAGTAGCTACTTAGTTAGTTGGTAAAGTTACACTACCAAATGGTGAGGTAGTTACCGGAGAAAGACAATAGTATGATTTTAAATATTAGGAAAATATAGTTAGACCGCATGATTTAAGACCTTCTTTACTTAGATGGTAGGATTCTGAAACAGGAGAATATATGAATATATTTGACTCTCCAGTTATTAGAGATGCTTATACTAATCCTAAAGGTAAAAAAGCTAATCACCAATCATTAGTTTAGGCTGAATTAAATAATATTCATAATGGAACTTATACTGATAGATTTGGTAATTAGAAAACTATTATGTAGGGAAGTTTATAGAATTATGCTGCTGAACTTGTGATGTCTAATATCTATAAAGATAAATTTGGGATAGAAAATGAATCTCTTGCTGAAGTTCTTAAATAGGGAGAGGACTATTTTTATAAGAAGTTTAATAAAATAAATGCTCCCGCTAATACTAGTTATGATTTTGCTTTTGTAAAAGATACAGGTAATACTACTTTAATTACTTTAACACCCGTTAAAAATAATGACTATATTTAGTATAAAGGATTTGAAGCTAGTTAGTTAAGTACCAATGATAAAGAAGAAATTTATTTAACTAGAGGTAATAGAGATTTATTTAAAGTTGGTAAATGGATTAATGCTCCAGAGGTTACATATAGAGATGGAGAATTTATAAATAATGATGGTATAGTATTAGATCCTAATCAGTATAGATTAAGGGATTTAGATGATCCAACTTCTGTTCAAAGACGTGTTAATTACATTAAATAGTATGTAGAAACTACTAAATAGATAGTAAAGGGAAGAGTTGTTTATAAAACTCACACCCTTTATGAAATAGCTCCATTATCTGATTTTGAGATAGCTTTAGGTAATAAAGAAGATGCAGCTAAATAGAGAGCTTCTCTTGTCGCTAAAATTTATAGAGCAGATAATTATAAATTAGCTTAGGTAAATAACTATAAAGTATATAGTGGGGATGCTTTTAATCATATTAAATCTGTAAGTAGTTTCTTCTTAGGAAATTAGTTAATTGATTAGGATGTAAAAGACTTATTATAGACTTAGTTAGATAGCATTACAACTACTAATCAATAGAAATCTAAAGATGAACTTGTAGCTTTGTCTAAAGAGAATAAGGCTAAATATAAAGAATTATTAGAATCCTTCTTAAGAAAAGAAGCTCATAAACGATACATCAGTTTCTTAGATTCTTAGAACTTTATAGCTGCCCGTATTCCTGCTCAATCTTTATAGTCCTTTATGACAATGAAAAATATAGCATGGACTGAAAACTCTAAAAATATATCTTATGTAAGTCATTTCTAGACTTATTTATAGGGTTCTGACTATTGAATAAAATATCGTTATTTTATTGACATAACCCTTTACTTGCATAAAATATAACAAGTAATAAATATTGTAGTCGTTAAATCTTGTGAATTGACGGGGAAATCCTTAGAGTTTATTTCACTAACTTATACTAGAAATAGATATAAGGGCTTTAATTAACTATTAAAGATATAGTAAAAGAAAATAAAATTGGACAATCCGCAGCCAAGCATCTTAGATAAGTTTATCAATAAAATTATTTTGCATTGATAATTTTATCAATATACTTATAAAGATGAAGGTTCACAGACTATCTCGAAAGAGAGTAGGAACCTTTTTATAGATAAAAATTATTAAATTTAATTAAAAAAAAATAATATTTATGAAAAGGAAAATTGTAAAAAAATTAAGTAAAGAACAAAAAAGTTTATTAATTGCGTTACTTATCGGAGATGGGACTATCTCTAGCAATTATGTTTTCAAATTAAGTCATTCTAAGCATCAAAGAGAGTTTCTAGAATGGAAAGTTAAATTAGCTACAGATGCAGGATTTAAATTAAATGGAATAAAAGAATATATTTCTAAATGTGGGTACAACACAGGAAAAGAAGTATTGTATTCACAATTTTCTATAAATCCTACTATAAAAGCACTACGTAGAACTGTATATGTTCCAAAGAAAACCCTTACTAGAAAGTTGTTAAATTGGCTTACACCTCAGGGTATAGCAATTTGGTATATGGATGATGGTTGTATAAATATAAACACTTCTAAACAACGTAACAGTATACAATATACTATACGAATAGCTACATGTGTTAGAGAAGATATTGCAAACGTAATTATAAACTATTTTAAGGAAACTTGGAATATTAATATGCATATCTTTAATGAGGGCAAAAATACTTTCTCTATAATGACTTGTGCTTATGAAGACACAATTAAGTTTGTTAATATTGTAAAACCCTATATATTACAAGTCCCATCTTTAAAATATAAAATTAGAAACAATTTTACTAAAGAACAATTTTTACAATTAAATTCCGAAGAGCAAGACAATCATCTTTTAGGTGATTGATGATATAGTCGGTCTTACATTGAAAGATGTAAGGTTAACGGATATTGATAAGGCTTATATAATGGGACAATCTTATGATGAAAATGCTGCCTATATAGGATGGAGTCCTTTATTTAATTATAATAGTATAGAAACTTTACAAGCTAGTAAAACTTTACCTATTCCTAAACATATTGTTGTATATAAAGGCGATTATGATATATCTAGTGATATAAATATTTTAGCTAATTTAACAGATGGTTAGGACTTAACTAAAGTATTATACAATGTTAGAGAATTAGCAAATGCAGATTTTATTAGATAGTTAGGAATAATAATTAAAATTGCAGAAAAACATAATGGTATAAATTATAAGGGAGACGCTGGGGTACTAAAAGCTCTTATAGAGGCTATTAACTGGCACGAAAACTATCTTATTTCTGATAATGTAGCAGAATCAGCATTTAAAAACGTAGCTTCTGCAAACATTTATTAGGTATCACATGATATTAGAAATCGTGATTAGGCATATACAGCTATTGCTATGGGTATTATGCGTAAAGCCGCCGATAATTCTCCAAAAGGTAACTAGGCAGCTACTTTAAATATGCTTAATCCTATGACTAAGTATATTATGTAGTATCAAAACCTTGTAGGTAAGAATGTGATTAGTGTAGCAGCTAATGGTGAAAAAGTGTGGTTTAATACTTTTTATTATTGGACAAAAGTACTAAAGTCTGGTAATTAGGAAGCAATAAATAAATTAAAATTTTAGCATACTTATAAAAGAATAAATGGAAGAGCTAAGGGTACTCCAATAGAGTAGACTATTAATCATATCCCTGATTTAAATAGATATGATGAACAAATAAAGTCGACGTTATAGAGTCAATTTGGTGTTCTTGATAATGAAGATTATAAATATGTTGATCAATTAATCTCCTAGCTTCTTTCTGCAGCTACCGATAATGCTAAAGAGCTTATTCTTGCTAAAATAAATGCAGGAACTAATTTCGCTAGAATGTATGTATATGGAATGATGATGGGATTAAACATAAATGATTTAGTTGCATTTATGACCAGTCCAGTATCAGAACTTATAGATTAGTTAGCTAATCCTAATATGTTCTAGAATGAAAGTGGTAATGCTGCTATGGCTATTAATTTAGCTTAGGGTATTGTTGGAGTTAATAAATTCTTACATGGACAAATAAGAACAGTAAAAGAAGACATTGAAACTGGTGAATAGTAGACAGTATGGATGAATAAAATTAAATATGTAATTAATTCATTAAAAAATACTGATATCTATGATTTAGTTAAGTAGAATGCCGGGTTGTCTGAAGAAGAAGATATTAAAGGATTAGGAAGTGTTATGCAAGCTTATATTAATTATGCCATAATTAATAAGGATGTAGATTTAACTGAATTAATTGATACTAATGATGTTGAAGTTAACTCTTATCTTAGATACTGTCAAGATTTAACAGATAAATTAAGACAAGTTAGAGCACAATATAAGAAAGATTCAGATTTTAAAAATGATATAGAAGAATTTAGAAATCTATATAATGATGCCTCTGAAATTTCTACAATATCCTCAGCTTGGCTAGGACTTAATTAGGGATTACCTACCTCTGAATTAGATTTACTTTCTAGAATGAATCGTATGTCTAAAATAGTTAGTGACCGAGAGAAAGCTCTAAATATAAATGTATCTAAAATATATCCTAAAGAAGGAGCTAAGGAGAAGGAAATTTAGGAAGCGGAATAGGCTAAAGAATAGTTAATTAATAGACTACATGAAAATAATCCTACTTTGGACCCAGAATATATAGCAAATGAATTGGATGTTGCTCACGAACAAGATTTAATTAATAACTTTGATATATATAAATATTTAGTGGATGATGAATATAGAAAACAAGCATCTGATTACTATGATATAATTAAAAGTACTGCTAATGTATTTGAAATGATGGAGTAGATTCCACACTATAAATAGATTTTATAGTTGTTTAAATCACTTGTTGTAGCAAATAATACTTTTGCATCTAAGAGTAGATTAGTTAATAAGCTGCTAGCTAACTCTGAAAATGTTAATGATAAATAGCTAAATGGAGTAATTAAATATGTTGATAAATTAAATACATTATCTTTTATGAGAACCCTTACTCCAATAGTAGTTAATTAGGCGGATGGATTTGATCCATATTTTTAGAGCATTAAAGTTAACAAAATCGATCCAAGTACTATAAATGGTATAGCTACTTTGAAACATTGGGTTGAACATGAGTTTCTTAATTATTTAAAGGAAACTTATCCTAATAATTCTTTAGTTAAACATCTTACTCTAGTTCCTTATAATAATACAGAGGTATTAGCAACTGATATAGATTTGCTTAATCCAGATATAACCATATAGTCTAGAGAGGCTTATGATGATATATTAAGAGGAATGGCTGATTTTGAGACCAGATAGTACTAGGGAGATTATACTATTGCAGATATTTTACAAATGTATAATATAGCAGTAAACAATAACTAGTATGGTGGTGAACGTCTTACTACATCTTTCAAAGTTTGTACTAATCCTAAAAATATTTTAAATTAGTATTTAAAATTTATATCAGATTAGGATTGGGATATTGAAACTGATTAGGAATATAACTATACTGATTATTAGATAGCAGCAGCTCCTATAATTAGTACTTATGCAGAAAGCTACCATTAGGAGCCTTTTGTTAAAGTGAACGACCCTGTTTAGGGATATGTACTCAAAAAATTAGATAGCAATAACTAGTACTAGGAGTATGATTTAATTCCACCACCTGTGTCAGATGAAGATTATCAAAGTAAGATGAATAGATTACAGAATTTTAGTGAGAATAGTCCTTTAGAAATGCCTAATATGCATAATACATTATTCTTAACTAAGACTGTGGATTTTGATGGTAAATTTGAGGATTTAGATGCAGATGAACAAAAATAGACTATAGATGGTATTAGAAACTTGTTAACTTAGTATATAACTTCTAATAAAGCTTCACTTATAAAAGACTGTTAATTAATGGGATGTGATATAAAGGTATTAGTTAATAATTATGTAGACGGTAAATTATAGACCTAGGAGCAAACATTATTAAAAAATACTGATGAGAATATAGATATAAATAGAGCAGTTGAATTAATTACTCAATTGCCTAAAGCTGAACGTACTAAACTAGCTGCTCTTTTTAGGGCAGCTAGAGTACAAGCTTTAAAAGAATCAGATGTAGAAAAACATGAGTTTATTAGTAATACTACCCTTGGATAGCTTTAGGATAAATATCCTGATTTAAAAGAAGCTTTCCCTGAATTGGAGATTAATGAAAATCATACTATAGTAGCTTGTAATCAAATTTAGTTAAATGGTTCTAAGTATTTTGGTAGGGTGATAAGTCCCAGTGGTTCAGATATTTTCTTTGTAAATGGGTTTTATGGTGCTTAGGACTTATTTAATTATCTTGATTAGAGATAGAAAATAAAGAAAGCTATAGATAATAACACACTTAGAGAAGACCTGAAAGAATATCAAGAGGAATTAAATTCTATAATAAATAAATATAATATTACCGGAGAAAAACTTTTATTAGATTATTTAGATAATAAATCTAAGTATAAACCTTTTAAAGATTCAAATGGTAATAATATAATTCCTTCTAAGACTCTTAATAATATACTATGTAAGATACAGGGCATATATAATTCAGATATAGGTAAGTCTGACTTAGAATTAGCTATTAGGAGTATAAAAGACTCTAAACATAAAAATAGATTTGAATATAAACTTACTATGAAAAATTTATATTCAGTACTTTCTAACTATATACAAGATATGCCATCTTTCTAGGATTTTAATGATTTAAGTTAGGAAGATTTATAGCAGTTTTTACATAATATATTCTTATTTGATCCTAATTTAATGAAAGCTAGAGTTTCTAAAATAATAGGAGGAGAAACCAAAGAAGTCACTAAAGAGGCGGTAGATAAAAAAATTCCGCAAACTGAAATTAAAAAGAAATGGAAAGAATTATAGGAATAGTGGGATAAATAGGGAGTCAAACTAGAATCTTTAGCCAAAACTATTAAGAATAGTCCAGAATAGGCAATTGGACTATTAAAAACAGCATTAGCTAATTTAAACCCGGATATATCTATTTAGGATGATAAAATATAGATTAAATATAAAACTAAAGAAGAAGTATAGTAGAAAGAATCTGCTAAATAGTTAATTTTATCTTTCCCATATTCGTCTTTAGGTGAAGTATATAATTTTGGTTATGATTCTAAATACTTATTTAGTCCTGTAAAAGCAGAAGAAGGAGTTGATACTGATGGTATGTATCATGGGGTATATATTTATAAATATTATAATCCAAGTGCTAAAGTTACACATTATGCTATATCTAGAAGTATAATATCTCCTAATTCATATTCTCAAACATTTAGTTCTTTAGAAGCAGCAAAAGCTAAAATAGATGATTGGAATGCTACACAAACTCTTAGAGAATCAGGATTATACTCAATTAAGATGCATCCAACTGCTCCACGTACTTCTAAAATAGAACTAAAGGGAATTAAAGAAGGGTAGATAATAACTACTTTAGATATTTAGTTACCTAGTATATCTAAGTTGCCTGAAATATTTAAACAAGCATTAAATGGTACTTTAGCAGATTTTAGAAAAATATTTCCTGATATAGAAGGTATTGAAACTCTAAATACTCCTGAGAAAGCTGCTGCTTTTATTTATTTATTTACTAAAGACTTAAAAACAGCTGAAAATAAAAACACCGATATTAATTAGTTAATTAAAAATAATTAGAAATTAGGTAAAGAAATAGTAGATAAGATAAATAAAGCTGAAACTAAAAGTTATCTGGTAGAGGAAATGCGGGGTAAAATAGCTACTCTTAAATATCTAGAAAACAATGGTAATAAAATAGATATTACTGGTAAATTTGGAGATGAAGCAGCTACAAAACCTACTACAGCTTCAATGGAATAGGCAGTCCAATATTTTAATGAAAAGTTTGGTATAGCTATAAATACTATGTCTCAAACTGAACTAAATGACTTTGGATAGTAGAATAAAATTAATGTAAAAAATGCTAGAGCCTTTATATATAATGGACAAATCTATATAAATAGTAGTAATGCTAATGTATCTGATGTATTTCACGAGATGGCTCATATATTTTTAGGAGTTTTAAAAGCTAAATATCCTGATAGTTATCAAGCGATTATAACTAAATACTAGCAAAAACCTAAATTTAGAACTAATTTAGACTATATTAATGAAGCTTATACTAACTTTGCAATGTAGGATAAATTAGAGGAGTGTGTAGCGGATATGATAGCTGATTAGATGTTTTAGAAATAGAGCTTACTTAAGGAATTTAAAGGTCAGGATTTTTTAGAAGATTTCAAATTCATATTTGACAATTTTCCTCAAAATGTAGCAAATCCCATAGCTGAATCAGGATTATCTTTTGATACATTTATGAAAGAAGGAATTTCAGAAAACTCAGAAGCTATAAAAAGAAATATGAAGATAGCCAATTTAATTAGATAGAATATAGAATTAGGTAAAATAAAAGAATTTGGTTGTTAATGGGATGTAAGTATAGATTTAATAACAAAGTATATAATTCATATCAATCTTTAATAGAAGAATTTAGTGATGGTGATATTTAGAGTGCTCTAGCTATATTATATAGTTTAGAGCATGATAAGTAGACCTTATTATACGATAAATTAGATAAACTTAAAAAGGAATATAAATTCTCAGCAAATAAAGAATCTCCTATAGATGATGTAGATATAAATGTAGGAAAGGATTTTACTACCTAGACATTTATTGATTCGGCTTACTTTAAAGTAGATGGTAAACCTCCTATGTTTCGTATAGATTTTGATAATGAATACTTACCTATAGTTAAAGAGCAGTTAATAAATTAGGGATATACAGAATAGCAGGCTGAGGATACTATAAAACAAAGAAAGTAGAATTGGGAAACTATAGCTAAAGATGCTGCTGACGCTCACCGAATTATAGTTTCTTCTACTAGTTAGGATGATGATAGGCATTTTGCTGGAGCTACTTTAAATACATCTTTACAACCAGTATTTAATTAGTTACATGACGTAGTTAACTCTGTAGAAAAAGAGGTACTTAAGAAAAATAGGGGAAATAGAGCTTATTTATTAAAAAACTTAAATGTCTCTGCTAAACTACGTGATTAGATAGAAAATATCATAGGACATATTGATTATTTATGTGTAAAACCAGATGGAACTTTAGATATATATAATCTTGCTGTATCTATAGATAATGAATCCGATTGGGCTACTGTTAAAAAAGAAAAGTATAAATATAAACTAGCGTTCTTAAAACGAATTTTAGCATATAATGGTATAAACGCTACTGATATTAGAGTTAATCTTATTCCTATAAAGGTTAAATATGATAATTAGTTCTAGAATATTACTGGAATAGAAGTATCTAAAGCTATTAGCTATGATATGAAAGATTCTCAATATACTATGTAGAAATATGATAATATAGTAGCTAATTTTATAGATTCTAATATAGAAGCTATTGATATTAATGATGAGGACTTTAATACTATCAATACACAATTGGCAAGAATTTTTCCTAATTAGAGTATAGAAGTTACAGCGAGTGGTATTAAGGAATCAGCTAAAGGATGGGTTAAAGCCAATTGGAATATGATAGCTAAACCTTCAGAAGAGAAGGGTTGGGATATATTGTTTCCTGGATAGAAAGAAACCGTTCATGTAGATGATACTAGAATAGGTGAAAATAATGAATAGGTTGTAGCCATGGTAACTAAATTGGAAGATTAGCTAATAAATTCTACACCAGCATAGAAAGCATCCTATCGTGTTGTAGCAGATATACAAGCTGCTTATGAATAGGGATTAGATTCTTTTTATTGTTCTTTAAAAAATAGTTCTTTTATACAAAAGTAGTTAAATAAGTATTTTGAGTTTGATACTAGAGACTCTGATGGTAAACCAGATTATAAGTGGGAACTGATAGATAATAACACTCTAACTAATGCTAATATATTATTATTTAAGCATAAAGTTACTAATTAGATTGATATTGTTACAATTACTCCATTTGATGTTAGCACTAAAGTCAAATATAAAGGAAGAGAAAATTTATTAGGTTCTTATCTTACAGACTTAAATAATAGAAATTTTACAATGTAGGCTAATTATGGTAATATTGAAGCTATAAAAACTCTTACTGCTTTAAACTAGATATTACCTAAATTACCTTTTACCCCTAAATTAGGAACTTTAAAAGTGGTAGGAATATCCAATTTGCATGATAAAAAAGGTTGTGAAATGGATATATCTATGTTATTACCTCATTTTAAGACAATAGTAGATGTAGTTAAAGAAAATAATAGCTCACTGAGTTTAAACAATAACTTTGAAGGTGTGGAAACTATAGATCCTGCTGAATTAATGATTCAAACTTGGCGAGAAGCTTTAAGTAGTCATCCAGAAGTATCTGAACTTAAAGAAATAGAAGATGATATTATATCAAAAACTAATTTAGATGGAACTATAGTAGATGGTTTGGAAACTACTAAAACTATTGAAGGTAAACTAATTAAGCTTTAGACTATTATTGATAAAATAGAACATATGGATAGATTACCTAAAAATCCTAGAAGAATTAAAGAATTAGTTTATTCGGCAGATAAAACATTATCTTCTTTAGCAAAAGTTTATATATCAGCTTTAAGAGCATTAAATATGTATAATGGAGATTTATCTCTTGAGAATGAAGCTTTTGGATAGATGTCTGAATATATATTTAAAACTCAAAGTATTCCTAATACAAATGTTCGTGTAACTGGTTTTATGTTTTAGTAGGCTGTAAACAAAGTAGCTGATAGAGTTTTACATGAATATTCTCCATTACGTAAGGTTATGAATAAATTTTTTGAAGCAAAAGGATATACAGCATTACGTAATAGTACTATAGGTGATGAAGTACGAATCTTTAAAAATCTTTATGATCCATATTATTTGAGTGTTGGAGAATTGAAATTTAAAAATCCTTATGACGAAGCTAATGACCTAGATACTTCAGAAAGAGAATTTTTAAAAAATGTTTTATTTGAAATAAATAAGATAAGATATGAAATGCGAGGTTAGACTTGGTAGTTTACTGGAATTAATGATTCACATCTTATTGATTCTATTAAAAATACAAATTATTTGGATGTTCCTCTGGAAAGAGCTTCAATTGCCACTCGTAGAACTAAGGCTAAGTAGGGTTTTAAGGAATTTGGACAAAGATGGATGAAGCGAATAATGCATCCGGTAGATGCTTATAATGAATTTATGGATGATACTCTTAATGAAGAAGAGAGAGCCGAAAGAAAAGCTGACTTAGAAAATTTACAAGCATATAATCCATTTAAAAGATCTGAAGATTCTAATAGACGAGCTAACTGGTTAAATGAAAAAGGATTGGATTACTTTGAAACTAATGTTGAAAATATTCTAATTGACTTTATGGAAAAACATATTTAGTCTGTTGAATATTAGAAGATGTTAACTAGAACTAAAGGTATTTTACTTGATTTATATTTAAAAGGAGAAACAGAAGACGATTTTAGAAATGTAGAACATACTGTGAAAACTATAAATGATTTTTTATCAGTTTCTGTATTTAATTAGTCTATAATGGAACCCCAAACTAAAACTGTTGAAGCTTTAATTGATCCTATTAGAAGGGCTGTTAGTAAATGTTATATTGCTGGAAATGTAGCAGGAACTGTTCGAGATACTATTCAAGGTTTATTTGAAAACTTAGCAAGAAGTATAAATAAATATCAAACAGATATAACTGCTGCTGAAGTTCTTAGTGGATATAAAGAAGTAATAGTAGAGGGACCTCAAAATATTATGACTATTAGTAAACTTAATTAGTTAAATCTTAAATACAGATTATCTAATATGGATATTGCTAAAATTTCTGAAGGTTAGAAAACTTGTAGAGGTGGTATTTTAAATTGGGAAAATTGGGCTTACTCCACTCTTTATGGACCTGACTATTTAAATAGAATGGTATTATTTACTGCACAAATGAAACATGATGGGGTATTTGATGCTTATTATATTAAAGATGGTTAGTTAGTCTATGATTGGAGACGAGATAAGCGTTTTGATTTATATGCAAAAGGTGACAGAACAGATGAAATTGCTTATTAGAAGTAGCGTTCTTTATATCTTAGTTTAATGCGTATGATAAATTAGGAAAATGGAACTAGTTTAACTGAGGGAGATGATTTACCTGATGCATATACTCAAGCTTAGGTAACTTCATTTAAAAATCTCGCAGACAGTATATATGGAGCATATAACTAGAGTACTAAAGCTAAATATGAAAACATTGCAATAGGTCGTAATTTTGCAGTTTTTTCTACATGGATGAATGGTTTAATAGATAACTATGGAAAATCAAGACAAATCTCAAATAGTTCTTATCATGCAGAGCAAGAAACTAAAAATGGTAAACCTCTATACTGGAATAAATAGGGAGAAGCTGTAACTTTAGAAGAGGGAGGCGATGAAAATACTCCTGTAGTTAAATATGTTCCAGATATGGTACAAGGGATAATTTATACAATAGCTGATACTCTTAAAGAATTTCATTACAATGGTATAGATGGTTTCAAAGAAAATATTTGGAATAATGAGGTACAATAGGCTAATTTACGTAAATTATTCTCCGATTTATTAGTTAGCCTAATAGTAGCGGGTCTATTTGGATTAGTATTTAATCCTATGTATAAAGACCACAAAAAAAGTGCAGATGGTTAGAATTTAATAGGTAATGCGATTACTGAACTTGTATATAAAGGGGGTCATAGTGCTTTTGACGGATTTAAAGGACCATTAGCAGTATTAGATTATTTAGGTAATTCTACCAATCCTGCCACTTATAAATTATAGTCTAAAATAATTAATGATATGTGGAATTTAGTTACTGGAAATAAATCTTTAACTGAAACTATAATGAATTCACAAGCATTATTTAGAAGTTTTCAAGATACCTATAAATTATGGGCTAAAAATCAATAATTATTTTTATGAAACCTAGAGACAATTTATCTACTAAATATCCTAGATGCCATTATAATAAATTAGGTAAAACTAAAATGACATTTGATACCACAGATTTAGCTGAGAAATATCTCAAAAAGATGCACCTAGATACTTATACTATTTATCAATGTACTTATTGTAATAAGTATCATATATCACACATAAATTAAAAAAAATAGGGGCAAGCTAGCTAATGCTAACTCACCCCTATAAAGTAAAAAATAGGGTAGTATGCCAGCTTTACGCCAACATACTACCCTTAATTATTATTTATTATACCATATTACATGCGTATATTCCATATTTTTGTTTTTATCTTCATCTCGTGTAAAGGAAGAAGGAGATAGCCATTTACCTGTCCAATCTCCATTCTCATTAGAATACTGTCCTTCACCATCGGTATCAAGAAACCATCTTTCTTTAACATATTCTCTAAATTCATCTCTAGTAAAGAGGTCTCCATTACTTAATTCTTTCATATTAATTATTTTGTAATTGTCTTATTCTCTCTTGACATATATGAATAATCTTTTCGTAGTCTTCTATTCTAGCTTCACTCTCAGTCTTTCCTTGTAATACCTTAGTTCTATATATACGTTTAACTATATCGGCATCCCAAGGATTTAATTTCCAATCTTGCCATACAGACCAAGGCTGAATTACAGACTTAGAATAGTTACTTTCTCCAATATTTTTATCTCTTACCTTAGAATCATCTGGAAGTATTCCAATCTTTTGCAAATATTTAAAAAGATCAAGATTATTATTTATATATTCAGGAGTTATTAATTGCATTATTTGATATGTACTTTATAATGAATTTTATCTAATAATTCTGCCAGATTTATAGGTGTGAAGTTATTATTATCTACACCTACATCATACTGATTATCTAAATAATTCCATGGCTTATCCGGTGTACTATGTACATGACCATGTAATTGAATTATAGGACGATTAGTAGCTGGGTCTGGTAGAGAACCAAATGGAAAGTGATTAAGAATTATAGTTTTCTTCCTCACTTTAATTACTTCTTCCCAAGATACTGTTTCGCATCTAAAAGGAGTCTCAAAACTTTTCATAATATTTAGATTATCATGGTTTCCCATAATAAAGTTTATATGTCCATTTAGACGTCTTATAAAATCTGGGATGAGTGATTTATCACCTAAAGCAAAATCCCCCAAGTGATAGACTGTATCACCCTGAGAAACCACTTTATTCCAATTTGCTATTATAGTTTCATTCATTTCCTCAACAGAAGAAAATGGACGATTACAATACTTAATTATATTAGCATGATTAAAATGAGTGTCTGAAGTTACCCAAATATGTTTTGCTTCTTCTATTGTATATTTAATCATTTTAAGATTATATCAATAACTATTTTTATAATTACACCTATATTTATGCCTATGAGAAACACCCAAAACTCAGAATTATTTTGGTTCATATGTAGTTATAGTTACTTCTTTTGGAAATACTTCTATTAAATCTTTATCTACATCCACTTGGTCTTTAAAATTCCAATACCAAGTATAATACCAATCAAAAGAATAATATTTATCTTCAATCTTTATAATAGCAGTATAATTAATATAAGACTTTTCTAAGTCAAAATAATTAGTATGATATTGTGTATTTATTATTTCTATATGTGAATATAAGTTATCTAAATAATTACAAATTTCGTCTCGGGTATGGGATTCACGAAATTTTTCAAACTCTTCTGCCATATCTTCAGGCATATATTCTTCTATTTCTTCCAATTCATAATCTCTATTAAGTATATAGTAATATTCGTCTAGTCTTAATTTCATAATTCTAAAAAGTCTCTAACATCAATGTAATCTATACCAAAATTCTCAGCACACTTTTTATCTGAGTCTGAAAAATCTCCTGGCTTACCAGAAGCATCCCCTATCATTAACATCTCCTGTTTATTTTGAACACCCCAACCGTCAGACATAGCTTCTAACATTCCTATATTTGGTTTTCTAAGAGGATCGTTGCTATCGTTAGAGGGACAATATATAGAATCTCCTATTTCACAAAGTAAATAGTTAACACAAAAACTTGTGATACCTAATATTTTAGCATCAAAGTCATACTCTGACACGAATCTACCAATACCTCCTTGATTAGTCACAACAAAGAAACAATCTAAATTAGGCATTTTCTTTTTAATCTTATCTAATACAGGAAGTTGTATTCTAAAATCTGTAATATCTTCAGGGAATGTTTTACCTGAAATAGTCTTAATTAAAGTGCCGTCCAAATCAATGAACAGCACTTTTTTAGTTTCAAAATCAATCATTCACAATATTGCTTAATTAATACTTCATCAGTTATAGCATCTCTTTGATAACTAGTATTAAGTTCTCTCATAGCTAAGCTATAACCCTCCCAATTATCAACCCCTTCAGCTTCTAGAGCTGCTAATTTTTCAGAGCCTCTAATTAATTGTAAAAGGGTATCTTTATTTACAGATATAGTATTATTTACGACTTCGATAACACTATTACCCCATGGAATACTCTTGTACTCATGGTCTGGAATATTTTCCATGTCTGCCCAAGTGGCATCAGAACCTAAAGATGCTTCAAAATCTAACACATCTTGTACTGAGCAGAAGTCATTGCAATCATCTACAAGATATTCAAAAGTCTCTTTAACTTTATACATTATACTAAGATGCTTTTAAGATTACCTACGAATTTATTTGCCTGAGCCTTGATATTCTCAATATCCTTAATTTCAGACTGAATCTTCTTTACTTCCTCTTCTTTTTCTGAAATCTTATCATTCATTTTGGAGATTAAAGAGACAGCTTTATCGTGAGCGGTCTGAAAAGAAGACTGAATATTATTTAACTTAGAGCTAAAAGAAAGACCAAACAAATTCTGTAATGAGTTCATATAACAATATTTTTTTAAAAAATAAATAATTGATCTAATTAATACTAATCTAAATATTTAATTACTCGTAAGTTACTTTTATTGTATCTAACACATAATTATGGTAATACTCCTCTAATTTAGGTATAATTTCATTTAAAAGAGTTGACTTATGATTAAATGCCCAGTTATAATTAGGAATTTCCTCTATAGGCAACCATTTAATTCCATCAACTTCATCTTTCTCTCCACCCTCTTGAAGTTTACCAATGTGCTTTCTAAGACTTAAAATACATAGATGTCTTAAAGTAACATTACCTTTATTACACTTTTTAGGGTCAGTCTCCACGTTAATTAATGCAAAAGCTTCTGAAGGAATACTAACCCCACATTCTTCAGCAACTTCTCTAGAACATGCTTCAGTAGCAGATTCTCCACCATCTAAATATCCACATGGCATATTCCATTTACCTTGGTCATCAGGTGTTCCTTTACCTCTTTTATTAATTAATACATACCATTTACCATCTTTTTCTTTAGCTAATACTACACAACTAACTGCACAATACCTACCGCTCCAAAGGGTTTCTCCTTTATGAGGACCTTCTGGAATAGTATAAGAATAAGATTTTTCTATTTTACCTATTTGATTCATTTGCTTAAAAATAATGAAACTTTCTCTAAACATCTACTACATATATATTTACGTTCATTAAGTGTCCATCTCCTACCATAGTACTCTAGGATTCCCACTTGCTTGTCTAAATCTATAGTAGAGCCACAAAAATCACAAGTATAACTAATGTTTTTACCCATTTATTTATAATATTTATATAATGAAGTTACATTAGGATCTTTACCACCATCATAAATGCACACAGTCTGAATGATTTTACAACCTTGACGAATTTCTTTAAGAGCTTCTTCTATTTTATTTCTAGTAGTACCTGAATAAAAAGAGTCATCAAATAAGATAAAATCATCAACGTCTATTTGATTAACTAATATTTGTGCTTTAGTATCTTCTTGTCGCAATCCTCCATTAACTAGTATTACCTGCTCAAAAGTTCTACGTATCTCACCCGGTATATAGTTATATACAGCTCTTCCAAAAGCACCTGTAAGAATCAAACCATTCCAACCAAATGTAGGAATACCTCTATTTACCCACAGATGCTCATCGTAACACCATTGAACTAACTTATCCCAGGCAGCATCAATAATACTCTTATGCCCTCGAATCATATCATCTAGGTGATTAAAAAAGTCTTCACCACTAGGATGATTTTTAAGAATCTCTTCTACTTTTTTATCTAAGAAGTTCATTTTCTTTTATATTTAATCAATTTTATAAGAGGTTTGTTAAGCTTAGAAAGAAATCTATCGTCTATATAAATTAAAAATTTACCTAATTCATACACAGCTATAACAGAGTTTAATGCTGGACATAAAACCAAAAGTAATACACTATCTGATTCATTCTCGGAATCGTATCTAATATATAAAATAGCTCCTATAGCTGAAATTATATAAATAGCTAACCCAATTATTACCATTTTTTATAGGCTTTATAAGTAATCAAATTATACAGTTTTTTATTAAGATATGATAAACTAATAGGCAAGAAGTCCATTATTTCTATGAAGCATATACCACTATTTACTACAGGACAGAATACTAAAAATATAGTCCAACTATCCTCATCAAATATGGCTTGATCATATCTAATACTTAATATAGCTCCTATAATAGATATTATATATATTATAATTAAGATAGTCATTATACCTTAGTTAATTTTAAAAATTCTTTGTGCATTGGATTAGCTATTTCCTGAGCCATAGGATGTGCATCAGGAGCATCTCTTCTCTTAAAGAAGTTTTCCCAAGCATCTTCAAATCCGCAAGAGATAAGCTCAGACTTAATACCTAGAGGAAGTACAGAACGAGCCTGCTGTGGTGTCCAACCATTCTTTAACATTCTAAAATAGCCCCACTCAGCGTGTTGTAAAAAATCAATGTAATTAGTACCTCTAATATCCCAACAAGGTTGAATAAAAGTTAACTCATTACCAAACTTATCTTTAGAATAATTACAATAACGAGTACTCTCTGCTAAATGAGATAATCCTACATGAGTTCTAAACTCGTCCATAACTCCACGACTAAGAATCATGTGAACTGTGTATCTTTTAGGATAATATTCAGAGTCAGTCTTATCAAAATATTTTGAAAGAGTATTCATCTGATTCCACATTAATTTATAATATCGATAATTAGTGGTTACGTAAACTGTATAACCCTCTTCCCAAGTTTCTACTACTTTATAATGTATCCATAAGTCATTATATGTTCTACTACTTGTAAGAATATCAATTAAAGATCTAAATTCAGGTTCTGGCATTTTAAGATGTACGGTACCAAACTCAAGAGGTCTGTCATGTCCTCTAGATTCTAGCATATTTACAAACTTCTCATAAGAAGTGTCTGTAATCTTATCTTCGCTTTTATAACTAACTCGTGCACATCTTTCAATATGTTTTTTGATTCCTACTAAAGAGAAATCTGTTTGATTAATAAATTCAAATGACTGTTTAATTAACTTCATATTAAGATTGATTATTTAATTTATACACTAATTCAGAAACAGAAGCCTTTAGACTTGTATTTTGCTTAGTCAAAGCCTTTACCTCTTTCTGTAATTCAAGTATTTTAACTTTGGCTTTAGCTAAATCAAAGTCTTCAGGAACTTCAAGTTTAGATGCTTTAATTAAGGCATTCAAGTTAGTTATAGTTTGCTTCTGAGATTGTATTTTGCTTCGTAACTTAAATTCTGGATCAGATTCATCTATCCAAGATTCTAGTTCACCAAGACGTCTCATAGCTTTACTATAATAAACTTTTCGATTAGCATCATACTCTTTAAAGTTATCAATTTTATGTTCTAAACTTTGAATTGTACTTTTTAATTTACCAACATATACTCTAACTGGATCTAGTAGTAGAGGATTCATTGATTTTACCATAATCCTATTGTCTTTCCTACTTCATTATCTATTAAACAATACTGAGAACCATCAGACAATGTTTGAATAAACTTCTTACAATGTTCGACAATTTCAGCTTCTTTTTTAACACCAACAATTTGTCCTGTTCTATAAGGGTCTGTTTTAGTAGATTTAGAAGCATCTATACCTACAAAAAATACAGCTTTATCTTTATAAGTAGCACACTCTTTACAAGCATGGTCAGCATATCCAATAGCCTTATTGTGCAACTTTTCTACTTCTTTAGCATTTTCCTCTGTAAGTAAAGAGTTCATAATAATTCCATTATCGGCTTCCTTACCGCAAATTGGACACAAATATTTAACTATTGAAACTCCTAATTTATCAGGCATTTCCTATAATTTCATAATTCATAAAATTTTGATCTTTATATTTAATTAAATTATCTAATTGCCAACAAGTACAAGGTTCTATTTCGGGATACATATAGCTAGGAATTATTGCTAATTCTCTAGCATTTCCCCAACAATATCTTCTAGAACAACCCCAATACTTTGTTGGATTATCTTCTTTAAGCTCTAATTCTGGTGTATCATAAAATATGTGTAATTTACCCTTATGTTTTTGACCATAGTCATCATTGAGGTAATCATACGTTATATAATCAGAATCTCGAGCTATCCATAATTTTTTACTCATTTGAATAATATAGAATTGTTGGATTATCTTTATGTATATCTATATTATCTAGTTTAGCTATAGCTAATTCTTGTTTAAATTGCTCTAAATCAAATCCTAGAGTAATTACATGAATACCATTTACTGTAGGAACATAATATAATATTTTATTTATATTAGGTCTACATTTTCTAACTAAATCTAAATACTTATTTATAAGACTCCAATCCTTAGTATCAAAATCTAATATCCATTTTGATTTATACTTATTACATCTTTTTCTGCCAAGAGCTCTAGATACACATTTAAATAATTTATGAGTTCCTAATTCTATAGCTTCTAAAACTTCCCTAATTATTTCATATTGTACTTCTTTACAATTTCTAGGATTTACCCAAAAATATGCTCTAGCATTGAAAGCCTTACACAAAGTAGCAATTTCCTCCTTCTTAGATAAGAAAGTTTCTTTATCAAAGAAATGATAATCTTTAATAACATAACCACTACTACTTACATTATTTTTTTCTTTATTTCTTTGCATTACTTGTACAAAGAAAAAGTCTCCCTGGTCTGAGAGATTGTCAAACCAGGGAGCTACTATATTAAAATTATCTATTGTCATTTAATTGCCATTTAAAGGATATTTATCTTTGTAGTTGTTATAAAAACTCCTAATAACCTTCTCTGTAACTTGTAAATCTCTGTTTTTATCACGCTCAATACATACAGATAAAGGAGTATCAAAGAAGTCTTTATACTCTATAGAATGATTTCCATAAGCTGTAACTAGAACACGATAGTTATCTAATACTTTTTCATTTAAATTAGTATTATCAATAACTATATCATAACCTCTAAGTAAGGCTTCAATTAGAGCTTCTTCTTGTATATGTTGTACAAGCTTTTCTCTACTGGGAACCCAATACTTACCAAGCATAAGTCGAATATCATCTTGATTAATTCTAACTCTATGTTCAGGGTCTTCAAGAACCCATTGCTTAGCCCATGTGGACTTTCCACTTGCTGGAAGACCTCTACATATAATTAATTTACTCATTTTCTTCTACAGTAATATTTGGTTCGCCTATCATTTCAATACTATCTACATCTTCACCATTATACCCTTTTCCAGATGAGGCTAATCTAATAGCATCTTCTTCTGATTCTGCATCTACTTCATATACACGGCATAATCTACCTGTGCACTTATATTCCATAATAACTACATAGTTCATATAATACTAGCAAAGATTAAAAATAATATCATTAGTATAATCGTAAACATACTTACAATTATACCTTTCTCATAAAAATATGTATCTTTCCAGTTTTTATTCCATCCAATATTATTAGCTAATTTAATCATTAGATATTCTTTAAAGCTTCTCTTATGAATCTCTTTGTATCATCTATTGCTTGTGCAATAGTTTCTTCATCTAGAGCAACTTCTGCCATAAAGTTTTCAGATAGTCTATCTACTACACATTCCCTGAATAATTCAGGAGTTTGTGTATCTTCTTCTAGATAATCTGTAAATGCTAATTCTAAATCTCTTCTATAATTAGTTTCGTCAATTTCAACTATTCCTTTTAATTTCATAATTATTTAATTATTAGTGAACCCAATGGTCATTTATATCTATATCTGCACCTAAAAATACATTAGGACAGAATGGCTTACCTCCAGCTATCATACAATCAATCAATACTTTACCTACTTGTTCTTTAATTGCTACTGGACACTCTAAGTTAAACTCATCATGGGCTGGTACACACATTTTTACCTTATCTATTAGCTTATGATCCACAATCCAATTAAATAGTTTAATAGAAGACAATTTAAAGCACATTGCTCCTCTATTTTGTATACGATAGTTAATAGATTGTTTCTCAGAAGCTGCTTTACGCTGCATATAATGTCTTACTTCTTGTACAATCTCATCTTGTGGATTACGTTTTCTTACATTTTGATAATATTCCCAAAATCCAGGTTCCTGCATCTTGTTATGAGTCTCTTTTAACTCTTCAGCATCATAAATATGTGCTCTATGTCCAGTAAGAGGATTAAGTAGTATATAACCATCTCTCATAACAGCCATTCTACAATAATCTTGGTATCTTTTTATTCCTGGAAAACCTTCCATAAAATTATCATAAATTTCTTTTGCTTCTTCTACAGGAATACCATCATTTTTAGATATAGTATTATAGTCTCCTCCATAATTAATAGCAAACTCAATAGATTTAGCTTTTTGTCTCCAATTATGATAAAGCTTCTTTATATCCTCAATCTTAGTGTCTCTTGGAATTATATTAGGATAACTCATGTAGGCTACCAAAGAATGAACATCACCACAACCATGTTCAAATAGGTCTATCATCTTCTCATCTTTAGAAACAGATGCAATAATACGAGATTCCTGACTTTGATAATCAGCAGATAACCAAGCATTGCCTTCCTCAGATGTAAAACATGCTCTAGTTTCTGGATCATGAGGTAAATTTTGCATATTCAGTTTCCAAACACCTCCACCAGAACTAACTCTTGCAGTATCTGTACCTATAGAATGAAAATCTGCATGTATTCTACCAGTTTTAGGATTAATTGCATTTAACCAGTTTTGTCCATAAGTAGATACGACTTTAGCAGCTTCTTGATACTCCAAAAATATAGGAATAATTGGAAAGTCATTCTTTTGAGGCTTTAAAACATTTGCTTCAATAGACTTCTTTTTCTGTTTAGTCTTTTTGTCAAATGTTTCCACATTAATTCCAAGCAACTCAAATAGAGGTATTACTTGTTTTTGACTACTCCAATTTATCACACATTTAGGTTCAGTATCAAATCCTGTAAATAAATCACCTTGAGTGTCAATTTGTGTAAACTGATTCTTAATTACTTTCTTATAAGCATCAACCTTACCATCAGGAGTTTGTAAGTCTTCCTGAGGAAACCTTTTATATCCATCTTTAATTAGTCTCTTTACCTCAGCAGGATAATCTGCAGAATACTTTGGATATTTAAGTTCAGGATATTGAATATCATAGCCACTATGAGGATTTTCTTTATCCCAAGCTACTACCCAAGCATTTAATTCTGAAATAGCTTTATTAAGTTTAGCTTGATCTTTAGCCATTTTAGCCTTCCACTTTGTAACATCGAGATGAACTCCACAATATTTAAAGTAAGCAAGAGATTTAACAAATTCACATTCTAGCTCTACTGCGAGTTTCATACCTTGCTTTTCTACCTCAATATCTTGTTTCTCTTTTATATCCTCTATATATGTAACATCTCCTGCTGCATAAATAACGACCTCAGTAGTTAAACCATCATTAATAATTTTACCCCGAACAGTTTTATCAATGTTAATATTTAAATAATTCCATGCAGCTGCCCTTAAACTCTTTTCACGCATTGAAGCTGGATACCCTAGGTATAATAGCTGTTCTACTATCATGCCATCCCAAATATGCTTAGGATAGATTCCCTGAACATATAAAAAGGTTAAATCAAACATCAAATTCCATCCAAGAAATAGTCTATCTGATTCTAGATAGTTTTTAACTATTTGCTTTTCTTTTGGAGTTAGAGTAGTCCAATCAATAACTACTTGATTATCTCTATTACCTAACTGTATAGTTAATAAAGCTTTAGTATGACAGTCAAGTCCCTTAGTTTCAGAATCTAACTGACATAGTTTAAGCGGCAACAGAACAGACATTGTCTGTTCCATTGTCGCTTCTATATATTTATCAGTTTGAAATAAGCTTTTATTATGACTAACTAAATAAATCATTGATAATTACAAATAGTTAAATTATTTAGAACTATATCTTCATTATCAATATTTAATTTATCTTTTATAGCTTCTTCTGCAGCTTCTTTTAATTCTTCTTCATTAATAACTAAATGTTTACCTTCTTTATACTGAGGAATGGTAATATCTACAAAAGTGCCCAATTCAACATTTACTTCTACAGTAACATTTCTATCATTTGGTTCATTCCAAGGTGCACTTGGGTCATTATAAGCTCCTGCTGGATAATTGTCTGTCATGCTAAATAGTCATTTAACCACTTTACTCCATACTCATCTATTACCTTTTCATCTATCTTTATAGCTTCAAGTTCTATATCTTCAAACTTTTGATCATACCAATCTTCAAATTGAGCCTCATCATATTCATCTATATCCGGACTATCTAAATAGCTAAATGAGTTAATACACTCATCGATTAATTCATTCGCATAACTATCTTCTAATGTAGGGTCTTCCTCACTTTCAATTACTTCATTTATTGAAGCATCACTAGCAACTGGATACTTAGCAATAACTAGCCACCAATTTCCATTAAGAAATTCTTCCTTAGATACCATTATATTAATTTAGATAATTGTAAATTGCATCTCTTTCTTATTCTATCTAAAGCTTTTTCTTTTATCTGTCTAACTCTTTCGACACCAATACCAAACATATCTCCTACTTCCTGCTTAGACATAGGATTTATTCCTATACCAAATAACATAACAATAATATCATGTTCTCTAACAGGAAGTATATTTAGACACTTACATAATTCCTTATTAATAAAACTTTTATTAACTTGTTCATCAAGAGAAGGTTCTCCATCTGGTATCACATCACATACTTGACTATTTTCTTCATCCCCACCAATAAAATCATCAACACTAACTAATCTATTAGAAAATTGTGCTAAATAATCTATTTGCTTTTCAGGGATATTAGTTAAAGTATGTAATTCATTTGTGGTTGGATTTCTACCATTCTTTTTGATAAACTCGTTAGTAGCTCTTAATATTTGAATTACTTTTAAGTGTTGAGTTACTGGTAATCTAATTTCACGACCATACCAATATATAGTAGTATAAATACATTGTTTTATCCACCAAGCAGAATAATTAAGAAATTTAACACCTCTAGTTGGGTCAAACTTATTTACAGATTTACATAAGCCTTCCAATCCTGAAGATATTAAATCCATAAGGGGAATACCTCTATTTTGAAACTGCTTAGCAATAGTTACTACAAATCTTAAATTAGAAGTAATTACTTTTTCTCTTGCCTTTTCATCTCCATTTTGAGCTTCAATAATTAACTTGTTTATTTCTTCATTATCTAATATTTTATATTTAGATATATCTCGAAAATAACTCTGAAGTAGAGAATCAGACTTGTCAGAAAAAATAACTCTTTTATTCATTAATTGTAGACTTAGCTAGTTCTATAGCCTCATCTAATTGTTTTTCTTCTTGGGTTGGTCTATTAAGACCTATACGTATACTAAGAATAGTAAGATAAGCTTCCATTGCTCTAAGTTGAGCTATCAATAAGTCTTTATTAAGATTATCTATAGAAGTTTTATCTATTTTATTAATTAAGAAATCTCTAAGCTTTGTAGTTTTAATTTCTAATTCTTTATACTCTGTAAGTAGTCTGTCAAACACTCTCTTTTCCATGTTAATTTGTATTTTAGTTAAAGTAGAATCTAGAACAGTAAATATCTAATATGCCATCTTCTTCTTTATTAGTCAATTTCCAAATATGTAGGTTCATAACTAATATGATAATCATTATCAAGAATAGAAACATTATATATTTCTGTATTATCCAACTTTAGATATTTATCTTTACAAGTATGTAGATGCCCACAAAATACATATTTAGGTTTAATTCTCTGAATAGCTTTAGCTAAACTTTGACCTCCAGCATGGATAGACTCTTGACTCCATCGACTCGGAGGTAATAAATCTAAATCTCCCAAAGCAGGAGTGTCGTGGGTTAACCATATATCTATATTATTTGGAACTTGATTATATAGACCTTCTAGAAATTCCTCACTGTGCATAAATGCCCAATTCCCAAACACGTGACATTGTGGAGAACCATATACTTTATAATTTTTGCAATTAGGAGCCATATAATTAGCACAGTCATTAAGTAAATAAGTAAACTTAAAATCAGAAAGATACTCTAAGGCTTTCATTACTGGATATTCAGAAGTACATATAAAATCGTGATTACCTGCCACCATATATACTTCTTCACAAGGTAATTCTTTAATCCAAGGTAAAAAATCTTGAAAGAACCATACAATAGATTCTACTCTATTTTTCTGTATATTTAGAGGTACAACGTCTCCAGCAATTAAACATAAATCACACTTCTGTATATGGATAAGATTACCATGTAAATCAGACATTGCGCATATTTTCATACTCTATTAAATATTTAAAAGCCCATCATTAGTCAAGTTATCTTTTATTGTGATAACTTCCTTTCCATTATCTACATATTTACACCATTGATGTCCATTAACTACCTGATGTAGAGATTTATTATTATATACTATATCTAACATAGCTTCCCAAGTAGCTATATTTCTAGTATAAGAACACTCATCTCCTATAATAGCATAATTAAAAGTGAATATTAATTGCCACTTCCTAAATAGGGTAATAGCAATATAAGGATCCCATTCATGCTCTATTCTCTCATATTTCCATTTCCAACCAACAGCACTAAATCTAATATCTAATATCCTATTATAATATCTATCTGTTATAGGTAATCCAAAGAACCATATTTTCTTACCACAATAAATATGACAATAAGGTTTATGAAACCAGTTTTTGCACTTCCACCAAACATAGAATGGATTACGATATTCATTCCAATGCTTGGTGAAAGTGTATATTTTATTAATTAAGTTCATCTTCACTATCCATTTCAGGGTCAGACTGTGCTTTATCTACAAACTTGAAACATTTCAATTTCCAAGCGTGACCAATCATATCTTCCTTTTTAATAACTATACCCTCGTGAGGTACCTTATTAACACAAGAAGGTGATTTACATTCCATATAAAAACGCTTATCATTAGATAGTTTATCTAAGAATAGCTTTGACCAATTTTCATCTTTACTATCTAATTCAGGATATAAATCCTTAGCATATCCATAATAATATTCAGTTACAGGAGTTAGCCCAACAGCCTTACAATACTGTTGAACTTCTCTTGCACTAAATTCATGTACCTCACCATCTACATTAGTTAGTGTTATTCTGTAAGGTCTTACCTTAAAATGTTTTTCTGGTTCATATACTAAATTGTCTACAATAACGTTAGGCTGTTCACAACCGTAATCATATCCTTTTTGAATATATGTGCCAGTTGGATTATATCCAACAATCTCTGCATAAATAGTCATACCCTTTTGAAGATATGGACGCAGGTAATCATCAGCATATTTCCAAGTATCACAACCATAAAATCCTGGTGTTACATTAGGATTATAATATTGATTTTTAATTACATTCTTTGAAGCATATAGATGGTCATAAATATCAAAGATATTACCAGTAAGCCATTTAGCTAGTTTTTCTTTCCAAGTAAGTTCCTTATGACACATTACATAAGCTGAGATATGGGACATTCCATGTATTTTCTCAGTAATACTAATTAAATCTTCAGGTTGAATTACATTAGGACATTTCTTGATAATAACTGTATCATAATGAAATCTGAATTGAGAAGGGATGACCTTATCGAGTTCCTTCTTAACTTTACGTGTCTTTTTTGAGCCTCCTCCTGGAGTTCCCTGTGTTCTTTTAACGATGAATTTCTTATTAACCCAAAATGTCTTGCCTTCATGTTCTACTGTATCAAATTCAGTTCCATCAATTAATTCAATATCTCTATTAGTTATAGATATAAGCCAGTTGGTAAATTCTACAGCAGGCACAATGAATCCTTCTGATAATTCACCTTTTAATTTAACTGCTTTAACTTTACCATTATCTTCAAATAGACCAGTTTTATTTGGATTGCTGTTTTTCTCTGACTTTCTAAATAAGTTATTATAAGATAAAAAATCAGGATTAATACAGCAAGCTGTTGGGAAATATATGTAAAGCCCAGGTTCAGCATCTATTGAAGTAATAATATTAAATCCATCAATAGTACAACATTTAAGTTTGGTTACTTCTGGATTTGAATGCTTTCTAAAAACCTTAATATCAACTACTTTAGCTAGATAGTTAACATCATAATTTTTGCTCTTGATTAGCTTCATTATTAATTAATTCTTTAGAGAACTTAATATTATCTAATGAAATAATCTCAGATACCCAAGGACACTTATCCAAGATTGCTAATCTAATCGCCTCTTTAACCTTAGTTACTATCTGTTCTTTAGTTAAATTAGCATATTTACTTTTATCTACTTTGATACACCAAGGTAGGGCTGATTCAAACCCTCCTTGATGTATTTTTATAGTAGCATCGAAATTAATAGCATATTCCTTTAGTTTAGAAACATACTTAACTTTTGGTTTCTTTTCGATAACTACTGATGGAACAACTGCTTTCTTTTTAGGCGAATTCATCATCTGAAGCAACAGATTTGAAATATTCACACAGAAAGTTGGCATATACTTGTGATTGTGCTTCACTATAGCTATTATCGAAATAGAACTGAAAACAATGAAGGAGTTCATGCCAAAATGTATTGGTTATTTGATCTTCTGTCAGCCTCACTACAGTTTTATCTTCTAATTCTATAGTCTCAGCTATAGTTATAGTATTAGTAGCATCACACCAATTTCCGTAATTATTATTATCTGTTTTTTCTACTAACTGTACCTTAATGGTATTTCCAGCACACTTAAACTCACTTGGTAATTGCATCAATAATTTTCATTACTTGTTCAGGAGTCATCTTATATATGTCTTCAGAATCTTTTAAATTTGCTCTATCCTCTAGATAATTAAGTAAATCATCCATTACATCTAGAGTACCTATTGGTAAATGATTTTTAATAACAGAATACTCTATATCTGTTATTTCTTCTGGTTCAAATTGTAGTAAATCCAGACCATATTCTTTACCTTGGTATACATCATATTCCCAGGCTTCATTAGTACCGAATCCTTTTGTAGTAAATGCACTACCTAATTTAAGTTTAGCATACATATAGATACGATACATATTCTCATCTAATAGTTCATAGAAAGGCATATCAAATTCATCACACCAATCTACACTATAATTAATTAAATAATGTTTCATAGTCCAGTTTGATCCGTAAAGAAATTAATATTACCAACTCCCACTATGTGAGCAGAGTCTTGCTTGTCAACGTAGTAATTTACTTCTCCATCAAAGTCAGGTATAGTAGTTACACACCAATCGTGAGATGCAATCCATTCATCTATATCTGGATTATATTTTCTTACTTCATCCAGATTAAAAACGGAAACTAGTCCGGCGTCTGCGCAGAAGTTACCAAGTTCAGAGCAATGGATTCCATAATCTTCTCCTTTTTCCTGAGCTTCTACAAAGCTATTAATTACCTTATAAGGGTCTTCTGTAATCTTATATGTAGTACAACTCCAATCTCCATAAATAGTACTCTCTGTAATATAATTGTGAATACCTAAAATCTCCATATTATATCCATAATCACATTTATCCCAATCGTCATATTTACGAGACTCTTTGTAGTATTTATCTAGAGCGGCTTTATAAGCTAACTCTTCTGGAGTAGAATAATCCTTAAATGGTTTACTGCTTATGGACGCTGGCAGTCCAAAATCCTTTTCATTAGGATACTTAATAGGATTCTCCTTAATTATATAACATGGATCTGTAATTACAATAGTTCCTTTGAAATACATTAGTCTGCAAAATTTAAGGTGGCTCCTACTTGAGCATTATTTAATGTATCTAAATCATATTTATCAAATCTACCTATAGATTTGCCTTTATGAATTACTTCATAGCGTCCCTTACCTATCAGTTTTATTTTCATATATAAAATTATTAATGAGATTACTCTAAATCAAAGCGGAAGATTCTTAACTTAGGTTGAGTAGGAATACCATCGTCTGAATAGTTAAAGAAAGTACATTCAGCTTTGTGTCCTTTGTACTTAGTTTCAAAGTTCTCAACATATTCAGCTTTAATTTCTCTATTACCTACTGGCATGGCTTCAAAAGTGCGTCCATCCTCTAATTCACAAGTAAATGTCATATCTTCAGAACCTCTAAGTCCTAATTTATATCCAATTACTTTAAAATCTTCAGACTTATATTGCTTAATCTTTATAAGATTATTACAACGAGAACCTACTTTATAAGGCTTAGAAGGATCTGTAATTACAGCACCTTCAAATCCTGCAGAAACCCATTCATCGTGAAGTTTCTTCATATTATCCCAACCAGATACATATTCATGCCCCAAGAGTCTGATTGGTGCTTCTGATTCATCCTCACTACTTCTATAAATAGGGAAATTATGAGCTTCTGCAAATTTATCTTCTAAGAACTTATAACGTTCTGAAGCTATCATATCAATATCTGCAGAGTTATAACAATCATATACCCAATATTGCAACCAATCGCAATCATAAGCATTCTTCTCCATCCTAGCAGCTCCTGAAAGTTGCTGAAGAGTCTTACCTCTTACGAACAACTCACCATCAAGAATAACAGTAGGATTCTCTTTGAAGAAAGCAAGTAAAGCAGGATTAGTACGCAAATGAATTGTACTATAGTCATAATGCTCTCCACCCCTGCTAGATGTGTGAATCTCTTTACCATCCCAGTAAAATAATGCCTTTACACCATCGAGTTTTCTGCTAATTAACCATTCTTTATTAAATATCTTAGGATTTGTAACCTTATCAGCTTGTTTAGCTAATTGAGGTTTAATCACACCGTACTGATTGGTCTTAACATCTCCAAATATACTAAGGAGTTCATCATCAGTATATTCGTTAGGATGTTTGTCAATTTCCTTATAGCCTTTATCTAAATATTTCTTAACTTCAGAGTTAAATTGTAAAGTATATTGTTCTTGCCAATTTCTCTTCTGTTTAGTTCTATCTACAATAATTTGAGGTGAGAGGGTTGTTTTTCCTCTCACCTGACCATAACTACGTTGAATTATATAACCGGCTGGTTCACAATCTGAATGCCATTCTTCATCACATTCTACAACTGCAAAACGAAATTTACCAGTACTAGCACGTCCTAAAAGATATTTAATCATTACTTACGAAACTTTTCTACAATATTCCAAAGGTCATCTACTGTTTCTGTTGGAATCTCTGAACCATCTTCATTATAGGCTTTATTTACTTCATCACCTTCAAACAAAGCAGGTCTTTCATATATCCACCAGTTAATCCAATCTACTCCATCTTCATCGAATGTAATATCCCAAATTGATTCAGCAAGATCAGCTACAGTATCTCCAATAGGAAGTTCCCACAGATTAATGCCAAAATCATCCCATCTATCGTATTCCTTATTCAACTTCAATGTATCTTCAATAACCTTTGTGAATTGTTCTTTAGTAATCATATTAATTAATATTAAGTATTTATCTAATTAATCTAATATAATATCAGTTACGAACTCCAGTATGCCCATAACCGCCTTCTCCACGTTCTGTTTCATCTAGTTCATCAACTAGTGTAAATTCTGCTTGTTCACATTTATAAATAATACCTTGTCCAATTTTATCTCCTTGCTGTATTGTAAATGGTTCAAATCCATTATTCTGTACAATGAGACCAATATCTCCACGATAATCCGCATCTATAACTCCAAAAGAATTAGCCATAGTTACTCCTTTCTTGAGACCTAGACCACTTCTAGTTACAATAGCTAACATATATCCTTCTGGAATAGCCATATGTAAACCCGTTGGAATTAAAGCACGACCACCTGGATAAATTGTAACTTCAACAATCTTTCCATTTATATTTCGTGAAAGAAAGCAATTCCAAGTAAGTTTTTCTTTTACTTCATCTACATTGGCACAAAAATCAAATCCAGCAGAGCCAGATGTTGCATATTTAGGAAGGTCATTATTAGATTCATTAATTACAGGTACTTTTAACATTACAATAACGATTTAAAATTTCAGAAATATTATCTAAAGTACATTCATTTGATTCACTATAAAAAGGAATCTCGTGATTATTATCTTTAAATATAACAAAAGGGACTAATCTAGCACTATAACCACCTTTTAATCGGTATGCTTTCTTTTTCTCTAAATAATGCGATTCATTATAAGCTTTTATAGTGACACTATAAATAGCAGCTAAGTCTTCCAATTGTTTTTTAAAATCTAAAATATCATTATTATAAGCTAATTCTAAAGTCATTAATTACTTTTACGCCAAAAATAACTAGTTATATCTTTAGTTATTGGTCTTCCACAAGTATTATCAATCTCCAACATTATCTGATTTGTATTAGGATTATCTAGTCCACCTCTTTCCTCTATATAAGGACCTAGCTTTACATAATCAAAATACTGTAAATCAATTTCTGGAGCTAAATGATTTCTACCACTATACCAACCAACCTTTAAATTATATTCTGTCTTAACATATTGTGCAAGAGCATTAACACTTTTTGGCTCTATATCTCCACCCATAAATCCAACACAAGTAATACCCTTATTTTCTGTAATTAACTTATGTAAAGCTAATTCTTCTAAAGGTTCTCCTATGTTCTCAGCAAGATAAGGTGAATGGCAACCAGGACAATGGCACTCACATTGACTAATATTTATACACAAACTAATTTCGTTAGGAAACTCTGAGAAAGTAACCATCGAATTGACATATTTAATCATTTAAATAATCAACACATTCATCATAAAGAGCATCTAATCCACTATCCCAGTTAATATCTCCAAATGTTAATCCTAAAGAGCTTAAATAAGCTTCTATAAGACTGTGAATATGGTTATCTATATAACTCATTAAATCCTTGTTAGAGAGTGAACTACACTGAGGATAATGTGACTTTATATAATCGATAAAATCCTTTACTTCTACCTCTTCATAAAGGTCAAGATTTATATATGCCATTCTTTAGAGCAAGTTTAAATATTCCCAAATACTTTCACATAGTAAATCTAGCAACTCTTCATTGATATGTTCATCATATTTTATATCTTTTTTTATAAAGTATCTCTCTAGGTAATAATAAATATTATCACCTATATCATCATGCCAGCTATCTTTAGGAACATTTTCCTCTAAGAGTTCATTTTGTATAAACTCTGAAAAATCCTTTACACTAAGTTCAAGATAAGAAGTGTATGGAAGTTTTATAATATCCATGGTACAATTTGTTTAGTTTCTGTATTTAATATAAATGGTTTACAACAATCTAACATAGCATACTTATCTGTAATTAAAGGCTTAGTTCTACCTCCCCAAGAGTGCCCAAATATTTGGTAATAATCTTTATATGGAGTTTGTAATTGAAAATCATTTAAATCATTCCAAACACAAGAACCATATTTATTATAGCCTCCTCTAGAGTAAGGAATATGATCTAATGGACTAAGATTAGTTATGTCTATACTAGCTAAGTCTTTTAACTCCATATCATTATAGTCTAACCAATCTTTAGTAATACCTGCATGAGAGAATAAATATTTATGAGGCTCTTTAGTAGTTAAATCTTCATATATGTAATATATTTGAGGACTTAAACTACTAATTAACTCTTTTACTTCTTTTTGTTGCCAGTAATCAAATCTACATTTACCATTTCCGTTGAAATAAGCAAGATCGTGATTACCTAATAGGCATATAACATCAGAAATCTTACGTCTATTCTCTACAAACGCAGCCAATTCTCTAAGATTAGTTAAAGACTCTGCTTTATTAGGTTCTCCATCTACATATTCTCCATAAGGGTCGTGATAATCTCCTAAGAATATAATTTTATCTTCCCAATTATTGCATGGTTCTTTCCAAAAACTACGACCATGCAAATCCGGAATTACTAGTATTTTAGTCACACAAATATTGTCTAAATTCTTTCATAAATTCTTCATTATCTAATAATTCAGTAATATTATCATTATCTATTTCTCCATCAGTATTACAATCAATACTTGTTTCCAAGCTTAACATAGAGAGAAACTCTTCTTTATAATCCTTTAAATTATCTTCTAACCAATCAATTATAAATTCGGAATAATCATGAGATTCTTCTGGTATATCTATACCATCGCAATAAGTGGTACATAGATTAGTTAGAGTTTCAAAAATATCATACTTTTCAAAAGTATATTCTACATTTAATGACCAACTTAAATCGATTTTATTACTCATTTTCGTACCACTCTTTAAATTTCTCTAAGAATTCATCTTTGATAACTAATTCTGTAATATCTTCAGCATCTATATCTCCATTAGAATAATCATAAGGAGAAGCATATTTAATTAACTCTTCTATATAATTTTCTATATTATCTTGAATACCTTCAATAATCTCATCTATACTATCATCTTCATTTCCTATATAATATATGTATACAGAATATAATGCATCATATAATTGATAATCTTCAACAAGTACTTGTCGAATTTCACGCCATGTTAAATTTATCATTTTTTAAGTTCTTTTAAATATTTAGTATAGTAATCTACTAATTTATCTCCTGCTACTTCTTTTATCTGTTCAGCAATATCTTCAGAATACATATTCTCTATAACATCTGATTCTATATCAAATTTTCGTATAAAATCATCATACCAAGAATCTGATTCACAGAAAATATCGTCTACTATATCTTTAGCAGTGACTTCTTCTACTCCTCCATATGCCTCTATAATATCATCTTTATCTATATAATCTTTAAACCATTCAACTATAGAGTCTACATTATAACTATATTCACTAGCTACATTTATTTGTTTCTTATATATAAAATACATATTAATATTCCTCAAAATATTGTTTAACTAATTTACCTTCTTTATATATATAATATAATGCACCACATAAAGCTTCTTCAGGTTCATCTCCCTCATAGTAATATTCTCCATCTTTATTATATATATCATATTCTATTATTCTGCAGTTATAGGGGAGCCAATCAGCATCTAAATTTTCTTCATATGGGTTATAAACATCGAATGTATCAGCATGTTCTCTATCTGTGTAGTACACATTATCAGATTTCTTAAAGGCATCTATATTAGAAGATATATCTGTAATATAACTATTATCCTCTACATCTGATTCAATTATTCCATATAGTCTCATAACAATAAAGATTTAAATATTCTTACAATAGTACCTTTCTGAGCAGTAGAGAATCTATTTTGAACATCTGCAATAACATCTTTAGTATCATTAATAGTAAGAGTTGTTGCTTCCATTAATTCAGCAATAAGTTCTTCAATCTCCTGCTCTGAAGGTTCTTTAGGTATAAATTCTTGGATAAAACCCAATTCTGCGGCATCTTTATCTCTTAGGTCTATACGACCTGCTTTATCATATATAGCTATAGTTTTTGCACGTGTCTTAGCCATTTGTTGCAGAACTTCTAATTCAGAAATCGGTTTCTCAGAATATTTATTGCGGGATAATTCTGATTTAATTAATTTTGCAGTATCTAAAATAAAAGTATTAGAAGTCTTTCTAGCCTTCTCAATAATTTCATCAATATTCTGCTCTAACTCTGTCCTATTCTCTACCTCAGTCTTATTTTCTTTCATCATTAATTGTAATATTAGGATTAACCATATAAGTTACTTCATCTAAATTAAATCCCATAGAATCTAACCAATCTCTTATAAATGCATCAGTCATATTTAACCATGGCAATTTATAAATCCAAACAGACCCGTCACAGTAATCTAGCACAATTATTTCTTCCATAATTATTCTAAATGGGATTCATAATCATAATCTATCATAGCAGTTAAATAATTAATAGCTGCTAATTCTCCACTATGTAGACTAATCTGTTTATCGTTAATTGTTATATCCCAGCCATCTCCATTAACCCATTCTGTTACTACTATATAATCAGAATTTTGACCATATGTAAAGTTACGTAGAGAACAATTAACTGATTTAAGCTGTTTTCTTTCCACACTCATATATAGAAAAAGGAGACCTAGTTACCTAAGTCTCCTTAATTTTTATTTCTTATTTAAAAGTTCAATAATCTTACTAGCTGGAACTGCTCCAGATAATCTACCTACTTCTATTCCATCTACTAAATAAATAAGAGTAGGCATGTTTCTAATCTGATACTTTAGTGTTTTCTGTTCTTCAATCTCACAATCTACTATTGTTAACTTAACATCAGGAAAATCCTTAAGTACATTATCCAATGTAGGTTTGAGAGCTTTACACTGACCACACCATTCTGCTTCAAACTTTAATAACTCTTTCATTGAATACTTTTATTGTATATTCTAGTCTTCTGTTCAATCTGCCTAGGAGAAGACCAATTTTTAATCTTAGTAATATACCCGATTACGCGATCGTACAAACTTATTGATGTAGAACCACATTTAGGGCATTTATCAAATGGTTGTTTAGCTATAAACCCGCATTTATCACACTCACAATTAGGTATATTAAAAGTAAAATACTGACATTTATTTTCTGCAGCATACTTTAACAAAAGTCTATACTGTTCTACAGATAAATGATGGTCTAAGTTAATATGAGCTGCACTACCGCCATCTAAACAATCATTTGCAAAATTTCCACCATGCATATATAACTTATCTAGGACAGATACAGAAGGATCATTTGGTTTATATATATAACTAGCATAAAGGTTTGTGTCTGTAGGTACTACATAACCATCTTCTTTATCCCAATTATAATTTTTAGCTGCCAAACTCTCACTAGGTACGCATTCTGTATTAAAAGTAAGCTTATGATTATTAAATAGACCATTAGCTTTGGTGTTAGCTTCCTTTATAATTGTAAATAGCGCTTTACAAAAGTCTTTATACTCTTGATTATTAGTGCATTGTATATTTAAATACTCAGCAGCCTGATTTAAACCATTAATACCTATAGTTAAATATTGTTTATTTAAATCAATAAAACCTGCTTTATATACAGGAAGTAACCCTGCATCATACATATCCCAAAGAAGCTCGTTGTAAGCAATATGATATTTATAAACTCTCTCTAAAATATTATTTAGATATAATCTAAGAGAATCGTACTGATTACCTACAGTTGGTACTCCTCCAATAGATTTGCACCAATCCTGGACAATTCTATTAAGATTAAGAGTAATTACAGATTTACTACCAGTTTGAACTCCCATATTACCATTAGTAAAGCTAAACTCCTTAGTAGTAATCATATTTTTTAAACGACAGCACGAACTCAAGCTATCAACAGTATCTGATATGTAAGTAAAGAAGCTATGTCCTCTTGCATACTCCTGTGCTACAAATTCAGCTGATTCCTTATCTTCAAATTCTCCATTTTTATATACTAAAGCAAATGATTCTACTGGAAAAGTAAGAATACATTTAAGTCTCTCTGCATTAAACCACTGCATAAAGTCTTGCTGTAACCAAGATAAGGATTCCCATATAGGTTGAGTTCCATCAGGAAAATAGAAGTCCCCAAACATGCCTTCAAAAAATGATTTATCAAAATAAGAAAAATTTATAAAGGCACTTTGAAGTCCTCTTGCAGCAGCTGGTTGATTAATACTATAGACAACTTGTTGAAAATGCTGATGTATTTGTTGTTTTATTGTTTTAGTTCTATTACAATGATCTCTTGTAATAATTACATCATACTTTTGATAATAATTATCTCCCCATTCCTTTCTTGCAAAATAGTCAAAATAAAGAAGAAACTCAGAAGTAGCAACAGCTCCTGCAAACATAGCAGATGTAGCAAATATAAGATTTATATACATACCACAATAACTATCTAAATTCTTAGGAGCAGCACTTAACCCACCAATTTGCTTAATTCCATGCAATAAAAATGGATACATAGTCATACTAACACAGTAGGGAGCTATAGCCCCTGCAAAAGAACTTTCATCATGTTTATAGATAATATGATGCTTTAAATCATTTAAATATTCTTTTGCATTAAAATCAGGAAAGAGTTCTCTTAATTTAGATACTACCATTCCCCTACTTATTTCTATATTATCAGACTTATGAATTTCTGCATTTAATACTCCTATATTTTTTGAAGATACATTACTATTATCATCTACAGTAGCATTTGCTGTATTAGAAGCCTGCTTATAATTGTTAATATAAGCACGTTTATTTTCTACATATTCACGTATTGATTTATGTGATTCTCGACAAATTATATATGCTCTAGCTACATCTAGATATTCGTAATTATATAAAGTCTCTTCTACTTCATCTTGAATTTCTTCTACAGTAATATTATCCCAGAATCTCATTTCTGAAACCATATCTCGAATAACATTCTCAACAGAAGTATAACCGCAAGCTTTAAATGCCTTAGCTAAAGCACTAAATATTTTATCTGCATTAAACTCTTCCTTTGTTCCGTCTCTTTTTATAATGACCATACATTCTTTTTATTCATTAATTTTTTAGTATCTAAAGATAATTTATCTGGATTATAATTATCTAAATCTATTGTAAAATTAATGAGCTTAAAACTGTCGGCAACTTTATCTTTTATGAGACATTTAATTAAATTAACTAGAGATTCATCAGAATACTCACCTCCGTAAGCATTTTTAACTATCATAGTATTATCCATGGTGTTAAAGAACGCCCAAGGGAAAGTTTCCCCATCTGTATAAGCTATGTAACCGACAGCATCATCTCCCTTATAAGATATAACTATACCTCCAGTATCTTCATCAATAGCACCTAAATCAATAGCATCTGAGGTTTCACTTGGCAATATAATATCTTTCATACTATTTATTTTAAAGACTCTAAAAATTCATCTACAGCAGGGTATCTATCGTCATAGATAATATCATCAATCTTAAAATCTTTAATAGTAAAATCAGGTCTCCCATGAGATTGCCAATACTTTGTTACATATTCAGCATTAGAATTAGGACTTCCTACACCTAGAGCCATAGTCATATCAAATTGATTTACTTCTCTAGAATGTCCACAATAGAAATTTTGACACTTCTTAATATGCTCTAGACACTTATCAGTAGCTTCCTTACCAATCAAAGTATCTAATGCTGGAACCTTTTTATAATCTCTATAAGCAGGTCTGTCTTTAGTAGCAGGTCTATAGTCATCCTCTGTACCTCCCTTAACTAAATAGTCTATTAGTAACTCAAAAGTATCATTCCAATTATCAGTAATTCCATAAGCATCTTTATATATATCTCTTAGATAGATAAAATTCTTTTCGGATAAATAATGTTTCTTATATAGAGGATCTTCTTTAGAATCTTTATATCCATCTGCAATGAGTTTATCTAAATTTATAGCTGGTTGAGCCCATTTATACATTTCAACCAAGCACTTGTGAATTGCTTCACTTAAAATATCACTTCTAGTTAACATATAGTTTCTATTTTTCCACGATTTGATGCTCATCTAGTTACTTCCTTTAACTGTGCCCATCAACATATCATCTTCTGTAACTACAGAATAATTAATACTCCATTTAGTATGTCCAAAATTAGCAACAATATAATTACTACTTCCATACATACTACCTACTGAAATATAATCAAACTGCTTACCAGTAGTATAAGCATAATTATGTAAATCGCCCTTTACTACATAGATATATTTATTACTGATATTCTGTTCTGCTATATAGTTAGCAAAATATAATTCAGTTTGAGGATTAAGTGTAAGTGGAAATTGGCGAGACTGATTGTTATTGTCTTTGCCGTGCATGAAAATCCATGAATGTTTACCAATAGTGAAATGGTCAATGGGAAAGTTACTAATAAAACTCTTAATCCCTTCATTAGCTAAATATGCAGCTAATAATTTATTATTTAACCATCCCCAATTGCCATCGTGATTACTCTCACCTATACAGAGATAATTAAACTCATCACTTCTTACATTAGCTTTAAGAGCTTTGAAGAACTCCATCATACACTCTATATAAGTCTCACTAATTTCTTTATCATCCATTACTTCAGGAAGTTGATGTCCTCCTCTAGTAGTTTCTTTATTATAACCATCAATAGAATCACCAAGATTAACTACATAAACTGCTCCATAAGACTGTCCTGCAAATGTCTGCACAATCTTAGTTAATCTAGATTTAATCTCCTCTTTATCATAATTAGGAAGAGTTACAAAACTACTATACTTAGCATTATAAGCTCCAATATGCAAATCAGACAACCATATAATTAATATTGGATATGTTGGATTATTGCTATTAATGTTAACTGGAAGCTCTTTATAGTCTTTATTAGTTTCTTTAATTAATTGAATTAGTTTCTCCTCACTAATAGAACTTTTCATTTGTTCTTTAGTGAGTTTAATAACTAGTTGTTTGAGGTCTCTTACCTCATTCTTTTCCACAGCTTTTAAGAAGTCATTCTCCTTCTCTCTAAGTTGCATTTCCTGAAGTTCTTCTGGTGTATGCTCTTCAATTACATGAGGAGCAAATGGACTAGAAGCTTTAGTTATATTAAAAGCACGTAAGATTCTCTTAAAATCAACTAAAGAATAATCAGGAAAATGTCTACTTACTTGTCGCTGTGTAAGACTAGAACCATAATAAGAATAAAGTCTATAGATAAGATTCATTTCATCTCTAGTTAAGGCTCCTATCACAGGAGTCTTATCGCGACGAAATACTTTGAATCTATAACTAACTATTATACCATCTTCATTACGAATCTGTTCAGTCTCAGCTCTTTCATCAGTATCAATATGCTCTACAGAATTACCTGTAGACTTCTTTACAGAATCATATAGAGAAATAATATCTTCATCTTTACCAATACTACGAGTATATTTAATAGTATTCATTAAAGTGCTATAATTATAGTTCTTTGCAATACAAGCTGCTTTTACACTACAATTATTCTCTTTAGCATAGTTTAATACTTTCTCAATACGATTTCTGGTTTCCTTTTTCATTGTTAAATGTTTAAATAAGCTATTAAGCCGTTAAAAATATAATCTATTTTATAAACATCTAATTATTACTGGATCTATATTATATTTTATTATTTAGTTAATTCCAAATATTTTCTTATTTAATACCTAGAATATCTTTAACTAAATAAATCTTCTCAAATTTATTAACTATATCTCTGCCTTTATCGTGAGTAATAATGTCTGTAAATGCCTGATAAGCATCGAACATACAAATATCCTCATTATTAGGCACAAAATAGTCAGACTTCTCGTCAATTACTAATTTTTTATAAGCATCAATAGCTGTAGATTCTGCCAACTTTACAGTACCAAATCCCGAATTAAATTTGCTGCTAATACAATTATCTACCCAATGTCCTAAATGGTCATAGAGTTCATTTCTTTTAATATATGTATTAGCTAGATTCTCCAACATTACCTTTGTATTATCAGTCATTTCCATAACTTGATTTACAAAAGTATATTCCATAGCCGTTTCAGGCTCTAATTCCCTAACCTGAAGCATATTTGGAGAAAATACACACATATTTAAACAAGCACTACGTACTGCATTTTGAAATATCTTATACACTGGTTTACGAGTATCTAAAGCATACAAAAGACTAACTGACTGAGTATGACCCTCATAAGCATATTCTCCTGGAAGTTGTGCTTCTACCCATACTCTATTGTATACAATATTTTCGAAATTAACTTCACCATCATTAGTTAGACTAATTTGATCTGCAGGCTTAACCTGAATTTCAAACTTATCTGTAAATTTAGACATTCTGTCTATAAATGGCATTACATATTGCTCAGTTGTGAAATACTCCTTTTCTTTAATTCTAGTGGCTTTTCCTAAATAAAGTTGTTCTAAAGTTACTTGCATTTAATTTAATTACTTAATTATTTAAAGTAATCTAGCTATTAATGTATCTAAAAGAAAAAAGGTGACTATCCTCACGGACAATCACCTTACTTAATTCTAACAATAATGTTAGTTACCCAATATATGATTATGCATTTTCAATACCAAAAGCAATGTATGAACCTGGCTTAGTATTCTTAGAAGGAGTATACTTAGCTGTAGCTACAACTGCATTACCCTCTACTACATCCTTTGTCTTTACCAACTTAGCATCGCCTCTAAATGCGCCACTCTTATAGAGTTCCTTAATAGCATTCTTAGCATCTGCCTTATTAGTATCAACCTGACATACTGTCTTACCTTCAGCGTCAATCCACTTATACATTGACTTAAACTTTCTCTTACCCTCGCTCTTTACATCTTCAATCTTATATGGACGCTCACGAGTGTCACCAATAGCAGCCTCTACTACAATAATGTAACCAGCGCCTGGGCAGCTCTTACCTTTCTTCTCCAAATAATCCAACTTAAATGCTTTGTCATCACGCTCTGTCCAAACACCCTGATGCTTAGCCTTTGCGTTCTTGTAAGCCTGAGTTGCATCACCATTAATATGGAAATACTGCTCTTCAATGCTTGCGATTGCTACATCCTTAGACTCTGCTGATACTGTTACACTCTTAAAATTCAAAACCTTTGTACTCATAATTATTAAATCCTTATTAAACATTAATCATTTTCATGTCATCTACGAAATACTTATCTAAAACCAGTCTTCTTAACTGATGTAAACAACAATAATCCATTTAGGAAATTATCCAAGGATTATAGTGTTAATTAATGTTAATCTAAATAATTGTACAAATTTTTGATAAAATATCATCAAAATGGTACATAAGAATCTAATAATTTTTTAAGCTGTTTTGGCATATCTTTGAGAGGTACTCCATAGTCTGGGAAGTCTTTAACTCCATACATAAAGTCCTCACAAATAGCGCCAAGTGATTTCAGAAAGGTTTCTTTTTCTTCTTTTCCAAAATCTTTTCCCACTTTCAATAAAACATCATAACAAGTAACTTTCTTGTCTTTTTTCCTGAGTTCATTAGTTATATAACAGGTTAAAGCTATTACAGCTAATTTATCACCTAAGTTACTATTTAAAAAATGAACACTAAAGAATTTTTTATATATTGCTAGAGTTTTATTAAAGTCTAAATCTTTGAGTTCCATTAAAGAGAATATCCTTTATAGCAAATTAGATATGCTACATGACGTAACAAAGTTCCTAACTCATACATACCTTCTTGTATTTCTTTATTAGTTACAGGTCTAACTTTAGTATAGTATTGTGGAATGGTAGATACTACTAAATAATTAGCCTTTATTGAAGGTTTTGATATATTATATTCCTTTGCTACATACAAATTTAACAAGTATAAATATTCAGCTAATTCTCTACTATAGTGATACCTATTAATATTATCATCAATAGCAGACACTACTTTACTAATAGTTTTAACATCATTTACAGTAATAATGTCTTGCTCTGTATCAATAGTAAAATTATCAAGTTTAGCTTTTAAATGCAGTATGGTTTTCTTACCATTAGCACATTCAGCTTCTATATCTAGTAGAAATGCCTGTTCATTCATAGAAAGAGGAGGATCTAAGAGTCCTGAAGGATTAAGTAACTCTTGGATTTGTGGATTCTTAGTTAATGCTTCTACACAATTATATACAGTATCACGACTCTTATCATCTAAATAGATAAGTTCTTTAGTACTACTTAATTGTGCATTCTTTCTAGCTTTCCAATATGGAATACATTGCTCATTTACCTTTTTAATGATGTCTGGAGTAAGCTTATTTTTATAGTAATTAACCTTAACTGAAGCTTCCTCAATATCAGAAGTTCTAATAGGATGCTGCAACCACACTGGATAAAGTTCATCTGCCATAGCTCCTAGTTTAGCAGTAGGTTTTCCTAAAGCTGGAGCAAGTTCAAAACGCTCACCTTGTAAAGTAAGACAATGGACTGCAGAACCTATAACTAAACTAGAAACAAATCCTTCGTCTTGGAACCCTTCAAAGAAGGCATCCGTTGAACCTCCTTGAAATGGATTAAGTAACCCTAATCTTGAATTACTTATATAATTTCCATACTTAGAAGAGAAATACTCTGCATCATCAATTTTAACTAATTTAATAGTGTCAATTAATGGAGTAAGTTTGACTAAGTCTCTTAATTTTGCCATCCTAAGACATTTAACTCATTCATATACGCATCTAGGATTTCTTCATAATCTAAGTTATAAATGCGAAATTCACACTCCACATTTTGATTGTGTGGTCTATCAATAAGAAGTGCAGGTAATCCGCTCTGTATAGCTTTAGTTACATTAAATAAACTATCATCTATAAGAACATCACACCTTCCTTTTATCTTATCAGCTTTATTACCATTTTGATTATAAGTCTGATAAATAGGTTTTATTGGTAAACCATTTTTAATTAAAGAATTACGAGTGTAACTCTTTTGATTTATACGTTTAGTTGAGTAAATATGAGGTTCAAAATTAGGACGCTCTAGTAGTTCTAGATTCTCCCAAAATTCTCTATCATATTGTAACTTACGTACATTTCTGGTAATTATATGTTGCACTAAATTACGTTCACCAGGGAAACGTTTTTGATAAGCTTCAAACCACTTTAAAATGGTATCATCTATATCTAGTGCAATACGCAGGTTATTCATATTCTTCAATTTCATGGATGCTTCCCAAGAAAATATCGTGATTATCATATATCAACTGCATAAACTCTTCATAATCAGTACACTCTGCTAAATCATCTGAATCAAATTCTTCTGCATAATGTTTAATTACTTTATCTACACAGTTTTCATAACTATTTGCAGTAATTTTAAGAATATCACACTCTCCCGGGTCACTCCAAGGAATCAAATAAGTATTCATTTTAATTTACTAATTAATTGGTAAAAGTAATCTATTGGTATAATGACAGGTGGCTATTCTACACCCATTAAATAGGTATCTAAATAGTCCTATAATATATCTGGACTTATATTGTAAGATAATTCAATCAATTTGATTTTGTTGTCAAGACAATATTGTCTAAGATAATTATCTCGTTTTCTTTGTGACTTAAAAGCCAATTTTCCCCCAAAATATTTTATTGGAACATAGTGCTACTTACCATTATATTCTATAATAGTATTTAAAGATTCTATATAAAAATCTGTATATATTTTCTTTGATTTTCTAATATTACTTGGTACGCTTATACTATATTGCTAAATATATTTTATACCTTTTGAATTTAAATACTACTATATAAAAGTTTCACCATGTGACTAAGCACATTTCTAACATCCAGAACCTCCTAAATGATGTGCAGGAGTCTATATAAATTCTCCATGCTTTGGACAAATTATAGTTACAGGTTCTTTACAATTAACATACTATGTTTTACTATAATCATATTTGTCTCCATGTATTTTTCTAGCTTTTTCTACGAATTCTTTTATAGATAATCTACTATTTATTCCACGCTGCTTAATACTACATTTAGGACAAATACCTCTTCTTATAAAATTATTAGGAAGAATTTCAAATTTTCCATGTTCAGGGCAGATTATAGTTACATTAGTAGTCGAATCTATATACTTAGTATTAGAATAATCATAATTATTTTGTTGAACTTTTTTAGCTTTATTAATAAATTCTTCGGTAGTTAGCTTATAACTAATATAAGGGGAACATTTAGCACAACCATGTCCCTACATTATTGAAGTTGGGGTAGTGCTCCAAATATATCCACACTTAGTACATTCATAGATAGCTTTGGAATATGTATTAGTATAAGGACTTATTAGTTTAATACTATGCAATTTAATGTAATCTAAAAATTTCATCTTTGAAGAATTTAGTTGGTTTATTTTAGTACAGACTGGACAGGTACAAGTTACTTTTAATGAATCTGCCCTTCTACTAAAATTAGTTCCACAAACATTACAATGAACATTCATCATACATTTACTTCCAGTGTATTCTGAAATACACTATAAGTTAGGATTTATAGACTAAATCAAATTTATATACTATTCAGACTTCATTTTTTAAGAGATTATAAAAATATTCTTTAGGTATTAATACAAATTCAGGACATTTAGTTCCTATATCAGTTTTTTGCTTTTTCCAGAAAATTGCTAGTGGACGGTCTTTATAACCACATTCTTCTGAAATTTTCTCAATATTCGGGGTATTAGCTGTGGCTTTACACTGAATATAACAACTTAAATGATCTTCTGTTTCTGCTATATCTATTTTTGCGTTATCTAAATTACGAGATTCAGCCCTTGAACTTTTTAATCCCTTAAAACCTAAATCTGTAAGTTCATGTATTATATCTAATTCATATTTCTGCCCTTTTCTACGACTTTTGCGAGCAGTAAGGCTTCTTCTGACAGCAGGATCTGCCCATTGAAATGTCATTCCATCTTTAGATTTAGCTCCAGAGCCAGGTTTATTAGCTCTAGACTTAATTGAATTAACTGTTAATTTAGTTACTTCGGAAGCTTCTTCTATTGTTTGGAATGTTTGTGTGTCGCCATTCTTATATTTTACTGTTACACTAGTATTTAGCTATGTCTTTCCCATTCTTTTATATATTTAATAGATTCTTTAATAAATTTAATAGTCTCTTCTCTCCCATACTTCTTATAGAAATCACTAATATCCTTAGCCCCATACCTTCTAGGTATAATGCAAGGAATTAAGAAATCATATTTTCTGCGTAGTACATTAGTATAGTGTACTCCAGTAAGGTCAGCATCAAATAAAAGTACTATTTTATCAAATCGTTGCCTTAAATCTTCTAAGATAGTATTAGAAATAAATTGAGTTTCACTTTGTGGGGCACACGCAGGTATTCCCATACTATATAAACAAGCACAATCTTTTAAACTCTTAGTTATTACTAATAACTTACCATTCTTAGGTAATTGTCTATAACCTTGAATAGTTTTAGTAGATATATTACCTATAAATCTATAATCAGACCTTTTCGGATAATATATTTTCCATTGTTCTACATGTTCTTTCTTTCCAAAGTAATACCCATAACTAGGACACTTTGGAGTAGACTGACTAAATATAGAACCATTTAAAAAGACTGTTCTGCAACTAAATATTCTATACTTATTTAATATAGGTTTAGTTATACCATACTGATTCCACCATTTTAGTTCTTCTTTGGAAAATTCTTGAGCCTCTATTTGAATGAAAGTTTGTTTGTCTCCTTTAAATTCAGCTTGCTTAACTACAGGTTTAGATATTGGAGATTCACCTTTAATAAATCCAAAGTCTTTAGCTATAATTCTTAAAGCTTCATGGTAATTACAATTAAACTTCTTCATTACAACATTTTCAAAGGCAAAGCATTCTCCAGTGGCAAAGTCTTTAAAGTAAAGTCTGCCAGATTTACCTCTAAAAAATCCACAAGTTTTATGATGGTCAGAACGTAGAGGAGACACATATAAGCCTTTATCTACAGGTATTCCTAGATAATAACTCATATATGTCTCCTCATTGTTTTCACTTAGAAGAAACTCCCTAGTAACTTTAGGTTCAAAACTAAAGTCCATAGAGAATTATTTAATTAAAGCAAGCTATCGAGATCCAGATCATCCTTAGGAGCTTCATCTACTCCTGCTGTATCTGTAACAGCTTTATCTGGGTCAGTAGGAGCTGACTTCAAATACTCATCACGCTTACCTGCTTCATAATCAGACCAGAAGAGCTTTGGACCAATATAATTGTCACAAATAAATGCTTCTCCCTCCTTATTCAAAGCTAAGATACGTGGAATCTGAGCAACTACCTTACCGTCACGATTCTTACCTGTCAATTTAATTTTAATATCTGTATCAATAGCTGGTGTAGTTACTTTAATGAAAGTCTTTGCAACATCATCAAAGCTCTTAAATTTAACACTCAGCTTTTGCATCTGTTCAAAACCTTTAGGGTTAAGAACCTGTGCAGTCTGTTTTACTATTGCCATAGTGGTTTCAAATGAGGAAGCCATCTGAACTTTACCACCATTAGCACCATCAAATTCTGGTCGTACGTCATCACCATCTTTAGGGAAGAACAAATCTACATTAAAGTAGCCATCCTCATTCTCGTATTTAATGGAGAGTAACTTATAATGAGCGTTAGGATCTTTCTTACCGTTAAACTCACGAATTTCAGCTCCCTTAAACTTTACATCATGGATTTCCCATGGTGTGAGTGGACGACGACTGTTACGAACTGCAGAATCAGATGAAATAGCAAAATTAAATGACATATATTATATAATTTTCAAAATTTAAGTAATCATAATCTAATAAATTAATTGTTATCTAATATATTTAATTAACTCTATTTTATTAGAGAGTATAACTCAGACTAGATAAGTCTGTAGATTCCTCTTCTATAGTATCCAAGTTAGTTATATCAAGCTCATCCTCAATATTAACTAACTCTTTTGGAACCTCTTGTTCTTCAGGCATTTTGTCTCCTACAAGCCAATAAATGCCATCATCTTCAGTTGGTTCCATTTTAAAGGTAGTACCATATCCTGCTAACTTCTTATTATTAGCACCTCCGTATCTTACAGTATTCTTACTTGAAAGTAAATTACCTCCCTTAGATTTAAAAGCAGCATCTGTTCCAATCTTTGGAAGCAACTGCTTGCCCTTCTTATCATACTTGATGTCTATACGACAGTCTTCACAGACTTGTAATAAATCAACTGCTCCTTGGGTAAGCGTTAATTTAGTAGAATCAAGCGTTACAATAGGCTCAGGGTTTTCGTCTTTCTTAGTAGAACTCTTTCTAGAAGTTTTCTTAGCAGTGTCTACCTTAATCTCATCTTTACCAATAAAAGTGATTTCTCCTGTTGCTTCATCAACAGAATAGTGCATTACAATGTCCAGCTTCATATATTCAATAATTAGTTAATTAGTTAGTTAAATAGTCTTAATCTTCGTTTTCAAATGCATTGATAGTATCTATAACTAGTTTCATATCAGGCTCAATATATTTTTCATCAAAACAGCCTGCCACACTTCTACAAGTATCATTACCATCTGTTCTAGTTTTAAAACGATAATGTACTTCCCCATCTACATCATCCACATAACGCTCAGAATAAATAATATATGAGAACAAACCATCAAGATTTATCTGATTTATTAACATTTTGCCAGTGGTCCACAATCTATACTGTGGATCTAGTTCAGTACCAAAATTCTCTATATGAGAAATAACTACAATAGTTAAATCATCTCTAAGAAGTTGACACTCTGCTAACAAATCATAGTAATTCTTAGCCATAGTTACAAATTTATCATAGCCCTTGATACTGGCGTTCTCAAAAGTCTCATTTGAGAGTAAATAATTTAAATCATCAAGAACTATTACCTTTATATCTTGGCGTGAATCAGAAATCATATGTAATACATTCTCAATCTTAGTATAATTATTTTGAACATACCAATTGCCAATAAGCTTTTTATCTTTAATAGCTACTTTAGGATACTTCTTACGAAATCCTGGAATTTGAAGCTGTTTATTAGTACAACTTATAATGAATGTAGATTCTGGGTCGAGAGTACGAAGGCTAGTTGATTTTCCGGAATTTGAAAGACCTGCTAAACACACTAAATTTGACATATTTTTATAATATAAATGAAAGATTTGAATTATTATCTATTTCTTTTGGCTCATCTATATTATTAAGTTCAACATTTAATTGCTGGACCCCATCTTCTAATAAATAATTAGGACTAGTATATTTTTCCCAGTCAAATATATTCTCAGGTTTAGGTAAATCTGCATAATGACTACAATCACCATAAAAACCAGTAGGAATCATTAAGTCAGAAGAACCAAATCTACTCTTTAAGATAAATACACCAATAAAACACTGCTCCAGTATCTTGATATTATATTTCTTATAAGTGGATAATTTATATTTATGTGGACTAAATAAACCTATAGCTACTTGTGAATCCTCAAGCCGATTTTGTTATCTGAAGAGCTCTTTATCTCTTCATTCTGTATATTACTATACAGTCCAGACTATATCTTTAACACAAACGTGCAGTGTCCCGCTTTCGTGGAGGATTTTATAGCTACAGCGTTATCTGTTTAGCATCACCTCTAGTCGTTAGGCATTTTCTCTTATTTCTAAGAGGTTTAGCACGGGGTTGTCCTTTTTAGGAGTTTCCCCGTTTAACGGAATTTTATGTCGCCAATTTATATAAACAATCAGGATGAATATAATCCTTAATTAAATTAACAAAAGTTTCTTTACTTTCAGCTTTTATATATATAGTAAGATCTTTATGAATAGAGATATTTATATTAAATTTTACTTTAAAAAACTCTTTTACAATTTCTAAGTCTTCTTTAGTAAAGCAATTAGTAGCAATACCAAAACTGTTACCATATTTATACCCATCATCCATAAACCATACTGCAATACCTAAACCATCAAGAGTATATAGTAAATCCTTAGGTATAATTTTTTTATTATTACGATAGAATTTGTAATATAATGTTGTAAGGTATTCTGAGGCTTTCATATCTACATAATATGATTTATATACTTTATTTGTTCTTTTATCATACTGTTCTTTATAAACACCCTTACTACAAAAATTAGATAATTCTTGTTCTATCCACTTACAATAGTTTTCTTGTGCTAAAGAGTGTGCAAAACAGCCTCTAGCATGTTTACCTAATTTAGGCATTACCAATCCCATATCCCCTAACATTGAACCTATAATTATTTGTTGCTGTCTTAATGTTGGAATATCTTTATTGCAAATATTTGAAGTTAATCCTAGAGATTGACCATATTCCTGAACTGCTGATTTTCCACAACCTAATTCTTTTGCTATCTGAACGTAATTTAATCCTGAATAATATAAGTCTAAGAATTTTTCAGTATCAAATTTTCTAGTATACTCAAAATTGGATTTTTTATTAGTTAAAGATTCTCTCCAATAATGAATAGTAGTATTAGATACTCCTAAAATTCTTCCTATTTCAGAATCATTTTTGCCTTCCTCTAATAATTGTAGAAACTTTTGTTGATTTAATTTTCTTTTTCTGTCATATTGTGAATCTAAATTTAATCCTCTTCTATAATTATAAATAAAAGTCTTTGTTAAATTTAATTCTTTTGCGATTTCATCATCCTCTAATCCTTGCTCATATAATCTTAAAAACTCTTCTTTATCTATTTCTGTATTTCTAGTAAATAATTTGTTAGCTTTAACAAATCTTTTAATAGTAGAAATACTAACTCTCCACAAATCAGCAATTTGTTGGTTTGTTTTTCCTTCAGCTTTTAATAATTTAAATTCTTCTACAGTCATATTAAATAATTTTTACTATTTAATAATAAGCTATTAGAAGAACTTTGCAAGGATTAGTTTATTAATTAATGTTAATTTGTTTAGCGACCCACTGTCTTTATAGTCTTCCATAGATGGGTCTTGTAGACCTTGTTTCATTCTCTCTTGACCATTAGCATTTCTATTAAACTGAGAAATCATTATAGGAGATACAATTTTAGTATTATTTCTGATTTGAACAGAATCTCTAGAAATTGCATCAATTTCATCTTTCTTAGTTCGACCGCCACTTGCCTTTACCAAGGTCATATGGTCAATCATAATACCTAGAAACATGTTAGGATTATTTGGAATGTATTTACCATTCTCAAATTTACCCCATTTCAATAATTCCTCATTTACTTCCTTTAAATAAACTGCTTCTGTAAGACTACCTTCATAAAAAGATAATCTTTCATCAAGAATTTTGATAAATTCAGAACTCTTAACTAAGAGTTCATATTCTTCATCAGACAATACACAGTCTTTTCCTCTAGAGAATATCTGCTTAAATCGCAATTCAACTCCATAATTGTCAAATATGTACATACTAACTAATTTAGCATATACTTGACTACGAGTCATCTCTAGTGAGAATAATAACCATCTAGGGTCTCTTTCTGGACTATCCCCATTTAAATAATGTATTAATGGTTGATATACATAAGTCCAGAGTGCCCAGGTAGATTTACCACTACCTGAAGCACCTCCTATTAAATAAGAGGTACCTGGAAGAACTCCATCAGTATATAAATCTAACTTAGGTGAACCTGTACTAAGTCCTATATTGTGTCCTTCTCTTCCTTCTTTAACTAATTGAAAGAATTCCTCTAAACCACTAATTTTCTCTGCCATAATATTTAATTATACAACCTTAATAGCATCAAAATTAGTATTAGCTAAATCTCCATTACGGAGTGCTTCTAATTCATCCCATCTATGATCTATTACAAAATTACACAGACTTACACAGAGAATATTATTCTCTCGAGCCCATTTAACTAATTCCATAATATGGTCATGGGTTTCCTGTTTCCACCTAATAGTCTTTCCATAGAAGCGATAAAAGTCTTCTAGACTATCAAACTTCTTAGAAACACTACGTATACCAACTGGATTCCCATTGATAAAACCGAATTGAGGATATTCTTCAAATAGTTCTTTACCTAATTCAAAAGAACACTTATAAAAGTCTTTTACAAGATTTCTATTAATAGGAATACTAAATAAATCTAATCGTTCACCTTTTTTAGGTAACTTATAAGACTTTAATATTACTCCTACCTCTTGTAATCTAATTAATTGTTCCAATAGGCTTCCCTTTGCCTCTGATTGAAAATAAAGCTGGACAAGTTCTGCATCGTCACCCTCTTGAGCGATGAGAATAATTTCTAGCAACAATAATTGATTTGCATCAATTTTATATTTTTCACAAAATACAAGTTGCTGTTTAAGTTCTAAATTCTTCACGTATAATTAACATATTTAACTAGTTAACACTAGACTTATAATACTTGTTATAGCTTTAGAGTCTAGTTACGTGAATATTATAGACTTATCTATTCAGTAGCCTCTTCTACTACTGGATTCATTTCAAAATCTGGTTCGAATACCACCTCTTTAGTGTATTCTAATTCCTTTACTTTCTTCTGAAGCTTTTCAATCTGCTTCTTCAAACGCTTATTCTCACTAGTAAGAGCATTTTTCATTTGATTATACTCTCGCTTTGTGTAATACATTTCCATTTCTAATGTCTTAAAACCTAAATGTAAAATTAGTTATCTTTTTCTTATATGGTTGCCAAGGTTCCCCTCGTAATAAATGCATTAAATTTTCCACATCAATCTTAATAATATTAGTATCCTTCTCGTGAGATTTCTCCCACCACTTTAATTCAACAGTATCATTAATAACTAATGTAAAATACTCTGCAATCTTGTTAGGTTCCTTCCTGATAACCCTTCCACGGGTTTGGGTTGCCTTAGTAGTACTAGAGTTAACACCAAGCATGATACCTACAGATAATCCAGATATGTCCATTCCTGTTTCAGCAAGTCGGCACGTGTTTAAAACACCGGATTGATGTGATGAAAACTCTTCTAAGGTAATTCTATTTTTCTTTTTACCTTTTTTACCTGTATAAACCCATCCTTCTCCTATCGAATCTGCAATTTTAGTGTTGGCGCAGAATGTAATAATCTTCTTATCTGGTCTATACTTAATTATTTCTCTAGTTATATTTACTTTTTGAGGATGATTGTAAATAAATTGTGTGCGAGCTTGCATAGTTCTCATAAAACCTGTATAATGATACATAATTGCTTTATGATATTCTTTCTGTTTCTCATAATCTCCCGGGAACATTTGTTTACAATAAGACCATCTAACATTATGATCTTTCATACTCATTGCTAAACTAAAATCCCATTGGAAAAATTCAAAATGCTCATTAAACTCTCTATTAGCTTCTTTATATATATCAATATCCTCAACATCTATAATTACTAGATATTCATTATATTTAGATACCCAACCATTTAATAATGCTTCTTGAACTGTTACTGTATCTACTATTGGACAATACTTTTCAAGTAATTTGTGTTTACCATCAAGTCTTTCAAAAGTAGCAGTAAGTCCAAGAATTAGCTTATATTTTACAGTTTTGAATACATTACTAAAAGTTTCAGCAGGTACAACATGAATTTCATCAATAATTAACATGTCACATTGTGCACCGTTTTTAGCAACACTATTTATAATAGCCACTTCAACATTTAATTGAAGTTGATTATGCTCAATGTGTCCTAACCATTGATTTTTGAGTAATTCAGTAGGAACTACAATTAATACTCGGAGTTGAGGGTACTTACTAAGTACTTTTTTGATAGCAATAAGCGCACAACGGCTCTTTCCGTAGCCTGTACAGCACTCTAAGCACCCTTTACCTTTATTTTTTAACCATTTATATACTGATTGAGCCTGTCTTTCATCTCGAGAGATAGGCTCAAATAGATCGTGCATTACTGGCACTTATGACAATATTTTCACTAATATGCCAACTTATTACAAGTCAGCACGTGTTACATCCCAACCCTTATCTGCAGCAACCTTATTAATTTCATCTATCTTAGTAAGCCATTGTTTAGCTTGCTCTTCACACTGAATCTGAAAACGATACAGAATTTTATTAGAAAGTAACTTAAGCTGCTCACTAGTTAAGTTAGAATATTTATCTCTCTGTAGCATATAGATTGCCTTAAACTCAGTATAAGACAAACCAGTGTCGCAAATACGTAAATACTGATTAGGTCTCAAACTAATTCTAAGTTCCTCCTTAACTACATCAAGACGATTTCTAGCTTTACCAGTTTCTGGGTCTTTACGATACAAATCCTTTTGCATTTCACGTGGTGTAAACCACAGACCCATTTTAAGAATAAAGTTAAGTGTAATATGACTATTGTCAAAAATTCCTAAAAGGTCGAGACAAGCATCCATTACCAATTTAACAGGTACTTGCTGATAATCGATAGGAAGACCATCCATTACCTTACTAATAGGGAATGATTTAATAGCCTCTGGGGTTAGTGTATCTTTATTGTTACTGATTACCTTTCGTAAATCTTCCAAACATCTTGTGTTAGAATACTGCTTCTCAGCCATAAGCCATCTTATAAGAAGTTCTGCTCTACAACGATTAATTTGATCCTGTACAATCTCAAGTAAGGTAACTCTTCCTGGATTTTTAGAATCCTCATTATAAAGCATTTGTTGACAATGACGATACCACTGTTTAAGTTGATCAAAGGAAGCATCAATCATTAAGATTTCCTGCTGCTCTCCATTAACCTTTGGACCCTTCCATACATAAGTAGTAATATCACTTGCCTTTTTACTCATAGCTTCCTGAAGCTTATCTCCTAATACTGTCATATAATTAAATTCAAATAATGTTTCATAGTAATCTAATAATTAATAATCTACAATATAAATTTAATCTAAAATAATTTCACTTATATCAACTTTAGGTTTATCCTCAATAAACTTGAGAAATATGACATTAGTATATTTATAAGGTATTAGGTTCTGACCATCAAACCATGTATCTTTTCCTCCTTCTACATATCTTATATTTAAATATCCAATTTCATCAATTTCGATACTTTTTTGCTCCCAATTAGGAAATCGGACACACATTATATATCTAAAGTCTTCATCTTTAGGATTTAAATCTTCAAATACATAATTAGTATATCCCATTCCATCTATTTGTTCCGCAACTAGTTTAGCATGAATTGTTATTTGCTCCATTAATGAAACACATTCATATCATCAAAGTGCTTACATCCATATTTAGCAAAATCACTATATAACTTATCCATATTAGCTATACATGGATATTTTAAACATCTTTTACAACTTCTTTCTGGATGTTTATAAGTTAATCCATTTGGATCCTTATAGTTTACTTTACTAATAGGCATGCAAGAATGATATTTAATATTATACTAATCTTAGTTACAACTTTATATTTTTTGTGTGAACTTTGTAATTGTGTTATTTTAATACTATCCTTTTTAATAATAGCGTTATACTGCTTTTCATTAATTCTTCTTATAGAATCAGTATGTAACCAAGATTTATTTATCTCTTCTAGTGTTTCAATCTTCTTATTTAATAATGGAACTTCTTTTGTATATTTCTCATGCTCTAGAAATATAAGATTAGTTGTTTTTAGTTGTTCCGGAGTTATTGTAATGGTTGATGTAGTTTGTGAAAAACTGTATGTCGGCAGAAGTATCATTAGACATAATAATAGCTTTCTTATCTTCATACGTCTCTCTTATTTTTACTATTTTAATTGTTAAGGAATCCTTAGTGCGATTTAAAGTATCTCTAACTAAAGAATCTCTAATTATTTCTTTATTAGAAGGGATACTCTGTATATTGTTATTTAATTGCTCTATACGTACAATTATAAATATGATTCCTACAATTATAAATAGTTTAATCAACCAGGCTAGAACCGTTCTCAATTGCATCTACCAGAGTTTTTGTCTTATCAAGAACCCCCTGCACATCTACACCTTTAGACATTAAAGTTAATATCGCTTGTTCTTCAGGAGAAGCATTCTGAATGTACTCTTTCTCTTTCTGAATCTCCTCATATTTAGCCTTGTTAGCATTATAGTCCTTAATGACTATCTCAGGATTCTTAGTAAAGTGATCAATTTTCTCTGTCAAAAGTGCATCAATACACTCTTTAGTAACTACTCCACCTTTACCAATAAACCAACAAGGTTCTCCTGCAAGAGCTCTCTTATAAGCTTGTTCTTTACCAAAAGTAAGATTGAACTCATCTTCTGGATTATATACTGCAATGCCGATAGATATAGCTCGTACAATTTCAAAAGAATCCTCAACACCTGGAATATTCCAAGTTGCAGTAAGACCTTCCTTCACTGGCATACTTACAGCACAAGCAACTATCAATCTTTCAACACCCTTAAAATCAACAAACTGACCAAGCTTATAACTAGCAATTTCTTTCTTCATTTTCATTTACTATTAATTAGTGTGTAACCCTCTTTAATTAAGTAGGATTCTGGAGCAAATTCCAGAGTTAAGAATCTAATAAAATACTCATCTGCTTTTTTCTTCCTATTTATAAAGTCTTTCTTTTTAAGTTTTAAAGGTTTATTAGTACTATATTGTTTTTCTTCAAATAAAGAAATTCCACCTTTAAATACTTTATAGATAGAATCTTCATAAATAAAAGAATTATGTGTTTGAACTATTTGACCGTCCTTCTCGTAAATCGCTACTGAAGTTATCATATATTAAATTAATTATATATTTAATAAACTTATTTTTAGCAATTTCATAAAAAGAGTTCCAAATATTATTTATATAGAAGTTGTATATATCTTGTGAAGTTACATTACTATAATGAAAATATTCTTCATCATTATATGTACCAGCATTGATTCTATATGTATCCTTAATAGGCTTAGCTTCTAGACATATATGATATACTGAATCGTCTAAGTCTTCAAAATTATCAGGATAACCCTCATCTTCATAGCGAGATTCTGAAACTAATACTTCAAATTGAATATCTTCTCTTTCAAGTATTTCTGCTATTACATAGGCTACATAACAACAACCTCCAGAGTTAATATGATATATTGTATTCAAACAATCACACAAACTATTTATTTTATTAAATAGGTCTGAATAGTTATCTTCCGACTTCTTTATAGATCTCCTCTTTAATTTGCTTGAAAACATTTAAATATTCTTTCAAGGTCGTAATCTCATCTTTTCCATATTTGCTATTAATAGCATATCTAATTATTCTACCAATAGCAGAATCTAAAGGCATACCATAGCCCTCTAATTGAAATTCTTCTCTAGGATTAGTTTTACTATTTACTTTTCTAAGCAAATATAAATCCCATAGTGGAGAATTATCATTAATTGGTTCAATTCGATAAAAATTACCTTGAATTACCATTTAAATATCTCGGTTAAGCATTTTGAAGAATTTAGAAACTGGATTAGAACCTGCTAAATCGTAACCATTATGACAAGCCATAGTTAATAATACACCAGATACTACTACCTCTATGATATTAAGTCCAGGAACAAATAACAGTAATAATGCTATTATAAATACATAGAGAGGTATACCTATCTTTGGCTTTAAATCTATAACAAGCATAAATTCAATAGCTGCTATAACTAAACAGAATATAAATAAACCAAACATAATAAATTAGTTATCAAGTCCTACTAATGTCGATGAATTACCTGTAACCTTAGGAAGATGTCCATCCCAAGCTTCAATCCACTGCTTCTTAACAAGTAATGGGGTAAGAGAAGCATTTACAATAGCATTAGCTTTAGCTTCTGCTTCAGCTACTACAATCCTCTTCTTTGCTTCTGCCTCAGCTACTTGCACCTCATTAGCTGCTTTCTGTGCCAACTGAATAGCTCTATTCTTAGCATCTACAGCATCTACAATAGTCTTAGGATATTGCAAACCACTAGTAAACTGGTCAAGCACAAATCCTTCCTTATCAAGAAGTTTAGAAAGACGCTTCTCAATTGCCTGTTCTACAGCTTCACGATTTGACACAATCTGGTCTGTAGTAAATTTATTAATCTCAATACGGCAAGCATCCTTTACATACTTAAATACAGGACCATTAATTACATCAGTTAATTCTTTGCGATACTTACGAAATACCTTTGGAGCAGCGCCATCTTTAACTTTAAGATTGACATTTGGATCAACTTTAAATTCTGAACCATCCTTAGCATTAATTGTAAATGGCTCATAGTCAATAGTCTGAACATAAGTAGGATACTCATATACTTCCTGAGTAGCTGGATTATAGAATACTCGTCCAGTTACCATAGATACATCATCTACACCTCTTTCAGAGCCATAGAGATTAACTAAGATACCTTCGCAACCAGCATCAATACGTTCACAACTAGTAAAGCTTAATGACAACATTAAAGCACTCGCAAATAAAAAGACTTTTCTCATTTAAATAAACTTTTTAATTTATTAATATTCTCGATAATTAGGGTAACTACTAACACAGCAATAGTTACTAATATTAATATACCCATAATGCAACAAAATGTACTCTCACTACTAATTAAGTAAGTACACATACTTATTAAGTACATCATAGCTATAAAACCAATGACATATTTAATAACTTTAAAAACCAATTTATATTTTCTCAAGAATTTTGGGGTTTCCATAAAATATAATGTTTTCTTTCAGTAAACCAGTTATACCAAATAATTATCTTATCTTGTTGTACGTCTATATAAGGATTTAATAATATAAGACATACTAAAACAATAATTAAGATAATCATCGTGTTTTTACTGAACCTGGTTTAGTTGTTGCCTTCTGTACTGAAGCTGGCAATTTTGACCACCAATTCTGCTTCATCTGTAACCACTCACGCTTATGCTTTGCTTTCATTTTCAAATTAATTAGAATATTTAATTTTAATCTAACTAATCTGCAAAATGACTAGCTTCCACAGCCAATCTATCTGCTAGATTATTATACTCATCTATATTATGTCCTTTAGTCCATTCAAATTTTATATCTGAACAAAACTTTTTAGCTCTATTATATACTTTATCAAATAACTGCCAATAATTCTGATTCTTCTTGCGTTTCCATCCTTTATTTATACATCCTAAAACGTATTGTGAATCAGATACTACAGTAATAGAATCAAAGTTTGTACTAATGGCATGTAGAGCATAAATAACCGCCATTATTTCCATTTGATTATTAGTTACATTTTTGAAGTGTTTATTAAATTGATAAATTACTTCATTATCTTTAATAAATACAACTCCAACACCCCCATTACCTGTAGACACTTGACAAGCTCCATCTGTATATATGGTTAATAATTTCCCCATGATTCTACTACGAAATCAAGAGTTAAATTACCATATAAATAAGTTACTTTAAATGGACCTGAAGCTATACCCTGATAATTACTTTTAGGATTTTTATGTACTTCTTTAATTACATCATCTAGTAATCTTTCTGCACAGCAATACAAATCGTAAATACTAGGTACTCTGAGTTCATACTCTGTAAATATTTTCCAAGGTTCATATCCAATAATTTCTGGTTTGTCCTCTTCTTCATTCTTATAGATAGGTAAACATGGAGTAGACATAATCATAGCTACTTGTTCAAAACGGAAGTTATTCAGAATATCTCTTTTTTGTACTTCTAAGCTACCTCTATAAGCATTCTCTTGGTTAATCTTCTTTGGCTCTAACATAAATAAATAAAAAGAGCTACCCCTTTCAGAGTAGCTTAATCAGGACACACCATAGAAAATGATGTGCTATCTACAGAATTTACAGTATCAACTTTAGCAGAATCTACTGTATCACAAGTGTCGACAGATGTAGAATCTACACTGTCTGTTGTCCTAGAACAACCATTACCACAACTTGAACAGAGGGCAATGATTGCGAAAGCAAAAATAAATAATTTCTTCATAATTAAATAAATTAAATAAATAATAAAGGGTGGAGAGTTTCTCCACCCATGATTGTAGGAAATCAACCTCCCGATTTCTCATCTTGAAAAGTATAGGAATTAAAAGTCACTATAATCTTAATTATAGAAGCACCTACAGTTTAAAGAAACATAGGACAAACTAAAGAATATCATAAGGATTAGCAGCATAGACTTAGAATGTGTCTTAGCTTTAGACTCGTTCCCACGACTTAGACTTAGACTTAGACCAAGTAACACTACATAATACTTTTAACCCAATTATGTTTTAAGTGATACTTAGAGATAAAAATACGTGTGTGGAAACGACCATTAAATACCTACCACATGGTATCGCGACAATCCTCGCAACAAATTATATATTCCTGTAATATATTTAATGCTAATCCTTAATCTATTCTTATTAATTACTCAGTAAGTAAAGCTTTAATAGACTTATATGTTTCCATCAAAGAATCAGGAACATTAATTTTAAGTTTACTAATCTTTTCTTTCTCAGTAATTATATATTGATTAAATCTTGACTGTAAATCTTCAATTTTGTCAAGCCAATCATTATATTCTTTTGAATAAGCAGTTCTAGCTTTCTGATACTCTTGCTCATTAGCTATATTCTGTTTATTTGCTTCTTCAATAGCATCAGCTTTAATACTATTGAGTTGAGCATTTAAATTTCTATGTTCAGACATTAAAGACAAGAACATATTATCCACATCAGCAACTTCAACAGAAGGTGTATATCTATACACTACAGTATCTCTACCAGCTCCACTAATCTTATTTGGTTCAGCGATTACTTTATTTAACATTACCTTAGCTCTAGATACAGAGCCTGTTTCATGTATAAATTTACCAATAGCGGCAGCTCTAGATTGCAAAGTAAAATACTTATTTAATTTAACTGCATCTAAATTTCTAATTACATCGTCTTTAATTACCGTAGCTTTTTTACTTGGTGATTTAGGAGCAGGATAATCTTTATATTCTGACCAATCTTGAATACGTGTACTTGATAATTCTTCAAGTGCTTCATTTTTATTCTTAATAGCTTCTTTAAGCCAAGCAATTAATGAATTATATTGTCCTATCTTAATTATAGCATCTCGAATCCATAAAGTATCTGTAGTACCTCTACCAGCATTTACTGCATTATCAGAAGATACAATACTAGTTATTGTAGTATTATAAAATTGAACAGTATTCAATGAATCTGTCAATCCTGCAATAACTTCATTAGCTACATTACAAATATTTTGAGCTTCTGTTGATGTAAGAAACCCATTCTTAAAAAATACATTATTCATGTTTCTATGATATATAATATTTAATTACTTATTAGTTAATAATTGTTAATCAATAAATTTAATAGTATCTACCATTGTATTATATGATACTTTACCATCTTCCTGTTCTATGATATAATAATAGTCCTCCCAAGTTTCTTCTATGCCTTTAAACACACCTACTATATCATGTGATTTACATTTGTGTCCTATAAAAGGTATTAATTCTTGTACTTGAGAACTACAATCTTTAGCATCTTCTGAACTCTTTATTATTCTCCGAGTTTCGAATATATATGCAGTTCTAGCTAATTCAATAGCTTTAATCATTGCATCTTTTTCTTCTAGAGTGGCTTTATCCCAATCAAGGATGAATCCCTCTGAGTTTAGTTTAAATATCATCCGAAATTACCTCCTAATGGTGTTTCTGGTTCTAAATTATCTATAAGAACTTCTTGTAATTTAAAAGATTTTCCCTCAACTTCTACATTATTATATACAAAGTTGTAAAGATAATCAATAGGTATAAATCTAGTCGGAGTAGTGACACAATTATTATGTTGAGTATCTTTAACATACTTCTCTACAAACTTATTTATCTGCCCATCTTTATGAGTTCTATAAACTATTGTGCCTTCCCATTCTGAAGTGGGAACTAAACCTGTAATATACAGATTATAATTAACACATCTAACTTGTTGAATTACCATTTAATTTTATTCATACATTTACTTTTTAATCTATTAAATACTAATCTATACAAAAATAGCTCACCTAAATTAATAGATGAGCTATATACTATAACCGGGTTGACTTTGCAATCTGATCTTATTCTCTCGGCATTGCTAGTTCTCCGGTTTATTAATTAGTTGGGAGTGTGGGAGTCGAACCTACTATCGTACGGTTTATGAGACCGACATGATTTATAAATATCCGTTTCACTCACTCACGATATATTGTTTTAAAGAATTTTCGGCGGAGCAAAGTCTTTCAGTACCATCTATCGATGACTTTTTATGAGGTTCTCTTAACCTTCGACATACATATATTATGAGTAACGTTACCTCTCTTTTCAATGCCTCTTGAGTTAAGATACTACTTTGGTACATGCCCCATATTAAATATAAAGAGCTTCTAATTGGATTCAAACCAATAACCTGCACTTTACAAAAGTGCTGCACTATCAATTGTGCTATAGAAGCTTAAATAAAGGCGAATATGGCATTAGACGGGCGAACTATCGTGACCATATTCTAATAATACATTGAGCTATCAGGCATACTCGTGGATCGCCACCGCTACCTCTAACAACCACCCAGTTAAACGCTAGGTCCTCTCCATTATTTGCGGAATATAAGGGACTCGAACCCTTAGTTTTACTAGAGTGACAGTCTAGTTCCCTTACCAACAGGGCTTAATACTCCAGGCGCCTCTTGTGTACACATTTCTTTTCGAGAAGGTAATGAACCTTAGAAATAAGAGGCATATATTTAAGTTTACTCTCCCAACATCAGTAAGTACCCATTTGGCACTTACTAGTAGAAATCTAATTAGATTACTGTAAAGGGTAACACTCGATAATCTCTAACATTATACCAAGCTGCTACAGTTTTCATTCCTTTCCACCATGATTTGATAATTCTTTTCATACAGTTTAAAATTTAATTGTTAATTAAATAATCTAATTGTATAGAAGGAAGAAGAAGTAAACATCGTGTAGAATGTGGGAATCGAACCCACGCAAGCCTCCTGAATGGAAGTCAGGTATGCGCCTCCAGCTACACTAATTCTGCAATTAAAAATTCATTTATTAACTTAACACATCAACAGTATAGTAAATTACTGAATTTAAATAGTTAATAAATATTAAATATATATTTATAGTACTACCCATATAGGTAGTCTTTGCCTTAACGGCAAGTTCTCTACGAGAACAATATAAGAGCATTTCTTCCTCTCCAAGTTAAGAAATGTTAAAAATTCTAAACAGAGATTAAGAAATGCCCTTCACCTAAATAATCACACTATTTTGCAGATGGGTAACTATTTGTAGGTGTTGTCTCACTAAAATAATTATCTGTTTTCATAATTTAATCTTGTTTATAAATTCATTATATTTATCAATGAATTCTTGCTCTGTAATTATATCGCCCCTATTAGCCAAAGTTAAAGATTCTTCGCAATATGAAATAGAACCAAATTTGTTAGATTCTCTTAAGTGCAATTCTAGAACAGTACAGTTACATTCATTAACAGAAATGATTTTATACCAATACATATCTTCACCATAATCGCAATATCTATATCTATTTTTAGATAATTCAGCTTTCAATATTGTATCTTGTATCTCACTTTGTTTAACTAATAGGTCAGCTATCTGTTTACTTATGTCTTTTAAAGTTTCAGAATCAGTCATTAAATAACTTTTCAATAGATTTCTTATAATCTGAATTCTTATGCATAAAATATATTGCAAAAATAGTATTAACTATAGGACAGAATGAAATTACTAGAGTTAATAAATTTACTTTAACGCGTTTTCCTTTCCTACGATCTTCCATATAGGATATGCTAAAGATGTAAAGAATAGGTAAAACAAATGCTCCTACAACTATTACAGGCATATTACAATTCTTTAATATTGGAATCTTCAGACTTTCCAAGATATATCTCATTTATAGTACAATTACTTGTACGAAATTGTTCTATAAAACGTATTTTGCCAATAATTCTTGGAGACTTATCTTGATGATCACATATAGTAGGAACGTATGCAGTCTTTAAACAATCCCAATGAGTTATGACAATGTTAAATTTACAATGATAAGTTTCATGGTAATTATCTAAACAATGTCTTTCAATAGCTCTTTCAAATAAAGGATAGTCAAAAGGACCTGTTTTAAATTCTCCTTGTGGTCCATCATTAGTATTTGATGGTTCTTCTAGAGTAAAGTACGTTCCTAAGTCCATAAAATAAGGATTGTATCCATTTCCATGTCTAGTTAAATATGGACGCATAACTAAATATACTTCTGCATTTTCTAGACACTTTTCTGGGATTCCATTTAATCCTACTTTGCTAGGAGTACAATGAGGCATAAATCCTCTTTCCATATCCAAAAGAAGTCCCTGTGAACCTTCCCAAATGACAGTATCTACTTCATCAGGATAATAAGTTCCAATTATAAAAGTCTGAGTATGTTCTTTAATAAAGGTACAAGCTTCTTTAAAAAGATTTTCTAGCTCAATATCTTTCTCTAGATTATGGTAATCCCTTACAGTTTGTAGAACTACATCTGCATATTCACTTACATAAGGACACATATGAGCACTGTAAGTTACATTATCCTTGTTTCTCTTAAAACAAGCATGTATGCCTTTACCACAAGTTCCATTATACTTTACTCGTCCATCCATAGAGTCAGCTAATACATCATAAGGTGTAATAACTCTACAGTTAGGATTTATATATAACTTAGGAACTTCAATACCTTCACTAACTAAGACTTTATACTCATTATAGATACATATTGGATCTATAAATACTTCTTTATATAGACAAGTTGGCACTCCTAGTAAAACACCACTTCCCCAAGAAGAGCATACGTGTGATTTACCTTTATAAACTACACGATGTCCAGCTTGTGGACCTCCACTAAATCTAGTGACAAGAGGTTTATAGCTATTCATACATAACCATTGTACTACATTACCTTTACCCTCCCAATTGTTAGCTTATAGGCTTTTTATCCTATAATTCTGGAGATTACTCTCATACTCTTTCGAGATACGTCTGTCAATTCAGACCAGTGCGGCGTACATTTTCACCATATTACTAAAAGTAACTTAGGGCAGGACACTCTTGGGTCTATTATATTTATTCAAGACCTACGCTCTACAATACCAATTAGCCTTACGCAATCTAATTAGTTATCACGGTATTATCTAGGAATTATAGACTTCACCGTTTTTGCCCTGTAATAATAGTTACAGTTTCCCATAACTACGACGAAATTCTAAATATCTATTATATTTTCTATCTAAGTACATTGTTGAATTTTTATATAAATAATCTATGCATTGATATGCTACATTGTTAGTTAAAAGAATCTAATAGGTTTTACCATTATTATGTTTAGCATATAAAGTTTTTCACCACAAGGTAGATATCTCATCATCCCTTGCAAGAAATCTTTAGTTCCAATTACATTAAACTCAGCATATTTATGTTCTTTATCTGAATAAGTAATACATCCATCACCATCAAAGTATCCTCTAAGAAAATGACGAATTAATTCTTCTTTACTATATCGATCTGAACTTATAAATATGTCTTCGTTAGGAAATTGTAGTATTAAAGACTTTTGAGGAACACATCCCTTTGAAATTAGATTTTGATAAATATTTCTATTATCAAACTTCATTCTACAAGTTATATAATTATCTTTTTCTTGAGTTCTAATTTCACTAGAATAATGTAATAAATCACAGAATTTTTGCATATGGCTAATATCTGCATATTGCAAATTCATTGCAAATGTTGGTCTATCTTTAGCTACATACCCATCAGCAAATATGAAACCTAACCAATAAGCCTTTTCTTCAGTATCTATTACATCAAAGAAATGTTCATTAAGATCCCACATTCCTCTTTTATCTACTACAGATGCACCCATTAATGATAAATTCTTTTTAATGGTTTTTTCTGTAACATTATATTTAATTGCTAACTCTTCTATGGTTTTACCAGAATTATATAAGGATAAAGCTTCATCTTTATTATAAGTCTATCTAATTTCTTTAAGAGTTACTCCTTTATATACTAAATATTTTTTTACACTATCTTTACTAACTTTATTATCTTTACATATCTGGGAAATTGATAATCCCTAATCTACATACATAGACACTATATTTAAAGTGTCAAACTTTTCAATAGTACTTTTTCTTATCATATAATATTATTTAAAAATTAATTCATCACCAAATAGAGATCCAAGTACTATCTGATTACGAATTTGTTTGCTGTCCATAGCTGTTAGAAACAATACGAGCAATAGATTCACCTACATGCTCTTTATCTGAAATAATGAGGTTATCCCCTACATAAGGCTTCCAACTGTTAGAAACTCTTTCTATACCATAGTAACCACCATGCTCAACATGAATGTGATAAATATCCCATTTCTCAGCACATTCTCTATATATGAAAGAAGTAGCTAAATCTTCACTACACTCATCACCTATATAATGAGTTATTGCTTCTTTAGGAAGAGTTTTATGAATTGGCTCATCACTAATTGTGATTAAACAGCCTTTAATACCTCTTTTCTCCAGAGCATCAGTCTTAATGTGATTAGCAGCAAAGTACCAACACATATGAGGATCCTCTCCGTTATTACCACCTCCTTTACCTTCAAGATCAACCTTACGGAGCCATTTCTCCATAAGTTCATCACTCGATTCAAACTGTCCTACTTGTAAAGGAGCTTCTTCATAACAGCCTTCTACATCACCAAATGCCATAAAACAGATTTGAGGATTATCAATACCTGCATTCATAATACTAGCTACACAATCTGGTAGAGTATTATCAATAAGATATTTAGGTACCTCACCCATAGAACCAGTCTCGTCTAAAGCAATAATAATAGGGAATGATTCTGGATGTTCCTCAGAATCACGAGACTCTCTGAAATTAATATTAATAGGATTCATTTCAGGGTCTAAATTCTTCTTACTAAAGGTTTTTTCAATAGACTGGCTTCTATAACTACGACTTCTAGTTACAGCATCATTATATGAATAACTACCACCTCCCATTATGCTTCCTCCTTTGTTTGTGATTTAATATTACTAGCCAAAGCACTAACTAAAGCATTTACGTTATCTGTAAGTGTGTCTACCTTAGCATTAATCTTATCTAATTCTGATGGTTCTGAAGTCTCAGTAGCAGGTCTGTTTGCTGCACCGAACATATTACCAAACATATTACCACCTCCCATAAGCTGACTCATCATCATCATAGTCATAAAGTCAGAACTATTATTATCGGCGAGAGCCATAAGCATCATAGGATTGAATCCCTTACCTGCATTATTAAACAACCCACCACCATTCATAGCAGACATCATAAGCAGATTCTTGACATCAAATTTGTTTCCACTCATATAAGCAAGAGCAAGTGGGTTAAATCCATTAGAGGAATCAAAGTTAAATGGATTGACAATAACTCTAAATGTTGCAGAACCCATCAACTCATCCTCAATAGCAATCTTGTTGTTGATATTGCCATTAAAGTTCATAATCTTAATAGAACCATCTTCTGCTTTAGTCTTAACTACGCCATAAGATTTACCTGATTTTACAATATCTCCGATTACAATTTGATCAGAGTTCTTGCTAATATTGTAAATACAAGGCATAGGGAAAGTCATCTTATACTTCTTGAGTTTACCTGCTGGAGAAACACCTACATATGCACCATCACTATTCTTAAAACAAAGAACACCATCAGTAATACTGATTCTAGCACTCTCTTCAGCTTGTGGCATAAACTCATTATACATATCTTTAGTTAAATCTCCAAAGACATTATCAACCTTTATGTTTCCGAATTGTTCCATATTATTTTTACCTATAGTATTAATTTGTTTACCATTAATCTCAGAAATTGTTACTGTCTCATAACTTTCTTGCTCTCTAGAACTTGCATAAGTCCAGACAACTTGAAACTTACTGTCATAACCTACAAGTTGTACTAAATCGCCTCTTTTAAGTCCAGGACATTCATTAGCTACTATATAAGGTACAGTAGTTTCTGAATTCATCCTAGTAGGACTTAATTTAGTGTTTGTAAATATACCCCTAATTATCATAATTATAAACTATTAAGTATACTTTTATATCTATCTAAATATTTAGAACCTAATGCAGACATTATCTTATAAAATCCTGACCTAAATCCATCATCAAAACTAACTAATTGTTTTATGCTCTTTATATAATAATCAGGTATATCAGATCTACATTCATGTTGCGTTAAGTTCTTAGCTAGTTCTATTTTATTTAATATTTCACTAGCTGCCTTAGCTTTATCTTCAGTCAAGTTTAAATATAACTAAATATATTAATAAAAAGAACAAAGCTGTTTCTAACATATCTACAAACACTTAAATAGCTCTAATAGACTTAAATGGATAACGTTTCTGATCATAACTACTAATGAAGTTTTCCTTTACTTTAGCTTCATTAATACCTGTAAGTCTAATGGTTTGTTCTCTATTTTTTAAAGAATCAAAATAAGTTACTTCAAATTTCATATAAAAGATTCTCTATTATTAAATTTATTTTGAGCATCAAGTACTCCTTCTTTATCTGTAATATCTACAATAAGTCCTATTTGTCGTAACCAAACATCAAATGGACCACTGTACCCTAGGTCGCCAACCCAACCTCCTTTACAAAATACTATCTTCTTCCAAACAAAAATAGCACATAATATTCCGTCAACTTCACATAAATGTTTGCCTTCTGGAATATCTAAGAATGTTGGAGCTAAACCTACTCCTTCTCGATAATATCTAGATATTCGAGTATTAAATATATCATCCTGCATAACTACCGCATCGGTTTCATAATTAGCAGACAGTTTACCGTGCAAATAAAAATCAGGCTGATAAATCCAATTCTCGTTTCGACTACTTAATGGCTTAAATTTAATCATTTATGTTTCTTTTTCCATCGAAACCATAAACCTAATACAATACCAATTATAAACCAAACTAGTATTGTAATAATAAAGGTTCCAATATTAAGTACAATCATAATCTAATATTTATAGAGAGGGCTAGCTATTAACCAGTCTCCTCTCGTTAATTACTTGAATAACTTCTTAGCCCAATATAGGAGTTCTCTACAAACTGGAACAATTGCAGTAAAACCTACAATCTCTAACCATGTTTCAATACTTAATGGTTCTGTTCTGAACACATCGCCACCAAATTGAACTATCAAAATTTGACCAATAAATATAACCAAACATATTCCAATAAATGCAGGATTACTTAACAAACCATTAAAGATACTTCTGTCTTGTCCAAATACTCTTGCATTAAACAAGTTCCAGAATTGTAACATAACAAAGATAGTGAAGAACTCTGTAAGGCTATATGTATTACTAATCAGCAAATATAATAATATGCCAAAATACAAAATACCTACACCAAAGATTTCATACCACATTCTCTTTGTGATAATAAATGCCTTAGGATCACGAGGCTGTTCAGACATTACGGCTTCATTAGCTGGTTCTGTGGCTAATGCTAAAGCAGCAAAAGTATCCATAATTAAGTTAACCCACAGCATTTGGATAACAGTAAATGGTAAGTCTACTCCAATAAATGGACCTACACAAGCAATACCAATAGCTACAACATTTACAGTAAGCTGGAAGAGAATAAAGTGCTGAATATTCTTATACAAGCTTCTTCCCCACTTAACTCCTAAGATAACAGAAGGGAACGAATTATCAAGAAGAATAACATCAGCTGCATTCTTAGCAATATCAGTACCATTATTCATAGCTACACCTACCTCGGCTTGGTTAAGAGCAGCTGAATCATTTGTCAAATATTTCTTATAACTCGTTGATATTATCTCTCTGTTATAAGTTTAAATTAATTCTAGGGCACGTCGTTCACTCCATCCTCTAGATAATCTCGAAGATACCAAGTTTCTATTTAAGTTAAGCTCTCTACACCAATCTGATAGTATTTGAGATTTACCATTAATAGTAATAATCCTATTGGTTGTCTTATTTTTATTTTGTTCCTTTAAAGGAATCCAATGACAATTTTCAGGACAGTATCCTTTAGAATTATCTATTCTATCAATAGACATGCCTTCAGAATAACCATTATTTAAAGCCCACTCTTTAAATGTTTCATAGTTATTCCAATCTTCATATAAAGTAATACCTTTACTTGCATAATGTTTTGCATCTCGTCTATTATAATTAGTTGCTCGATCTTTCATAGCACCCCATAGTATATACAAATGTTCTTGTTTGCCACGTTGAGCACTTCCGTGCTTAAAGTTTCTTTCTTTCATTTGTTTACTATGAAGTTCTCTTTGATAACATCCGCAACTCATAGAATCCCCATTCAATAATGATGCCAATCTAATGGGTCCAACATAATTACCACATTCACACTTACATATACAAGCTTTTTGCTTTTTGGGTGTTTTTATTCCGCACATTATGTGTCCCATCTTCACAATAGTTAATCTATTATATTTATCATCTATTTTAAAATGGTGAGGTTCCCCTTTATATTTCATATCAAATTCAGAAACCTCAGATACAAATTTATGTTTTTCAAGACATTCCTCTAATGTCATTAATAATTAATTTAATAAATATTCTGACTATATCTTCAACTTATAACTAATCTAATAAGTTGCTCCTCCACTTCGGAACTACTTAGTCCCTACATAATAGTCGATGAACGTTTTCCTATTCGGAACTTCGCTGCTGATTATGAATTATTACGTGGTTTAGCACTATATAATCTGATTCACTATTATATAGCTTTTATTTCAGCTTGCCACATCTCCGTATTTCTTTTTAAATTTCTTTAACATTCACACTTAGGTTTATTTCATCCTTATGTTGTAGTATACGAAGCATTATCAACTTCCAGCAATTCAAAGGAGTTTCTACACTATATCGCTATAGTATAGGGCATCAATCTACCATCACCAGTTACAGCTACTACTTCTCCCATATTTTGGAATCTCTTAACAAGTGTCTGCTTGTCTTCAGGTTTAGTTCTAGCAAATACATCTACTTTACGTAAATTAGTATCTGTTTGAGTTGCAACTTCCTTACCAAGCATTGTATTAGGAATTTGAGAGATATTAGCTTGAGCAGCAATAGAAGCAGCTGTTTCAGGATTATCACCTGTCACAATCTTAACTTTAATTCCAGCGTTTCTAGCAGCCTGAATTGCATCAGGTACATTACTTCTCACTGGGTCTTCGATAGCTACGTAGCCATCCCATATGAAGTCCGAGAGGGTATTTATATCAGAACCAATCTTGTGTGCAAAAGCAATACATCTTCTACCTTTAGATTGTTGTTCTGCAAAATTAGGTATCTTCTCATTAGAGCAGAAATTCATTACTATTTCTGGAGCTCCCTTAATATAGGTAACTACCCCATCACTAGTAATCATATATTTATTCTTAGAATTAAATTCTACTCTACCTGTTATATTAGTTTTATTTCTTTTATCAGTAATATCAACTGATTTTTGTATATATTGCAGACATGCACCTTCTGTAGGATTTCCTACTACTTCTCCTGTAGGACTAAGATTAGCAGTAGAATTAAGTACAATATTATTTATAACAGCATTTCTATCTGTAAAGTCCTGGAATACCACTTTCATTTTATTCTCTGTAAGAGTTCCTGTCTTATCAGTAAGAATAAGAGTTGTAGCACCGAGAGTTTCACAAGCATGCATCTTTCTAATAAGATTGTTAGCTTTAGCCATTCTCTTCATAGAGTAGGCAAGGGCAAGAGTTACAGCCATAGGTAAACCCTCTGGTACTGCTACTACAATAAGTGCTACTGCAATCATTAAGAATTGTAAGCAATCATTTACAATATCAATAGTATCTTTGCCTACATATCCCTGCTCTATAAATATATAACGTATAGCAAGGGATACAATAAGAATACCTGCAGCTGTGAATGCTATCTTATTAATTAAGTTAGCTAATCCATTAAGCTGTTTATTAAGAGGAGTTTCTACATCAGTAATAGAGGATGCCTCTCTAGCAGTCTTACCTACTTCTGTTTCATCTCCCACTGCAAATACCTCACCAACACAAGTACCTTCAGCTACAATAGTACTTTTATAGATTCTATTTGTAGGATAGGTAGCAGTCTCTGATTCAAAATTAGTTTTAGTTACAGGATTTGTTTCTCCAGTTAAAGAAGCTTCACTTACTTTCAAATTGCTATATTCCTTAACAATAATATCAGCAGGAACTTCTTCACCAGCTTCAAGTATTACAATATCTCCTACAACTAAGTCTTTACGAGCTACTTGAATTACTCCATTATCTCGTCTTACCTTAACTAGAGTGTCATCACTACTAGTTAAAAGAAGATCAAACTTCTTAGCTGCTGACCAGGTATTCCAAAAACCAATACCTACAGCTAAAGCAATAGCTACAATAATACCAATAGGCTCTGTAAATTCACCCTTTACAAAACCCAAGGCTATAGATACTGCAGCTGCAATAAGTAATATTACAATAAGTGGATCTTTAAATCCATCAAGTAACATTACATACCAAGCATCTCTCTTTGGAGGTGTCAATACATTAATGCCATGTCTAGCACGTGAATCTTCTACTTCTGTTAAGCTAAGACCGTAATTTATATCTGTCATTTTTTCTGTTATTATAATTAATTAAAGAAATGCAATTGTTGGACGCTTCATAGCATCAATTGAAGTCCAACCTCCAAACTCACCAACTGCCTTAAAGCGCCATTCACCATCCTTCTTATAGGCAACACCAAGGATAACTGCCTGCTTATCAGAAATCTTAGTACCTTCCTTACCGTCTTCAAGGTTAAACTTAGCTAAGACATTTACAGGAGTATTAGTATTTCTCTGTACTTGGTCACCTGTGTAAATACGGAGACCCATATAAGGAATCTCACCAAATGTCTGATGTGTAAAGTTATTGAGAGTAAATGCAATATACTCAACACGTGGATCAAGTTCATTCAAGCGTACTTCAATAGTCTCATTATCAAGACCATCATTACCATTAGTATCACCTGAGCGATCATCACCACTGTGACGAATACCTGGAGCACTTAAATTGTAATAGGCTACTTCGCCAATACAATTCTTATTAGCATCATACAGAAGAACAGTAGAATCCAAATCTACCTTCTCAATAGAACCACCAATGCCAAATAAACCACGACGTCTAATAGCTCCCCAGTTTGAACCAAAGAACAATTTACTTAAACCATTGTTAGACTCTTTAGACAGATTGATTCTGCCACCTTTACTTAAATTAATCATAAAACTTTATTAAATAATTGTGAATTAACTAAAAATGGGAGTACCTAATTAAAGATACTCCCTTATAGAATCAAGAATTAAAACCGAATTAATTTATTATTAATTAAATAGCTGGAGCATCTGGCAAGATGAGTCCATAGTTACGAAGAATATCACGATAGATAACATTCTGATAACTACCCTTGTCTTCTCCAAGAGCCTTGAACTTCCAATCACCATTGTGGCGATAGAGTTGGCAGAATACAATACAGCGAGACATACTTGCATCCTCAGTAAGATCAAACTTAGCTAGAGGAGTAGTATTACCTTTAGCATACAAGTTACAATAAGCATTATTAACCATACCAAAGTTCTGCTGACGATTCTTAGCATCGTGAATATTGACTAAGATAATAATTTTCTGGACATCTGCAGGAACCTTAGTGGTATCTACTACAATTGTCTCATCATCTCCAGCACCAGCACCTGTACGGTTATCACCTGAATGCTTAATAGCATCTTTCCAATTTGGATTATTGTAGAAAATAAAGCCATTGTCAGGATCTGCTGCTTTATCCTGAGCATTCAATGGAATAGTAGCTACATCCAAATCAAATTCTACACCTGCCTGAGCTGCTACATCCCAACCCAAACCAATTGAAAACTCTGTTACACCATTTGCTTCTTTAGCGAGGTTGATGTTACCTCCTTTACTTAATTGAATCATAATTGTGAATTGAATTAATATAATAATTAGATGATTACTCATCTATTTGTAAATCAGCCTGAGTACTTTCTAAGTAATCCCTATTATCCAAGTCTTTAATAAGATTAACTAAGTCTCCTACAGTCTTTAGATTCTGAACTTTATCATCTGTAATAGGATAACTAAACTCCTTTTCACATTCAATGGTAATTTCTACTAAATCAAGACTGTCTGCGTACAAATCATCGAAAGTATCTGCACTAGTTATTTTTTCGCTCCCTATGCCAAGGACTTCACTAACAATGCTTATTACTTTTTCTTCTATACTCATTATATATCTTCCCTTTTAGTTTTAAATACATGTTCTGTATGAGTGGAAGTAAATCCTGGATTATATTGTAATTTCTGAATACCAAGTATCTTATTATACATTACATTAGGAAAAGAATCCAACATAGAGTTCTGTTGTCTTACTGTTTCCATGCATGCTTCTTCTAACTTGTAGTACTCTTCTCGTTGTCCATTTACAAACCCAGATAAATCACTATAAAATTTAGTAAACTCAGAATAAGGAATATTTTGATTCTCTTGAAGCCATTTCCAAGTAACTTGTGCTCCATCATGTCTTCCCTCCATAATCATACTAGTGACTTCCAAGAAAGTATTCTTATTTAATTCACAAATTTCATACTTCTGAAGATACACTTTCCATAATTTATCGAAGAACATTTTACGGGCATACTGTTGCTTGTCTAGCTGATTAGTATATTCAATATTCTTATTATACAATTTTATTATAGCACCAATAGGACTTATAAACCAACACAATATAATAATTCCAGGAATTACAATCCACTTTTTCTTAATATTTATATTTGAATAGTCTCCTTTTTCATCATTAAATGTCCAAATAGCATTAATAGCGGTGACAAAAGTCGCAATAAATAAAACCCATTGAATAACACAATGACAGAAACCCATCCTTAAGGCATTAGGGGATCCATCTAAGGTTAATGGACCTTTGTCACTAATTATATCGTCGAACATCTGAGTATTCCATAAAATCGAGAACAGAATAGCACATATAATAGATATACCTAAAGATAATAAACCGTGCTTAATATTATTTTTCATATTATTTAATTAAAAACTTATTAAATCTATCGTGAAGAGGTTGAAATTCCTTTCTAAGCTCTACTAATTCTTCCATTTCTTCTATAGAACTAACATCACTTAGCTTAATGTTATTAATTATATTCAAAGCATCTCTAAGACGATATTGAATACCTCTTATTGGAGTGTCATTTACCATAATTTAAAATAAATCAGAAAATGTGACATAACATATAAGACCTAAGAGAAAAAAGACAAAATATGTCTTTAATTCAGCATCCATTAGAGCACATATACTTTCTATTATACCTATTACTAATAGAAAACATGTAAGTACTATAAGCTTATGTTTAATCATAATTAGTTTATTTAAGAATCCTAACTTTTACATTCTTAATACTAATTCTCTTAGAGTCTTTTGGATGAATGAGTATATCAATACGATGCTTATGTCTTTTATTAGTAACATCTTTGACCTCATATACTCCAAATCCCTCTATATGTACTCTTTTTGGTTTATTCTTTGGAAATAAATAAAGTAAATCACGAGAAATTGCGCACCACTTAATGTGACCTCTTTTTAAATGATGTAAATTAATTTTAGAACCATCAGCTGTAACTAATGGTTGATTATTACATTGACTTTTAACTGGCTGATAACAAGTAAGAGTTACATGAGTAGTTGTTTGGCAGAAAGCTCTACTCATAAAGCCTAATAATAAAAATATTAATATATGTTTTCTCATTTAATATATCTGATTAAACTTACCTGAAGCATTCGTAGAATACCCAGATTTAATTACATAAATAATAAAAGTATTGTAACAGGTTACAATATATCCTTTCTTAACATTTATATAGAATATAGGACGGTCATCAAATTCATCACCTATTTTAAGATACTTTATTTCTTTATGTACACTCACAGAATCTGTACGAACATAAGTGCCCGCCATAGTTCTTTGAGCATCCTGTTCCTCTTTAGTTAATTTAGAAAGAGGCTTTGTTCCTATTTTACGAGTTATTTCACGACTTCTAATTATTTTCTCAAATAACTGCTCATTAATATTCTGAACACCATCAAGAGAACCAGACTCTAATTCTATAGACTCTACTAAATAGGTAAAATCAGAGAACTCAAGATTAAAGTTCTTACGGATTAAATCTATTTTGTTAACACCGTGAATATTAACTTCCTGAGCAAGAGCCTTAACTAAATCAACAGTAACTATTTGCATCTGTCTAATTAAATCCAGTACTGGTTCTATTGCATCCTTGTCAATTAGAATATCATTAAGTAACTCAAGTGTAGTTTCTTCAGGTAAATTACCAAAAGAACGTACATATCTAATACGTGATGGACGACCTAATAAATTGTCATTAATTTCTAACTCATTAGTGGTAAGTAGGAATATTTTACGATATTGTGAGTTGTGTACACCGTCCATAAAAGAAAGAACTGATGAGGATTCTTTAAATTCTTTCTCATATTCATCAAAGAAGAAGATACAATCAAAGTTAATTTGAGTAGCTAAAAATTTAAGCATATCATCTTCTCCTTTACAGGATTTAACAATAATAACTGGAAGTTTAAGACGATTACAAAGCTCTTCTGCAGTTACTGTCTTACCTGTTCCCTTGATTCCATTAAATAATACTCCTAAATTACCTGTAGTATTGTTATAAGTTTTTATAAAATGATCAATAAACTCGTTATTAATACCATATAACTTGTAATTAAATACAAAAGAATCTCCAAGTCTGTTTAAATAATAACCTGTCATTGATTCTCTAACTTCATAAATTCCTTTAGGCAATCCTTCAGGATGTGCTTTTGTTGTAGCACTACCTTTCATAAAAGTATTACCGTCTTGAATCCAAATGTTTTGTTCCATAATTAACTAAATTATTTAAAATTATTTAATTGTTTCACCTACTCTGTAATCGTCTCCATCACACACACGAATAGTTTTAATCTCATATCGATTAATTTTCTTGTTATACATTCGTATCTTGAAAGTATAATGATCTATACATATTGTTTTCGATATTACTACACTTCCCTTATAATTCAATATAGAATCCTTATATTGAACTGGAGGACCACACGATACCAATAAAGATAAAATTACTAATACTATTATTTTCATAATAATTAAACACAAAAATCCCTGAACTAAATAGCCCAGGGATTAAAAATAACGTTAAATAATAAAAACAGTTCTATGAACTAGTGGAGCATTGGAGAGTCGCCTATTAACATTTCTTAACTTTGCAATTCCACAATACTAAACTATAATTGTATAGTTAAAATTTAAATCTATGGAAGAATTAAAAAAGTATTGTGTTGGTAGAAAGTTAGTTACAATCACTTGTGATTGTTGTGGTAAGGAATTTCAGAAACCTGAATCCGAGTACAAAAGAAATGTTAGATTAGGAAGACATAATTTTTGTTCTAGATCATGTGCAGCTAAAGTTAATAATAAAAATAGAGCTGGTAAACCAATTTCAGATAAACAAAGAGAACATTTATTAAATATATGTAATAATCAAGAAGATGAATACACACCTTTTAGATATTCCCTTAGAAATGCTAAAAAAAGATTTAAAGAAATAGATATAGATTTAGAATATTTAAAAGAAGTATGGGAAAAACAAAATGGTAAATGTCCTTATACAGGACTAAACCTTATTCTTCCTACTTATAAAAATCTAAAAGAAATTCCTTTTATTTACAGAGCCTCTCTTGATAGAATAGATTCTTCAAAAGGTTATATAAAAGGAAATGTACAATTTGTATCTACTCCAATAAATTTTATGAAATCTGAAATGTCTGATTTAGATACTAAAAAGTTTTTAAAACTAATATCTTCCTATACCTCATCTTTCGATGAGGAGTGGACTATATCATCACCTTCTAATGAAGGGTCGGACGCTCAAGCTGGTAATTAAGAGAACTAAATCTCTCCAGTAGTCTCTGCACTTTCATATAGTGTACTATATGCTTAGCTCAGGATTGGCATGAATAATGTTAGTTCTAGCTAAGCATTATTTTTAGCGTTCCCTGAATTCATCCGATTAATTATTGTATAAATCACTCTATACCGAGTCCGAAATTAAACTCCAGTCTTGCATATTTGCATCAAAACGTTCTTACAGCATAGGTTTTAAAGACTGTCCTTGTCTGTCAGGGTTGACAAGATTTATATACTGTCAACTTCCACCACTCTGTTCCTAAAGTATACAGAGAACTTATAAGAAATGAAAGAATAGTGCACCTTTCCGTTCCCAAGCAAGTGCTGCTCGGTTTCTTAGGCTGCAATAGCGTAAGAAACAGAAGTGTTATTTACTTCGCCAATTAATTTTTTACTTGTCTATCCAAGTTGTCTTGCTGTGTTCCTTATCTCCTATACAATCAAAACCACGAATGCCCCATTTAAAAGAGTCCTAATAGAACTCTTTAATATCTTCTGATTCTTTAGTTATATAGAAAACCAATCATCTGGGTCTATTCTATCTTTACTTCCCATAATCTACAAATTAATTAATGTTAAAAAACTATATGTATTTCTTTTCGTATCATTTGCCTAAATAATGTCTTATTAATCATCATTAGGCAAACTATCCAAATACTGAGGAATAGTTACTTCAGTATTATTCTTTTCTCTTTCAAGTTGCTGAATAGCATTTGCCTGTCTATCTACAGTTGTTTGTAACTCTTCAATTTTATTCGAAAGTTTATTACTACCAATAACCATACTAATACTAAATACTAGTAATGCACATGTTGCTAATTGCCATTTATTCATATTTTTACCACATTATGTAAAGTCCGGGATCTCCATTATCTAAATAAGACATTTTAAATCCTAAACTATTAAAATAATCAAAATAAGCCTTTTCAGGCTTCATTTCTTTATGTATAAGAGTAATATTTGCACAATAATTACCTTGACTTGCTTCTTTAATTATAGCAAAGTTTATTTGATCTAATATATGTGGGTCTAATACAGCAGACCTAGATATAGCCTTTGCGTCTTTTGCTTTAATCATAATTCTTTAATTTTTAAACTAGCATCTTTAAACCATATATTAAGTCTATCTATAGCACTATCCCAATCAGATTTAGAGCATATCTCATAATACGTTAAGAAATCAATAGTATTTGAAAGAAACTGATATATACCTAAACACTTACCACTAGGAGTAACTTTAGTTACAATATATCCACCTCCATCACTAATAACTACTTTTAAATAAGAAGATTTATCTTTATAATAAGGATTTAATCTAAGAGTTTTATTACCAGCTTGTGTCTTTTTAAATCTTATATTATTTATTACCTCTTCTATAGTATTATTTAAATTACTTTTTTGATTTAAAAGATTCTCTTTAAGCTCTTCTAAATCTTTTATAGACATATTTGAATAATCACTCATATTTCTATTTTATATATTATAATTTCCTTAATATTTTTACATTCTTAATTAATGGCTCACCATTAGTACCAGTTTCATCTAACAAATCACCTGTTACTAAATATTTGTTACCATTGAAGTATGCTATATGTTTTATAAAATCATTAAATGCCATCTCATTTGTTGGAAATGGAAGAACTGGAGAATATGTTCCATTTATATTTTTATGAGCTTCATAAACAGATACACCTTTTTCTTTACCTATCACTTCATTATTATTATTCCATATAGATGAACATTCATCTTCTAGAATTTCATCAAATCTATAGAATATCATATTATTCTTTAAGTTCAACTGGTTCATCCTTCCAAGATAGTTTTTTTCCTAGGAGTTTTTCTACTGAACCTTTAGGAAGTTCCACAAAATAGTTATCACACATATACCAATAATTTTGCAATCTATAAGGTTCACTTCCATAAATAAATTCGTCTCCATTCTCATCTACTGCTACCCATGCCATAATTATTCCTCAAATTTAATACCAAATGGTTGTTTATCAATAAAGGTGTATTCTTCAAAGGCTTGCTGAAAAAGAAAATTACGACCATTATTGCTTGTAGATATAACGGCTGTTCGCATCACGGCGGCTATATTTATACGATAACCATTATAATTCACCCACCCAAATGGTTGATGCAAAAGCATCTCATTCCAGCACTCTTCTGAATCCTTAAATGGGCGATACTTTGGCTCTTGTTTTATGCGATACTCTATATTATTCCAGTACTCTATTTCCTTCATTTCAGTCCAGTCATTAGGAACATCAGAACCTTCTATGAGATTTGGTTTGGTTCTACACTCAATCACTCTTCCCTCAGCATAAGCTTGCAAGATAGGATAAAATTCTTTTGCTTGATTTCTGTCCATACTCTAACCTATATAGTTTTTTATTCTTCCGCACTTTCGACACTCTTCAAAATTGATTCTGCCAAATTCTTTATGGATATACTTATGATGACAAGTGATATTTTGCTTCCACCATGTCTTTAAGAATAAGATTATATCTCCTATCATAATTAATCCTCTAACTCTTTAAGTGCTTTTTCAAGTTTCTCAAATGCTTTTGACTTTTCTCGGTATCTCTCATCAGGAGGTATCATCACACCATCAATAGCATTACGAAACCTGTTTCTAGCACTGATTAATAATGACTTTATTTCATTTAATGCCTTTCGTTTATAAAAGTCTGGAACTCTATTGACTTCCCACCAAGAACCTCCTTCATCACCACAAGACTCTATCCATACTGGTTCTTTAGTATCTTTATCTCGGCAATAAACCATACCACGAACTTTATCATACATAAAGATTGATTCTACCTCAAAATCTAAGTCTTCTAGAGTAGCATAAAATTTACAATATTCATCAAATTTAACAAAAGATTCTTCATCATTGTATAAGTCTATTTTAAGAATTTCTAGATTGTTTTCTTCGACAATCTCTAGAATTGACTTTTTGACATTTATCTTACACATATTATTCTCTTCTTTTTACCCTCTCCCTTTTTACAGGAGAGGATAGTTAGTTACTCCTTTACTTCGACGTACTTAACGGGATTGTTTTCGTCAGCACAACATGCCATTTTAAGGCACTCAAACTTACCATCAAATACACATCCCTCACACATCAAAGTAGGGTCTGGAACTGTTTTAATGAGCATAATCTATTTATTTATATCCTTTACAGGATGATTAACTAATCTTTTTGATGGTATCTTTCTTAGAAGTTGCCATAATTTTAATTCCTTTTATAGTAAACTCATGCTTCTCCTTTGGCTGACACTTCTGCTTATTAGAAGGAATGCTGCCTTTAGGAATAGCTAATGGTGTATCTCCAAAACATGCAGCAATATCACCAATTAGATAGTCCAATTCAGTTTGCATACCAATCATTGATAATAATCCATTCATACGCCTAGTCTTTTATATATTCATTTACTTCACACAAAACCTTTGTTAGTAGGTTCTTTAGAATCTTTAATTCATCATTCGAATATGTAGCTATTGGATAACCATCAAGTGTAATATTACCACAACTACGACTTATCTTTAACGAGTGTCTATCCTTTTTCATTTCAAATCTCCTTTCTTTTTAGGAACATACTCATCAAGTTCATCGTCAAACTCATAGCAGTCTGGGCAGTAATGTTTATCACCTATCTCAACCCATTCGCTTTCCATTGCTTGCTCTTTGGCTGTGACTTCGTCCAACCAAGCAATAATTCCATTAAACTTATCGATGAATGATTTTCCACATCTGTCACATACAACAGAGTACATAGTAACTGGCTTAATCATTGTTGCCTCCTTCATTTTGGAATAAATCGAGTACATAAGCCCAGCATTTCCAGCCCATACCATCTTTACCATAATTGGAAAGCATTTCATAAACAAAAGATATTTTAAATATATCAATTTTGCCACTATTGTATAATACTAAGCATTTTCCATTTCGTAGTATAGGATTTTCACTAGCAGGATGCCACAAGTCTTTAATAAACTCATTGATAGCCCACTTAGCACCTAGTCCAATGGCTTCTTTGATGTCCTCTTTGTAGAACATTTCTTCCTTTTCATCATTGTTGAAGACTATTTCTTCACCATTAAGCAAGAATCTATCCTCATAGATTTCTTCCTTAGCATCTTCTATTTTCTTATCGTCTATCATGTCTAACCCTCCACATTATTTGTTGTACCTACTAGCTTTGCAGTTTCTTCATTATAAGGAAGACAATATCCAAACCAAGCGTCTCCTGTACATATATACCCGTTAGATACTTTATAACTAAAGAAATCTATAGACCATTTATCGGCTTTACTACATCTTACTACAACTTTATCAAATGGTTTTAGCTCGACCTTTGGCTTCAAATCAACAATCTGTTTCTTTTCCGCATTCCAAGCCTTGTTTTCTCTTGCTAGAGCATCAAAGAAAATTATTTGTTGAGTCTCTGTAATAGGCTGTATCTGCTTGTCTTCAAATGATAACCAATCTTCAAATTTCAAGGTGCTCATATCATTTAATACATAGTATTCTAGCTTCTTAGATGAATTGTCTATGCTTTTGACTATACTATAAGCAAGATACCCCATACCTGAGATACAAACAATATCTCCATCCTTAAACTCTGGATAAGTCTTCTCTATTTCCAATGTTTCATAATTAAGCTTACCGCCCAATCTTTCCTCTATAATGCCGATGTAAATTTGAGCCTTATCCTTGTTTTCTATGGCATATCTTTCAGTCGTGCATAGAAATTCTTCGTAATATACGATTTTATTCTTATCTTCACTGTTAAGGTAATGCTTACAATAGAAACTTGTATAAGTATCATCGTACCATTTGTCAAAGATAACCTCTATGTAACCATCATTACTTATCAGTACGTCACCCTTCTTCCAAGAAAATTTCTTCCAATCACGCATTTCCTTTGATGGAAAGATAATACATTCTCCTCCATCATACATATTACCAAATTTAATTAATGTACATTCTCCAGATTGTGTTAAACCAAATTTTGAAGTACAGAAGTTTATTTTAAAAATTTCATCTGTTACTGCTTCAAAACTACATTTACCATGAATCATAGAATACAATTTAGTACCCCTTGGTTTATTCTTTAAGATTTCTGCTATGTTAAGTTTCTGTTCCATAATCTATTTAATTTTAACGAAATATATTGGATATTACATCTTCATATTTAAGTTTATCTATTACTTTATTTAAATAATCGATAGCTACTTTACAATCAGGTCTAAATTTTTTTATTTCAGAAACTAATTGTTCTAAATCGGATAATCTAGTATCCATAATTAGCTATTAACACTATTTATAATAGATTTATAAACTGTAAACCAATTAGATTCTTGATAATCTAAATCTGGGTCTCGAATATCTTTCATTACAGCAAGATAAATATCTTTAAATTGATGAGAAGTAATCTTTTTCCAATTTTTAACATCTTCTACGGTAAACCAATCTCTTTCAATACAGCATTCACTGATTATTATAGAGCAAAACTCATCATTATCTATTGCAATAATCTTTACAAAACGATCATTCCAAATATCTAGATAACAATTACCAACAGTAACATTTTTAAGTGTTTCTTGATTCTCTAATTTACGAATTTTCTTAAAAAGAATACTTCTTTCTTTATCAAGCTTATTAAATTCCTCTTTTAACTCCTCTAATGTCTCCATAATTAATTTTTATAAATGGCATCAAGAATATCTCTAAAATTAGGATTATCTATTACTGCTTGAGCATCTTTTTTGTTTTTAAAATAGATGTTACTAAAAATAGTCATCCAACCATAATCTACTTTATATGTATCCCTATTACATACAATAGAATATTTATATTCATCTTGATTATTCCAGTCAGGCTTCCAATCTCCATTATAGTATTTAGCAATATTAATTAATTGTGAAATAGCTATAATCTTATTTAGACAGTGATTACGTACTCTAAGCCCACTAAAATTGGTAGGACTCTCTTGAAGTATATCATCATAAGTAATATCTTTCTTTTTGAATTTAACTATACCTTTAGCTAAATCACTATTCTCTAAATCTATCTCCATTCCTTCAGGAATATCAATAGTTAATTGATTATTCTTTATTTCCATATTATTTATTAATTTAAATGAAACACTAGTATGATCAGTTCTTTCTCCTGGAATACAAGTACCAGTAATTGATTCAAGAGCTTCACATAATCGAACCTTAAATGCGCAATCCCTACACGCATTGGTTTCTATTACTTGATAAGTTTTACCATTATAAGTAAATATTTCACCTATTTTTCTTTCCATAACTCTTTCAAATTAGTGTCTAAAGCTTCCCACACACTAGAATATTGTCCTGTGTAAATCATCTTATTAGATACAATCTCATTTAATTCATTAACACAGTAAATTGCTCCTTTAGGTACTATAAATTTACCTAAATATAGAGGTTTATAATTTGATGGGTAAATACTGATTACAGGTTTATCTTTAGTATTTTTTTGTATAGCAACAGATACTGGAATAGCAGAACTAGTTATTATTATATTTATATATCCATGATATCCCTCTATCATAATATTACTTTTAAAATCTGGAAATGTTTGATATTTAATACCAGTCAGATATTTAAAACTACCTATAAAATAGGGTACAAAAGTATTTTTATTTGCTTTATCACCTATCTTATAAACTACTATATCTCTTTTAGCTCTTAATACTTTACTTTGTTTTGATTTCCAAAAACACATAAGCTTAATCTTTAATTGTTAAACGTAAAAAAAGGAGCATACTAACTAAATAGTTAATATACTCCTATGAAACCTGGCATTTCAGTCTATCAAAGACTTTGGAGAAGTAGTACGAATCGAACGTACTTCGACTACTTAGATAATAATCATGTTTCGCCTTATCACCTGTCCTACATACTCCGGATTATGTAGGTAACTTCTCTTTTCTCTAATTAGGTACACAAATCCCTAATTAGATACAACGATTGAAACTTCGCAGTGGAGGACTTACGAATCTAACGTACTTTGAAACTTTCGTTCGCAATTCCTAGAGATTTACTAGATTACCCATTTGTTGTTTCCATTTCTTATCAATCTGTCCTGTAATATTCGCGACTATATAGGTATCCCCCTTGAGAGCTATTAAACTCTACCGCATAGATAAATATTGTTATTACTTAGGATAGAATTTAAACTTATCTAGTTATTCTTCTAATAATCCTAAATATTTAATATCAGTACTAACTACTTCTCTAAGTTTATAGTTGACATATATAGTGGCACCAACTGGAATTTCAAATATTCCTATGTCATCATATTCATCCCTACTGAGTTTAGCCATCTCTTCAGTTAAGTATGAATGATAACCTTCATATATATAAAAATTATCGTAACTCCAAAGTTCATCTCGAGGCCCAAGAATAGGAGGACACCTTATAAATTCAGGATTTATCTTTACTGTAAGCATAGTCTGAGATTCACGGTACATAAAATTTCGGTATAAACTTTTAAAGTCACCGAAAATCGATGATGTACCTACTTTATAAACTTTCAAAGGCTTCTTCAATACCAGTGGAATTGCCATATAATTTGTCCAGCACATAAATTTAATTTAAAATTATTAAACATAGAAGAGACTATCTATCTAAATAGTCAGTCTCTTAAATAATTAATATTTTACTACTCAGAATAAAATTTAGACTTATCTACTACATGAGCATTTGCGCCATCAATAGATTCAACCTCAATTAAGTCACCTGGAGTAACTCCCCAGCGATTTTTAATTGCAACTACTGATGCTGTTAGCTTGTCAGAACATCCTGTAATATAATAAGGAATACCCTTACATTTAAATATTTTTGCCATTTTATTTACTATTTAAATAACTCTATAATTGGATAATAAATAATTGTATTATACTCAGCTATATTTAGTGTCCAAACTGTAACCCAAATCATAGCAAAGACTCCTAATCCTACAGCGAAATATCCTGCTTTATATATAGTTCGAGTTTCATTTAATAGTTTAACTCTAAGTATTATGTATAATACAATTGTAACTATTCCTAACAATACTTTAAGTATAATCATTTGTATGTATTTGCATCTAAATCAATAGCTGACATACCTGCTTCATACTCACTATAGATAACTATTTTATGAGGTCTCTTTTTAGAATCATACATAATTTCTAGAGTTTTACGATAGTAAGCCTGGTCTTTACGACCTGTATAAGTATTAGGATAATTATAACTATTAATTAAAGTAACAGTTAATAATAATCCTATAATTGATAATGCTTTTTTCATAATTTTATATATTTACCTGTATAGCGAATTTTATTAGATACTATCACACCTTCTTCATTTGTAAAATATACAGAACCTACAGGAATTATAAATGTAGCTAAATATAAAGAATTGTCTACTCTAAATATTTCCTTACGATTTCCACACTGTATAGTTTTTACATAACCTCCAAAGATTCCTTCCACTACTGAATCAAATACGAAATTTACAGAAGAGTAACTATGATAACCTTCTATAATTTTTGCAAAAATTGAGCGAGGTTCAATCATCACTCCTAGAGTTAAAGAAGGCTGTATATCCTTTGAATAATAAGTATAATCCATAAATGGAGATACACAAGACTTTTTAGTAGCTTTTTTAACTACTTTATATACATTAATATCTTCTTTAGCTGTTTGAGCTTTTAATTTATTAATATTACAAGTCCAACACATAGTCTTATAGTTTTAAATGTTTACCAGTATACATTATTTGGTTTGAAACAATTTCACCTTTCCAATTTATAGCATATTGAGAACCCTTAGGAATTACAAATGTAGCTACATAATAAGGATTATCAATCCTTATAGGCATAAGTAAATTACCTGCAATGATTCCCTTGTATTCAGGTGTTGAACATGGGTCATAAGGTTTCTTGAGTGTAAAGCGTATCTTAGTATAACTATGATAAGCCTTTGTAATATAAATTAAATCAGTAGGGCAAAAAACACTATTAAAACTTGATTCTTCAAGTTCCATAGCATCCATTTCATATCTTATATTAGCCTTATATGCAAACCCTTGAATAATGGATTTACAAAATTGCTTACTAGCATCTGATACTATTTTATATACTTCAATGTCTCTATTAGCAATTTGTAAATCAAAACTTTTTGTATCTTCAATCCAACACATAATTATTCTCCAGAATTACCTATTTTTACATACTTACCTGTATAAATGATGCTAGAAGAAACTATTTCTCCAGCCTTATTTTCGTAATATTCAGAACCTTTAGGTATAATAAATGTTGCAATAGAATAAATATTATTCAATCTAATATCTTCTGCAAACTTACCTAAATAAATTGTTCTATAATATGGGCGTAAATCAGAGTAAGGCATAGCTATATCTTTATAAGAATGATACCCTTCATATATCGTTCCATATTGTTCCTTCATTAATTCATATATTTTACATGGTTCTAGTTTAATCTTTTTATTTATTTCTTTTGGTTCATAAATAAAGTTTTGATATAAACTCTTAAAACCTTTATCAGATACACGACCTAATTTATAAACGTAAAAATCTCGTTTAGCTATTTTTATGTCACATTTACCTACCCAACACATAATTATTTAACTAATTTATAATCACCAATCTCAAATGCCACTTCTGTAGTATCTAAAGACCAAACTTCAGGAAATACATTAAGACCATCAAATGAATGACACTCTACTTCTATGCTATTAGTAGTTCTATCTATATTAAGAACTTTAAACCACATAGGTTTTTGACATCCCTTCCACGCTTGAGAAAAGATGTCATTTACTTTTAGATTTACTTTTTCCATATGTTAATGTGTTATTTAATTAAACAAAAAGAGCCTAACTAGATTAACTAATTAGACTCTCTCGTTAAAAACAATAAAAGAAGTCCGTGTTGAGGGACTTGAACCCCCGACCACTTAGGTATAAGCTGAGCGCTCTGACCAACTGAGCTAAACACGGATGTAAAAAGTGTCTGAGGGTCGTTACCCCCTCTCCTCCCTACTTGCTAGCAGGGTATGCAACTTGCCACTAAGACACTTAGCGCTTTAGGCTTTTTAAGGAGCCTTAACTTGTTAAAGTTCTCACATATATTCATAACCAAAAACAGATAAATAATTCCATTTTCACAAACAGAACCCTTTACCGAAAACTTAGAAAATTTTCAAACTTATGAGTATAAAACATCGAATATGAATAATAATGGGGTAAATACGGACAGACTCGAACTGCCAACCTCCGGATTAGTGTCCGGTGCTCTATCCAATTGAGCTACGCATTCCACTACGAATCACACGTAGAAGTATTTACGCTTACTAAATACATAAACCTAGTTAGTTGATTATGTGCCACCACATACTGCCATACTATTCATTCAGACAGCCTATTCCAGCGATTAAGCATCTGGACATGCTATTATACTAGTATTGCTATATAGCCTTATTTATGCTTTTTTGGTTTAAATAGGAATAACTGAACTATATGAAAGAAAACAATAGAGAAAAATAACACACAATATACTTGTAAATTGCACTCTTCGTATGAAATATGTAATGAACGGGCAATATCAATCAAATCATTCATACATCGAGCAAATGGGTCTTTAACTTCTCCATAGTGTTTCCAAAACATATTAGTTATACCTATATAAAAAATAAGCAAACTAATGTTTAATGACACTCTACATCTTCCTAAAAATGTTTTAATAGTACTATATCGTAAAGATAATAAAGCACTTATAATACATATTATAGGACATGCATAGATACATATATAAATACTAGTCTCTTTATAAGACAAACCAAATGGGAGTCCTATTAAATAAAGACATCCACATAAGAACATAAAAATTAATTTAAGCATTTTCTAAATAGATTTAATAATGAAGTAAATACTAGCATAACTATAAATAGAAATGCAATAATAAAAATCCATGAATAATGGATGTACTCAGGAGCACCTATATAGGTATTCCCTTTCTCTAAGATTAAATCAATTAATTGAATCATATGTTAATGTGTTAAAATTTAATTCCTGTAGAAATTTTTCTTGTTCCAAATAAATTATTTGAAGAAAATGGTCCTAGTCCAAAATCCCATACATCATAGGTTCTACCATTTTTGCCATCTAAATCAGTAACAATAGAAAAGTTACCATGTTGAGCATAAGGGTCTCCTCCAGGTACAGAAAATATAATGTGTTTACCATCATTTGAGTATACAACATCATTAGAACCATTTGATCCATCTTCTTTTACAAAACTTTTTGAGTTTCTATCATCATTTTTATGATGTACTCTATGAATATTATTCTTGACATAGTTTCTAGCCCAAGCCTATTCAATGGCTCTTGCTTTAGAATCAGTGAATGTGTAAGTAGAATCACCTCCGTTAGTTAAATATCCATAGTCGGTAGAATATGTGTTATATTTCTGAGGTTGCCCACCATGAAGTAAGTTCTAATCTAAGCGACCCCTAACTACAAACTATTTTCTTTTCATATCTCCTCCAAGATGTCCCCAACGAGGCTCTTCTTGCCTAGCTATATTCCATAGACTATCTGCTTTTGACTAATTTTTAGGATTATTTAAATCTAAATCAGCAAACTCCTACATAGCTTTACCAGATTTAGAAGTTCCAGTCATTCCTCCAAATAATTTTGTGGTAGCTCCATATAATCCTCCTGCATTATAATTAATTCCATATTTATGAAGAAAATTATTAGCCATCTATGTATCCTTAGAGTTATCATAACCAAAAGGAAACATATTATTTAAAGCATGTGAAACCATACCTCCAACTCCTTTAGAAATTTCTCTAGGGTCAGATTTTAAATTTTTGTTCTTTCCTAAATTATATAATATATTATTTTTAATAGCATCCTATTCTGCTTTCTTTTTCTTAACCTAATAATCCTACCAAGCGGCTTCACTCTATTTACCCCAATCACCATCAATAGCTAATTTATAACCTTTGTTAACTAGTTCTCTCTGTTTAGCTAAAGCTCCAGCTATATCATAACCAGCGCCATGTTTAGCCATTAATCGAGCATTATACTAAGCCCGATTACTCCTATACTATTTAACATTTTCCGTTGCTTTTTGACTTATCTTTTTTACATTTTTCATCTTCTAATTAGTCCACTACTGATTTCTCTAATTCTAACCAGTAATAGCTAATCCTAAGGTACTTGCTGCAAAGTTATTTTTAATAGATTCCTATTTAGGATGTCTCATATTATCTAAGACAATCTGAGTTCCCATATCAACAGCGTCCTTATTAAAATTTCTTCTTGCACTAACCTATTTTACTAATTCACTTGCCATAAATATTAATATTTAAGTTATTATTTTTAATTGATTAATCACTTATTTATTATAAGTCTATGGCATAGAAATTACCAATAAATTAAAACTCATACTACTTTCACAAGCAATATGAGTTGATTCAAACGATATATTAATAGAGAAAATTGATAATTTCACTAATTTACTAATTTTTTAGCAAATTAATGAATTAATATGAGTTTAGAAATACTCATAGATACTCAAATAACCATTTTTTTGTCATAATTTAGTACCCCTTCTGGGACTCGAACCCAGACTGGCTTATGCCAAATGGTGTTTAAGACCATCTCCTATACCATTCGGATAAAGGGGCAGGTGAGGCGACTCTGTTAAAGTCTCTTATTAAGCTATATTAAGCACCTCATTTGTCTAATTATTACTAATTAGTTCTGTCTATAATTTTACGTAGGATTCTAGGACGTTTCTTATGTAGCATCATCCTATTAAATAGGATTAAAGGTATACAGCCTACAAGCAACTAATTATCTGCTAGTTGCCAACAATATTTGGGAAAAAACCAACATGTAATTTATGGGGTTGGTATTCTTATTTTTCAAACAAATTAAATACGTTCAACATCATATCCAATACCAATGTTTTCTAATAACCAAGATGGATCATCCAGTACATAATCATCTGGAACTTTCACTGTTACTTTTAATACTATTTTCTTCATATTATAATTGTTCTAAAATATTTTTTGCAATATATGAGGATACTTCTCTAGTAGTATGCTCAGAATCATTAAGTACTAGAAGATATTTGTCTTTATCATTAGTTTTCTTAATTAATTCGAGTAAATACTTTTTATTAATTAATAAACCTTTATTTACTACTATATATTCTATACATAATTTCTTAAGAATAGCAGTTAAAGAGCAACCAATAATAAATTTTCTGCAATCTTTAGTTACTATTAGGACATATTTATTCAGTGCCTCTAAACTAACTATATCTTCTACATTTATTTGTCTGTATTCAATTCCTTTAAATACAAGAAATGTATCAGAATCAATTTGTATTGTTTTTATTTCCATATTACTTAATTTAATTAACCCATAATAAAATGAGTACTTACAATATTTTCAGGATGAAGAATAGTTTTAGCTAATTCATCCTTTGCCCATTTCTCAATAGCAGAATGTTTAACACCTGGAGCAATTTCGTGATAATACATTAAGTCGTATGCTTCACCACTCTTAAAGGTTACACGTATTTTAAAAGTAGGATCTACTCCATCTTCTATGAGTTTATCCATCTCTTCTCTAGTTACCATATAACTAAATAATGGATTAGAAAAATGTTCCTCCCAAAATTTCTTCTCCAATTTAGCTAATTCTACTCGTGCATATTTAAGTACATTCTTACAACCTAACTTCTCAGCACTATCTATTTGTGCCAATAGTTGGGTCTTCTTAATAAAATGTTCTTCTCTTGTCATAATCTTATCTGTTAATGTGTTAATAATCTATTTAGATAATAGCGATTTTCACTGGTTATATTTAAACTATTCCATTGTCCTCAGCTATCTAACGTTCTTTCTCTTTTTAACCCAAATGATTAATTTTAAGGTAATTACGCTATTTAATAGAGTTACTGAGAGTTGTTTAGTACCTATTTATTAATTAGTAGAGGATGGCAGAGTTGAACTGCCTATTAGGGAGTCAAAGTCCCTCGTGTGAAACCGTTACACTAATCCTCCGAATAAAATACTATTCTCACGAACCATATTTTCCAACTACAAGTTCACAATTTGTCATAAATGTTGCGGAGAAAGAAGGATTCGAGCCATGTAATATGACTAACACCTTAGTAGGCTACTCAGCCATTTCTCCAATAGGGTCACGCTAGGGATTCGAACCCTGTACTGTAGTCTCACAAACTACCGTGTTACCAGTTACACTAGACGGACCATAAAAGCTCCCTATCTTCACAGACCAGAAGCCTAACAACTCTTTAACGTTATAAAGTCCACTAACTTTATATTTCAAACATTAATCGTATTAGTTTTATAAAAAAATGAAATAGTAGCACTAGCGATGCTCGAAATCGCCTTTGGATCTTGAAAGAATCCCGTCCTGACCAGCTAGACGATAGTGCCAAGTAGACTCTCTATCTTCACAGACTGAGAGTCTTGTGTATTACAAATGAATACTTTTAACAACTTGTTAATATGAATGGTGTTCCCTACGAGATTTGGACTCGTGACCCACAGATTAAAAATCTGTTGCTCTACCAACTGAGCTAAGGGAACTAATTATAATTAATTTGTGCAAGAGGTTGGATTCGAACCAACATTATTTCCCATCTTTATAAATCGGGGATTTTCTTTTAACCACTCAAGCACTCTTGCATAGCCCACATTTCTATAAGTAGAATAGTGGTAAGAACTTTGCCCAAATAGGCATAACACACTAACAAAATATGATTAAATACAATAAATTCAAATTAAAGTGATAGCGTCCTCTCACATCATGGCTGGTGATTGTAGAAACTCTACATACGTGAGGCACTAAGAGAATCATTTTTCTCCCGTTACTTCCCAAATTTGGACGAAATCTCCATAATTAGATAGCTAACTAATTACAAAAATTAGAGGATTCGAACCCCTGTTTCTATCACTATATTTAAAATAGTTAATTGATTACAGCTTACTAATTAATTAGCTATCTTAACTAGTAATTGTTTCATATTAATCCCATTTAATGGGAGTTGCGCAATATTTTGAAACTAAACTTCTCTTCTAATCAATCTCTCACAGCTGATAGATTAGTTAGATAATGTCCTATACTTCCCTCATCATAGGGAGAGTGTCAATATAACTAACATAAATATCAATTTAAGTAAGAAAGTTTAGTGGAGTGCTAGATATATTAAATAGTACATCCTAAATAATACTCTAGTTATCCACTAAACTTATCTTTGAAGAAACCTACAACTATTTATCACAAACCATTGTAGAATTATATTTTGTCGACCTATTTTAATTCACAATTATTACAACTTGAAAATATTTTAAATATCCTTGTTGTAACTTGTAGTTGTGCTCCCATCCAGATTCAAACTGGAAACCCACAGCTTAGAACTAGATAAAGGAGTCGAACCTCAATCTAGTTAGATGATTTACAGCTCATTACACTGTATGAAGGCTGTTGCTCTATTCAGTTGAGCTATGGAAGCTGCTAATAATTAGCCTTTTTTCATTAACCTTGCCAAGTGAACTAACTATATAAGCAGTTATTTAGAATTGGTAGTTAATAAATGTTAATTTTGTAATCAACACTTAAAAACTTACCAATTCTTTTATAGGTATGGAATGATTATAGAGAACTAATTTTCTTCTTTAATTCTTCTATCTCAGCTTTGATGCCGCTGAGAACTTGTTGATAATATTGATTGGTTATTTTAGAAACTGCATCTTCATCTTGACAAGATAACCAAAATGTAAGAGTATGAGTCCATAAACCATAAATATCACCAAGAAATACTTCATCCATAGACATAGTTGCAATGTTAGAAGTTCTGAACATACCATACTTATCAGGGCATATTGCAATACTCCATGCCAAATGCATTTCTCCTAACTGTTTATGAATTTTAAAAGTGTCTTCAAGAGTGTGATGAGACATCAATTCATCTTTAAACTTATTTAATTGACGAATTTGATGTTCTAATTTATTAATCTCATTCTTTTTCTCTTGATTTTTCTTCGCAGTAACTCCAACTATAATAAATATAATTAGTGCTACTAATACTATTACTGTTGTTACCATAATCTAATTAATTACTACAATAGAGGTGTTTCTCTATTTTGTTTATACTTATTTCCTATTAACCAATAGTAAAGATACTTATAATTATTAACTAATTCAATAATTGGATAGTTTCTAATATAAATATATTTATAATGGTCTATTACTAACTCACACAAAGCCTTAGTTGGGTTAGTTTTGTATCTCTTCTTCCACTCCTTAGTACAGCATAAATAGTTAGTCGTCCAAGTATTTGCTTTTCTAACACTTATTCTATTCTTAGGAATTACTGGAAGGACACTATCCTTAACCCAGAAATCTAAAGCTTCAATTAGTAATTCGAAATTATCTTTATCGATAATCATTGTTACTTAGTCATTTCGGAACCTACAATGGCTATAAATATCAATCCAAATACTATAGCCCAAACAATTCTAAGAAATTCCATTATTCTTCACTTTTTAATGCTAGTATAATAATAATGGGAATTGCTCCACAAATTATACTTAATAAGGTTATAGCTTATTTATCATTAGTTAACTTGTAGATATAATCCCAAATCTCTTGAGGGATATTGTTACCGGTCTCATGCACATAGTCCTTCATATGACACATATTGCCATCTTCAGCAGTCTTAATTACTGCTTCAGTAAAGAGCTTAATGTCCTTGAGATTTGGAGTAACGAGAACGGCACTAGTTGAATCAGCAGCTTCCATACTAACAAGCAGACCCTCAACAACAGTGAGTTTTCCATCCTTGATTTTATCTTTAATAGCTTTATTAGTAATATTAGCAGCTATTACAAGGACTTCTTTCTCATCTTCAGTATTAGTAACACCAACACTCTCCATAACGTCATTGTTAACTACCAATACGTTACTGAACAAACCAAATTCGTTTACTTTCTTTGTAAAATCCATAATCTTATCTATTTAATTAATTATCTAAAAAATACATAAGTCTTGTCTTATGATTAACCAATTTACTTTCCAAGATGTCAACTATTTATTATACTCTATAGTACTAGAGTCCTATTTTATCTTTATTCGTATTTCTGTTATTTAGAGCATTTCAGGGAACGTCCATTTACTGCATATGTACCTTGTAAATCAGATATTATGTATCGATTTACTCCCTTTTTATCATACTGAATAGAAACTGTAATGCTAGGTTCAATAGTCATTGTATCTGGCTTAATCTCTACACCCATTAACATAGTTTCTACTTGCTCTGCAATCTTTTCTGCTTCTTCCGTTGTCATAATTGTTCCATAATTAGAGTTCCACAACCTTACTAAATAGTAAAGACCTAACTAAACTATATAAATAATTAAAGTCTAATTAGGTCTTTTGATTATGGAACTTAACAGAAAAAATTACTTCTTTTTCTCATTATAAAGGAGATGCATGGCATATTGTGCCTTCTCCATTACAAAGCCAAACAACGTGCCAAATGTATACGGCTTACGATGCCACTTTTTAGGAACATAAGCCAGTGCTTTCTCCAACTGACACCACATATGAGCTGTAAACTCATCAAATTTTTCTTCTTCTGCCAACTTAATAGCATCAAGCATAGCCTGATGAGATTTCAACTCAAAGGTATCATCACAATCTCCCTTGGTTCGATAGTCCCAAGAGTCTACTTTACGCTCGCCACGCTCTTTAGCGTTAACGAGTTCGTGTTCACACTTATCTATACGTTCTTTAAGCGCATAGATAATGTCGTCTTTGAATAAGTGTAACAACTCGACATCATCAAACTCATGTGGCTTGTAATCACCATTTGAGTTCAAGATGATTTCAGTTCTTTGCACTCCGTTAGCTACCTCTGTTTCGGTAGTCACTTTGACACCCTCAGATGTCCAAGAAAAAATTCCATTTTTCATTTTGTTGTAATCTAAAAAATTGTGAATCTATAAACAGACACTATGTCTGTCTCATTATAATTGTGAATTGATACCTAAATACAATCTAACTACTCTTAATTAGACTAAATCATATTGAATGCTTTTAACTTATTTATGGCAAATTCCTTACGCCAGTTTTAAAACTAGTAGGCTCACGACTTTTCTTAAATTGTTTCATTTTATTACTATTTATATTGTTAATAACTAGGAATTAGCCCATTTATTGAGCCAATTCCAACCTGTATACTCTTTAAATAGCTCTTCGTTCATAAAGGTAGAACAAAGAACACAGAGAGCGAATGCCCCGAAGCCCATGAAAAGTACTACAAAGAGTGACATATGGGCAATGTAATCTATATTACTTACATAGAAGATAATGTAGAATGCTGTAAAGTAAAAATAAAATCTTTTCATGTTAATGTGTTTAATTATTTTGTTACTAACTGTTAAATCAATGCATTATTAGCTAATTTAAATAGAGCAATGTCTACTTTAACAATAGACATCTTTCTAATTGAAAACTTCTCATTAATTACGAGAGACATTAACTTAAATATTTCCGGAGTATATTCTAATCCAGATTCTTTAATAAGTTGATTCACTGCATAATTATGAGCCTTTCTATTAGCTATTGCTATGTCATGGTATTTAGCAGCATTGAATCTCCAGTTTCTATGTTCCTTTTCCTTTATCTTATTCTGATATAACTGGAATACCTGAATAAGGGTTGAATTACCTGTAATCATTTTGTTAAGTGTGTAATTAATTAAAGTGAGCAGCCCTCCAGCTATTAAGCTGAAGGGAAACTCATGCTCAGAAGCTTGTCTTAATAAAAATGTGCAAATATATTATGATAACCAATGTTCTCTGATAAGAACTTTTCTAAAAGGGTTGTCTTTATTTCCACATTGTGCATTAAATAATAGCATACATGAACGAAATTTGATTACATCATTTCCAAATACCTCATACGCAGAATTTGGCTGATTTAAAAATGCTTCTGTACACTCTATTAAACGATTACCTGTAATTGGATGACACAAATAGGCACCTGCGTCAATAATACGATTAAAACCATAATATTTACTCTTAAAGCTTTTGCCAAGTGATGCCATTTGTGGAAATATAAACCACATCCAATGAGTTTCTTTTTTCCCATTTTTAATTTCTTGAAGAGCGATATTATAAGTATTCCAAGAATTTTGAGCTTGTATGTGTCGACTAGGTTGACCACTCTCTTGTTCCCAAAACTTTTCCCACTCTTCTTCAGTATCAAATGGAATAATTTCACGTCCAAAAACTACTTTTGTCATTGTTATTATTTATATATGCGAAAATATCTGGATCATCCATGTTGAAATCACCATTATTTCCTTTTAATGATTTAACTTTTTTATTTCTTGGGATAACCTTAGTCTTATTTATTTGCTGTTGACTAAAATTGTCCCAATAGTTTTCAAATACAGTTGTACCTTTATCAGGCTATACGAAATCTCCCATATGTCCTCCACCATACCAATCATTAGCAGATGGATGAGCACTTCTTACTAAAGGTTTAACCTCTCCTGGTGTTGTAACTAAATCAGGTTGTAAATTACCATATCTACCTGTAGATAATGGATTATTATTGGTCCAATTTTCTGCTCCCATTCCTCCGTTACGTCTTAATTTATACATTTGTGAATTAGACATACCGGATCTAAAAGTTTCTCCATCCCAATACAATCCTGCTTTCTTAAAAGCACTAGATTTAGATACAATATAATCTCTTGGGTTGACTGGTTTTAACTAATCTCCAAATTTTCCATACCAACGTTTCTCTTTCTAGACTAAATCTCCTGATTTTTGTAAAGACTTAGCTAAATCTATATATTCTGGAATATGAGATCGATATCTTGCTATATCATAATCAGATGCTTTAATAGCTTTATTTGCCATTCGACCATTATCTGCCAACCATTCCATAGAGCTTAGTTTAATTCCCTAATTCTGTAATTCATCTAAAGGTTTCGCATATTTATTTTCAAAAGCCTATGAATATGTTTCAGTTTCCTTCTTAGCAGCAGCTAACTTTGCATTATGTAATTTTCTATAACCTTCATCATATTTTAATTGTTTCCTTTCTAACCAAGGCTATATTTCATCATAACGAAGAACTCTACTCATTCCAGGAGCAAAATAAGCTTCAACGGGAGGATTTAATTTATTATCTCCGGGTCTAAATGTTCCATATATAGGTTCCTTAGTTTTTTCAACATCTTTAACTGCCTACATAAAATCTTTTGTTTTCATTTTTCCTAGGTTTTTATATTTATTATCCATTAATAATTCTGCTGCATATTCCTAAACATTTCTATCTTTAGAATTTATAAGATAATCATCTAAAGGATACTTTAGCTTAAATGTTGTTCTTCCCATTGGAGTGACATTCGCCAACATTTCATTAGAATCTATTCCCTCAGTGAACCAACGCTTTAAAGTACTAGGAATAGCATAACCGGAAGCAGCTGCTATAGCTATAGGATTACCTGACATGTAAGCAGCACCAGTTCCTAAGTTAGCTATATTATGAATAGTGTTAGCCGCTTTACCATAAATAGTGGGCTATGTAGAGTCTCTCATAGATTTATCAAAATAAGTTTTAGCCTATTCTGTATCATCCTAAGCAGCCCCAACCTACTACCTATGTTGTCTCCTTTCTGCATTTAATCTAGCTGCAACTTCACCTCTATTTAATGATTGTATTATAGGTGGCTTAGATACAGTAGTAGCATCATTCATTATCTACATTTTAGGCAGTCCAAAGACTTCTACATCCTAACCATTAGTTGCAGATTGTATATATCTCTGTCCTGTCTAATTATCTATCATATTTCCATTAGAATCATAATGGAACTGATTTTTACTAAATTTTTTGTACCAGTTATTGCTCATAATTATTAAATATTAGTTAATATGTTATTATATTAACATAACTAAAGTAAGCCTAATTAATTTTTCGATTAACTAAGATTACTTTAATAACTATTACTTAACTAATCCTACATACATAGTAGTGTAATTAGAAGATACCGAATCCATCTCGCTAATCTGATTAGCCTGCATAAGTACAGTCTTTCTCAGCTGCTTATTGGCTGTATGACAATTAACTAAATTAATTGACAATACAACTACTGCACTTACTAATACTAACATAATAAGTGCTGTTATTTTATTTACTTTGTTCATAATTTTGTTGTTAATGCGTTAATAATGAAATTCAAAGTAGTATTTTTTACGAATACTCTCTGATAAGAAAAACTTAATGAGTGTTTTCACCTGTTCAAGTTCATAGTTAAGTGTCTCAAAATCATCAGTAGGTAATACTAACTTACCCTCATAAATAATGAGACACTTTACTACCTGATCACAAGTCATCATACGATTACTATGACCATGTACTACTTGTTCATATATTATGGAATCTTTAGCTTTGTCAGCAATATCCGCATAAGTGTTAAATACACCTTCTAACCAGTGAAACCACAACCCAAACTCATTAGAAAGTTCAGGAGTACCAGTAAATGTACAATACTTACTGTCAAACTCTGCCAAATTAATTGGCTGTTTTGTTGTTGTGTTAATAATTTGAAATGTCATAATTACTTTGTTAATGTGTTATTTACTAAAGATAGTAATGTACAAAACAATAAACATCTTTCTTTTCAGATAGAGACATTTTAGACCAATCACGTGAACCACAATTAAATCTTATTGTCTTTCTAACTAAACTAGAGTGTTTACCTTTTGCATTATACCAATCTTCAATTATTCTATTAGAGATACGTATTCTAGTTAGATGCTCTATTTTCACTAGAACTTCTAATATAGAATACATTTTTCTTTTTCTTAAATTAAGTACTAAAAATCTGTACATTTTAATTACTTATTAAAATATTCAGGATCAGTATCCTCATATACTTCTAATAACTCAATACCAGTATGTTCTCTGATACCTGCAGAGGTATCAAACCAACACGAAGCCCAATAAGCATCATACTCAATATCAAGAACTAATTGTCCTTTGTAATA